ACATTTTTCTGTACTTTGTCCGTATGTCACTATTCTTTTGTTTTTTAAAGAGAATTCGGCTATTGCCAATCCGAAGGTTTCTCCCCGTGACCTGGCATGTATCATGGCATCACATGTGTTGATGAATTTTACCTTATCTTCTAAACGAAATGTTCCTGGCAAGAACTTGATTCTTGGGTGGTTTATAAATGGTGATATATTCATAAACAAAAAGAAAATATCTTTTCTTTCATTTAATGTTCTATGTATGCAGCTTTTTACAAATGACAGATCAAACGAGTCGTTGCCACCATAATAACCAAAAACAACGGCGTCCCGTGGAATACCTAGACTCTCACGAATATCCTCTTCTATCGTTGGTAGTTCCACGATATGTGGAACGAAATCGTACTTCTCTTTTAACTCACACGGAACAGAATAGTCGCGCAGCCATTCAGAGACATAGGCATATACATCACCAAATGGTGTGAAGTTTGGAAAAACCGTATGGATTGCTGTCTTACAGTTGCGTGGCAATTCTTCTATATGTCCAGCGCATATCTTATAAAACACATCGATTTTCTTCTCGTCTATGAATTGTTCTATTGTTTGTCTTGAGTATTGTGGGTAAACACAACCAAATTCGTTCGTAAACTTCTCTCTGGCTGGATTCTTGTGTTCTGGTTGAGCGCCATTGATAAGCACAAACGATTCATTATTGAGAATGAGTTTATTATACTTTGCATAATCAAACAAAGCTATTTCTGTGCCTCGTAAAGATAGATGCTCCGTATAAAAAGCTACTTTCATGCTTGTCTCTCATATACATCATCTGAATCAACCGATGCAATTTTCTTGTGTCCGTTAGCTTCGAGGAATTGCTGAACATCGGTAGTACCGTAGTTATTTTCAACGATGAAATATTTGATGTTTACTTTTGAGAAATCTATACTTTTAACAATGGACAATTCGCTACCTTCGACATCAATTGTGCAGAAATCGAATTCGTGTATGTTGTTCTTGTCGCACAGACTCGTTATTGTTTCTGATTTTATCTTTATACTTTGTATGTTTCCACCGTGTGCCATGACTTCCCGGCGAATCCTGGCTATATGGCGGGGGTCATAGTTTTCTGTTATACCACTCAACATTTCGGAATATCCACTGATGACGGTAAAATCAAGTTCCAAATCAGACATGGATACGCAGTTGTTCATGCATATACATGACCTATTTTTTATGAGCTTATCAAAGATTGTCGGATTTGGTTCGACACAGATACCAGACCATTCCAGTTCCTTTTCGAAGAAGCAGGTGTTGCTGAATGTAACACCGTCGTGTGCGCCGATATCTAAAAATTTACCATGCTTCTTGTTTTTAAATATGGTTTCGTTTAAAAATTTATCTTGTCCGACTTGTGAGTAGTACATATTATACCTTTAATATATTGACATACATTTCATCTTTGCTACAAAAATGTATATCAAGTTTGTTTTTGTTTAAGTGGTGTGTTAGCACCTTTTCATTGACCATACTCGGGAGTTTATCATTTACCCAATAAGATTCAAGTCTGTTATATAAATCACAATAGATATCCATGTTCTTTGAGCTAGAGAAAGCGCACTGATCGTTACATAATGGATTTATTTCACCCGAAACATATATCTTATTCGTATCTACTGCGTTCAAATCCAACGAAAATGACTCAATCTTCAAATCAAAACGGGTGCGTATAACAAGGTCATACACCATCGCATTTTCTTTTTCGTATTCGGCTTTTAACTGGTTTGCTTTGTTAACAGAATACCACATGCTCTTTAATATGTGTGGCGACTGTCTCTCAAAATTAGCACCAGCAAAGGCTGTCATGTCAAAGTTCTTGTGGGGTTCAAATGCAACTTTTTTGGGGTTGTATAGCTGTTTTACTTTAAAATCTGTGTTGAATTCCCAGGTGCCCGTTCGGGATGAGGCGTGGGGAGAAAAATCGAATCTTTGCCCGATATACGACGGATCCCACCAGCAATGAATAAAGACATCGGAATTATATGGCTCTATCAGAGTCTTATGTATCTTTTCATACTGATTGCCGAGATATCTTGGCTGACCAGAAAAACAAACAGCTACTTTCATAAGAGATTGTGTCCTTCGATAAGATTGTAGTATTCTTGTTGCTTTTGCATGTCGCTATGGAGCGGTATCAGTGTGAACAATAACGATGCACAAATGAGCTTGACTTTCTTGAGATTTTCTTCACCATATCTGGCGACAATTTCTGCTTCACATATAAGCTTCATCTTGTTGATGTATTCGGTCGCTGGTTCTTTTCCTGCATGGATGAAATCATATCCAATGATTGATTGGTAGATTTTTGCAATGTCATACAGATAATCGCCACAAATTGTTAGTTCACCATTCACCATGCCACGCATATCGATAAACTTTATATCACTGTTGTTAGATATGAGTATATTGGTGAATACGGGGTCACCGTGGATGCATGTTAACCGAATAGTTTCTTCATACTTGATGAGTTTACCCATCAAATCAACAAATGTTAATTCAGATGACGGGCTAAAGGTTGCATAATTGATTAATTCGTGGCGTTCTATTAACTTTTTTGTATAGTAGCCATAGAATTTTTTTATATTATATGGTCTTATGTTATGGATTCTATCTATGCTATCAAATATTCTGTGTAAATGCGATTTGGTTAACGACAAGTTTGTGTAGAGAAGCGATACGGGTATTCCGTGAATCTTTTCTATTCTGAGCTTATGGTCACCAGCATCTAGCAACTTCGGAAATAGGTCGCTTATTTCTTCGGGTATGTTCTTATACCAATGTATCTCACCACAGATAGAATCACTCTTCGAATACTTGACAACCTCATTTTCGAACATTTCAATGGTATTAAATTTTCTGTTTTCAATGGTCGGCATATAGTAGCCGGTCTGCTTCTCCATATCAACGAATGGATTTGCTGATAAGTCATCAATATAGAAATCAGCATATGGCTTTCCAAAGCAAATTTCATCGTAAGGAATGTTGAACTTTTCAAGTGTCTCGATGGTGACTTTTCCAATGTCAGCAACAACAGCATTTACATTGCCATTATGCGTCTTCATGCGCCTGGCTGTGTGAATGATGATCGTATGTCCGTGTGATTTGAGAAACCTGACATATTCTACTGCTTTTTTGATCGGTAATACTGATGAGTAGTCCCCGTCTATTTGCGGATAGGTTACAAGTGTGTTATCCAGATCAAAACAGAACCTTCTCTTCTTCGCATGTTCCGTTGTCAAGCAGTATGTTTGAAGTTGCTCTGGTGTTCCAAGAACTTTGAAATTTTCTATCTTTTCGGCTTTTACTTGATGACCATCTGTAAGCATTGTTGCGTATATGTTTGAAACATAGTATTCTTTTTTGTCTGACAAATTCGTATCGGTCAATATTTCACAGTATTTTTTGAGAGTCGTTCCATTCTTGAAGCAGTACGCACCAACATTGGCATTATCCGAAATTTTTATCTTCTCTTTAATGCCGTAGACTCTGTTTGACTGATCAAATTCAATGTATGAGTAAATGGGCTTTGTATCGGTATCGGTGAAATAAAATATGAGATTATCATTGATCTTTTTACATGCCGTGATGATGTCATCGTCGTAGTATGTGTCGCAGTCAATTGATAAGGTTAAATCGTTCAATTGTTCTTCTGTGAATGTATTCAGACCGCACAATATTGTTTCAGCCGCGCCTCGCGTCTTAAAATCAATTTCAATAAATTTGATGTTAAGATTCTTGTTATGGAATTTGATGATGTTACTGAATTGGTAATCATCCAGTACCTTGTTATAAATTATGAAAATTGTGTCTTCTTGTGATGTTTTCAGTTTCTGGAGAACGAGATTGAGTAGGCATGTGCCGTTAACTCGGACCAAGGGTTTGGGAAGACTATACCCTTCCTTTTTAAAACGCTCACCAATGCCACCTAACGGTATAATAATATTCACAATAACCTCGCGGTAATTATATCATGTCAGATAAAAATAAATAGGTTGAATTTTAAAAAATCTGTGTATTCTTACTGCAAGGAATATAAAAATGAACGATAAAGACACTATTTGCGACTTGTGTTATGTGAACGGGGATTTGAAGATTGTTGTCAAAAATCCTGACGGGACAGTGACTTACAAAGATATTCCACATGCCCCACATGAACATGAGGGTGCAGCCGACCAGTTCGTTTCAAAAACAACTACATCGGAGTTTGTGCGGAGATTTGAAAAAACGGATACTGTACCACACGATTTCGTACCTTCCGATACTAGCCCACTCATAAGTAAGTCCGTGGCTAAAGAGGTTGCGAGATTGAACGAAAACGCACGCAAGCAAGATGTTATGCAGGAAATGATGACCAAGTACATTGACACCATTTTCGCCTTCCATGCGTTGCTCATACGGGTTATCGGCACCCCCGAGTCGTTAGCCCAGCGCACCGATCAATTGGTCATAAAAGACACCGCATTGCGCGAATATGTGTTGCTGCAAATGCGTGAGTTGGGTGGACCGTGGCTTGATGTGATGAACAGGATCAAGTAAGTATACGCAACTTACTTAATCCCATTCCTCCATTAACGCCGCCGACATATGTATTTTCTTGAATAAACGACTCGGGAATATATGTATATTCCTTGAAGGTGTCTTTTATAAGATCGTTGGCATCTTTTTTGTCAATCATGTTCCTTGGTATGACAAAGCACGATTCACCCATTTCTAAAAGTCGCTGGGTCAAGTCTCGTCCTGCTTTGTCTAAAAAGTAATTATCGACACACCATATTCTATTTTTATACTGTTTTATAATATTGCGAATAAAGGTTTCGCTTAAGGTGGCTCCGCATGTAGCTACTCCATTCTCGAATGCGCAGGCGTCCAGCGTGCCCTCACAAATAATAACAGGCTTGTCGGATTGGATGCGCCACATACCCCATAATTGTTTTGATTCAAGCTCTACACCCATGTCTGAATCTTTTAAAAACAGATACTTTTGTTGTTCATATCCAGGGTTCTTGCGCGGCAGGACTAATCTGCCTTGAACATGGAGTAGGTTCTTTTTCGTCTTATCGAAGAACGGTATTCCGATGTATCCAGCCAGTGACCTGGCATATATGCAATAGAAGTCTCTGAATACGGCTTCGGGTATGCGGCGGTCAATAAGATACTTCAAACAGAGCGCCCGATACTTCTCCCGACGAGTATCAAGCTGCTCATCCATGATGTTAAATGAAACCATTGGAAGATATGTTGTTAGCTTCCGGTTGATATCTTCATCCGTCAAGAGCCGCTTGACGGGTTCGAATTTTACACTTTCTCTGCGGCGGGCAAAGGAACCGTTTTTGATGGATTCGAAAATATACGGCTTGAGCTTAACATATTCGCTCGGATAGTTATTTTTTAAGAACACTTCAAATTTATGTGAATATCCGCAATTGTGGCAATATACCAAATAATGCTCTGGATATTCCTTCAAATACATTCTCTTTTTCTTAAGATCGTTGCAAATTGGGCAATGACCTCTGTACAAAAAGAGATTGGATGTTCTTACTTGTTCAACAGCACGAACCGTTCGAGAAAAAATTTCTTTGGCAATGTGCTGCGGAACCTTCATAATGGTATTATACTGATAATGTGAAAAATTACATCATGCCATTTTCAGAATATTTTCTATTTCAGCTTTTGTCCATGCAACTTTCTTGTCGCCTTTATAGTATCTTCCAAGCTGGTTATCAATAAGGTATGCCGACAGAGAAACATTTTTACCGTTGCGAATATCACCTAGTACACGACCATATTTGTCAAGACTATGGGATTCCAAGGTAAAGTCAGATCCTTGTGTGAACCATTCTTCAACCTTTTTCTTGACGATCTTTCCTTCTGGTGTGGATTTTTCTGGAGTATCAATACCAGAAACACGAACATTTACCTTGTATGTGAGTTTAAATCCTAAATCGACATTCATGGTACATGTATCACCGTCAGTTACACTTACGATGTCTTTTATGTTAAATTTGAATGCTTTTTTCATATGAGTCTTTCTATGCGTTCCCAATCAACATCATGTTGTGGAGTCAATGGAACACCCAATGCTCGATCGTCAATGATGAAGTTGAATAGCGGCTTGTTGGGTTCTATGCGGTCAAATGGAATTCCGTATGTTTTTAAGAAATTCACCATTTCGGCGGTTTCAAATGCAGCATCTTCCACGCAATTTGGATTGGATCGACACGAATAAATGACAACCGTGTGGTTATGTTCTTTGAGTTTTTTGATGGTACGGACACATGCAGCGGTTGGTGGTCCACCTGGGCATATCGTACCATCGAAGTCAATAAAGTAAATCATCTGGATCCTTTTAATTTCTTAATTTTCTTTTTTAAATTCGCTATTTCATCTAACAGACCAATGATGGTATTCGGATCGCATGCGGCGATATATGCACCGTTTCTTGCTCCATCGTGTTCAGCATCCGTACACTCACATATAGTATCTTCATATTGGTGAAGATTTTCTCTTGTGCCAACTGGACCTATTTCATAATGCCATATATCAAATTCATCTGTCCTTCCTGCACTTCTAAACCATGGTCCATGTGTTGCTTGTTCAGCGAGTTTGCGAAGTTTCCGGTGGTTCATAGTATTTCCTTTAAAAATCTACTCTTTCACAACCCATCTTCTCGCATGCTTTCGACCATTTGGACGGGTCTACATCCAATGGGTCTTTCATTATCTCACGCCATCTTTCAGCCGAGTATCGAGCATAATCAACTGGTGCGAGTCCGTAGTTACCAAGAGCGTACCCATCATTGACTTCCATAAGAAGTGTTTGTTTCTTGTCGATATCTATGCCAACATCAAGACTGTAGAATACGGCATTGATATTGAGTTTACTGACCATTTCTTCAATGTTCATATGTGGAATAGTGACTTTCCAATCATCACCCCAATATCTAAAGCAATCAACGACCTTGCCTTTATAGACATAGGCACGGAATTCTGCTCCGAAGTTTACATAGCTAGAAACATATACATCTGTTTCTGGCGAGCAGTTTGTTTTAGAAAGACATTCTTGTTCGGTTACACATGTGAATCCTGTAAATAGCTTATTCTTGACGGGCTTGACGAAGTATATGTTTCCAAATTCTTCGTTCTCTTTGAGGAGATTCCTAAATTGATAGAATTTCATCTTGCGAATCGACCGACCAAAATACTCTTTAAGTTCCTCTGGATAGTTGGGGATGCACGGATCAGCCACTTTAAGCTGCTTCCAGATGTATTGACAAAGCTGCACATGCCCACAGAAAATATCGTCTCTGGTTATTTTCTCTTTATTAGAGTATATGTCGGATGCAGTTACGAGCTTCGTGTCGTAACACAATGCGAGATAGCCGTCGTAGAGGTCGAGTTGATCCCTATCGCGTATTTGTCCTTGTGGATCGGCTAAAACAAAGGCTTTCACATCATTCCGTTCTCTGTCAAAATGGTTGATAAACGGGCTTCTGCTTCACTCATACACGAAAGAGCTTCCCCTTCCGTTTCTTCTTTTGAAGCATCGACTTCATCGGGTCTGCCATCACAATACAGCCCTTTTGTGTCATTACAATACTCAAGGTGTTCTTTTGCCTTTTGTAAATCCGCGATTGCTAAATTGACTTCTTTTAGAATCTTTTTGGTGTGTCTTACGCCGCTAAATGCCATGTTATGTTCCTTTGAATTTTTCGCGTAGTTTTTGTATGGCTTCTTCTGCCGCCTCTTTGGAAGCGTTTCCGACATCAATTATATGAATTGATCTGTCAGGCTTTTGATTAACTTTCATAATCAGAGATTCATCTTCTGAAAATTGTCTGAAATCGTCTTGAATGGTCATTTTGCTTTCCTCGCCTCTATAAACACCTTCGCGTCTTGTGGAGTTACACCCGTTGCTTTAGCTAGTTGCCCAATAAACCGACCAATGGCTTGTTCTTTACCGCCAGTATATTCCTTCCAGGCTTTCTCGTTGGCTGCAATGATCTTATCGAGCGCCGGTCCAAGGGTGCTGGTATCGACTTCCTTAACGATCAAGTCTCTGTAGACGAAATATTTACGAACCCAATCGTCACCGTCTTTGACTCGTAAGATGCAGCTAATCAGACCAAACATATCAGCGAATTCTTTGTTACGCTCTTCGGCTGTGAACGCAGAAAAGAACTGTACGATTTCCTCGTCAGTTGCTTCGTTGAAGTATGTTTGGAAGGATTTGAGCATCGTTTACTTTGGTAACATCACAACTGTCATAGAATGAAATCGCTGGTTAGTGTCTAATGAAATCATAAAGTCGTAAATGACTTGATCTTTAATAACTTTATTTTTCTTAAGTATCGGTGTGAGTATTTCTATAAGTTTATCTTTAGATAATTCTAAAGTAAAAATTTGACCACTGGATTTACTTTTTGTTTTTTTGCTCATTTGTTTTCCTTTTTATACCATGTGTGTGGATTAGCTTCTTTAGAAACTTCATCCGAAGTCAGCTTTGAAAGAATCTCCCGCTGTTCAGCGGTCAGTTTCTTAATCATTCCTCCAGGCAAGTAATATTCTGATGGTCTTTCACCAGTTTCACGATACTTGTCCCAAGCTACTTGCATGGAATGACGTTCACAATCATGAAGCCATGGGTTGGCTCTCCATATCAATTCTCTGAATATTTCAATTGGTTTATCTGCCATGTTATTTTATCCATCCTTCATAGTGTGTATCCAACATACCTCTGAAATCCTTATGCATTTCTTCGGTCTGTATATCCTTGATGTTAAATCCGTCTTTGAGTGTATATTCTGCTATCGTATCTTCCCCCAAAAGACCTTTATCAATTTTATCCATGTGTTCTTCACTTCCAAACTCTGGTACATCAAGATTTAAAAATTTCTTCCATTGAAGGAAATTAACAAGTGTTCCATATACCATCTGTGAATACTCTTTAGAGTACCACGGCATAGCAAATTCTAAATGGGTTAACTTTCTTTCTTTACTAATTACTTGAGGAATATACATATCAAGCATCTTCAAATAATCTTCCCACGGTGACAATTCTTCACTCATCTGTCACCCGCTTCCCAGCCTCTATCGTTGGCTACTTCGTCGTAGGCTTTTTTAGCTTCCGATGCGATTTCAGCAAGCGCAGCTTTTATGTCGCTATGCCAGGGTCTTCCAGGTTCCTTTAAAAGAAGCTGGGCTTTGGCTATGATAAGTTGGAGGCGCAATTCGTAGTTTCTCATATAAGTCCTTAAAATGGCGGCTCGTCATCACCTTTTTTATTGTCGTGTTCAATCTCTTGGTTGATGTTATAAGCGAGTTCTTGTATTTCCTTAATCGTTAAACTTTCAATCTTTCGACCTTCATCGAACATTTGAAGTTTATGAAAAAGAATATTAGCGAGATAGTTTGGGTTGATTAACATACTTATACCGCCATCGGAGCTTTAATCGCTGGATGATACATGTAATCTACCAATTCAAAATCTTCAAATTGAAGGTTCTCAATATCTTCAAGTGTCTTAATGTCTTTCTTGATATTCAGTTTAGGAAACGGATATGGTGTTCTTGAAATCTGTTCCTTACACTGGTCGATGTGATTAAGATAGATGTGCGTATCGCCGCCAGTAAATGTCAAAGTTCCTGGTTTTAGATTGGTTATTTTTGCGATAAGATAAGTCAATAATGCATATGATGCTATATTAAATGGAATTCCGAGTAGAGTATCACAACTGCGCTGATACCACTGGCAATTTAATTTTCCATCAGATACATCAAACTGATAAAGCAAGTGGCAACTTGGAAGTGCTACTCGATCTAATTCAGCAACATTCCATGCGCTAACTATCATTCTACGGTCATTAGGGTTCTTTTTTAAAGTTTCAACGACATTCGCAAGTTGATCTACTCCGTAATTACCACTACTAGGTGTAACTTGACCAATTTGTTGCGTATATGTTATATTACCATCATTGATTAATGCTCTGATGTTGTATCCACCGCCCCAATGCCTCCATTGGAAACCATACACGGGACCGGCGAAGCCTTCTGGATAATCCAGACCCCTTTTGTCAAGAAACTCTCTAGAAGTGTTTCCTTTCCAGATATTCACACCTTTGGCTTCAAGTAACTTTGAATCTGTATCACCCCTAATGAACCAAAGCAACTCTTCAACAATTCCTTTAAAGAAAACTTTCTTGGTGGTCAACACGGGTAATGAGTTTGAAACATCAAATGAAAGTTGCGTGCCAAATAAGCTTTTGGTCCCCGTACCAGTGCGGTCGCCTTTCGTGACACCCTTCTCCATAATATCTTGGAGCAAGTGGAGATATTTGTATTCCTCATGTTGTTTTTCTTTCCTTGCCCGCAAAATAACGGCAAACTCTTCATCGGATACTACATTAAAGTCGCTCATTATTTTCCTTCGTATTTTGCCTTAAGCTGTAAATACTTGTTGTATTCATCGACGCCCGCATTGGTATTATCTATGGTATGCTTGTATTCATATATGAATTTATGAAGTGGATTCTCTGATATATTGACACGAAAATCGATTTTTATTATGCCACGACCACTACCATCCCGTATCATTTCCATGCGGGCGTGAGATAGCAGTTCTTCAAATGCATTCTTTATGTTAGGTAAAGGTTTAGCTTCGTTCACCAATTTCAAGCCAATGGTCGCGGAAATACCGTTGAGATATTCTTCGGCTTCTTCCTTTGATCCAAATGAAGCTTCTTGTATTGGCTCTGTAGATGGTTCTGGTAAAAGTACCCATACAGATGCTTTGAATTTATCTGATTCCTTGACTATCCAGAACGTATGGTTCTTTTCAGAACCGTAATAGATATCTCTCTTAACTTGTGAAAAGTTCATTCGTCAAACTTCTTTTTACCGGTTCTATCGAACTTCTCGACAACAGCCAGATACCTGTTCAACTCTTCTCGCGCCTCTTCAAGAATGTCGCACTCTTTCTTTAGACCCGAGAATTCAAGTCGCTCGCGCAAATGATCAAGTTTCTCATATGCATTGAGTAGATTCTTTTGCATCATAGTATGTTCCTTATTGTATTTTTCGTTCTCGCATATCACCAGCAACATCATCTTTATCTAATGCCAAGGGGATAATCCACCGTAGATTTTGAATCATCATGTTATACGGTAGCTTATCAATCTCCATAATCTCGACTTTTTCTTCCTCTTGTGTGGTTGCGCTCCAAACTTTATTGTTGAATGCTTTGAAGATATGGATTTCACCCCATTCTCCACTCACCACACAAAAGAATCGCCAATTGTTGATGTCAACACCGGTTTCTTCACGAAACTCTCGTTGCATGCAGTCAATTGGCGATTCGTTCTCTTCGATTTTTCCACCAATGCCGTTTACATAACCGGCTTGCCACAATGGCTTTTCTTTATGAATCAAAGCCACATGCTTTTTATCAGTGGTAAAGCAAAAGCCAAGGGCGTAGCGCATATGCTTACTTACCTTCTTCGGCTTTTGTCTTGGCTGCGAAGAAAGCTGACAGATTGATACTCAATCCTTCGGCAATCTTTTCCAGTAAGAGGACAGGATTCTCTGAAATCTTGTCCTTAATGGCGGCATTGAACTGATCGGGCTTACGCAGCCACTTTTCGGGAGCGCCACGCTCCTTTTTAATAAACTCTACAAGTTTATTCGTAACCTCACCGTCATCCCAGATCGTGATGGTTACTTCGAACTCTTTCTTGGGCTTCTGTGGCTTGGTCGCCTCATCGGCTGGTACATCGTCGGTATTTTTTGTCTTACGCATGTGAACTCCTATAATTTGAGATTATAGGAGTGTATTTTGAATATCAAGCCTCTGGTTGCTCGTTATGCTTAAATTTATGAATTATTTTATAATCTTTTTTGTCACTATATTTGACAATATCGATTTTTTCTTTTAAAATTTCATCAATGGCTTTTTCAACTCGTATAAGATTCCACTTTATTAAGAAATAAACTATTGTTTTTAAACGCAACTTATCAAGGTTATTAAAAGTTGTCGGCTTACCTTGTAGTGTGAACATTTCTTTAAAGTGACAAATACGATATTCTGTGTTTCCGGCGTCATCTGTCATTTTATGACAATAACACGATGGATAGATTTTCTTCTCTTTCTTGTTTACAACACCAATGCGTTCAAGTGTTTCACAAATGATGGAATAATCTGTAAGAAGCTCTACTTTTATACCAATAGTCATTGTGCGCCTCCGTATGACCTGTGTATCTCTTCTGCCCAGGCTGATCCCATGAGTTTGATGTACTCTCTCGCGTCTTTCAATGAACATTGGTAATAGTCAGCAACATCCTTTTCATATTCGAAGTGTTCTTTATGCGACTTGATGAATTGGCTATATTGTGTCTTTGGAATCAACTCGATAAGCAATGTGTATATCTGTTTTTTATCAAACGAATCTTGAATGTGATTTATGGAATTTACGAGCGGGCACAATTCTTCATTCATGGAAAGAAAGCGAAGAGCCATCATGGGGCTGAATTCGTTCTCATAAGCCGACCCCTCAACATCGAACAAGTTTCCTTGTTTGGTTGTTCGTATGTCTTTTAACACATCGAAAAACGCTGTCGATTTCGGTTTTTCTTTCTTAGTCAACCCAACTCGTTTTTCCATGTATTAGCCTTCTTGTGGTGGCTGGGTTTCGTCGGCTGGTTTTCTACCACGCTTCTTTGGCTGACTCATAGCGGTTATCATAGCTTCCATCTTCGCCATCATTTGCTTATTGGCTTCAAGCAATTGATTGTTTTGTTCCTTGACCTGGCGAACGACTTCTTCGTTCTCGGGATTTAACGGTGGAGCATCTTCGGTCAATGGCATTGGTACCTTGCCGCCATTTGCCGTTGCTTTGAGTTTATTCAGCACAGCACCGTCTTGGGCGCTGAATTGTACCCCACGCAAATCATCTGGTGTTACCTCGACACCACTAGCGGGCGCGGCAGGAACATATGCTCTTGCCGATGTTGCATCGGGCATATTCGGATCGGTGTGGTGAACCATGCGTGACGGATCTGGTGCTACAATTTGCTGACCAGCGCCCGGCTTGCGACCGAATGGAACATAGGTCCAGAAGTTGTTCTGTTCATTCATGTTCCGAAGAATAGCCGACATTCTTGTCGCTTTTAGAGCAGCTTGAATTTCATTTATCAACTGATCGGCTGGGCGGCGTTGGGATCGGAGGAACGAATACAAAACCATTTCCTTGGCTCTTGCTTCGTCGGTTGCATATACAAAGTAGAAGTTTTGTATATTCTGTGTAAGTGCCTTGAAGTTTGTTCTTCCAGTTGCATCTAAAACGACTAAAAATATTTCCGACATTGAAGGCTCCTTGTGAGGTATATTATTGATTATAGCATCTTTTTTTAAATTACTTGGTGGAATATTTTTAACTGATGGTGGCTTCTGGCTTTCCCGAATGACTTTTGCTGGTGTTACTTTTGGTGGTTCATTGGTTTGTTCCGGTACATTCATATTTACCAATTGGACCGCATCTGGAGTTTCCAAAGTATCCTCTTGTGCTGGTTCTTTTGGCGAACCTTGCTTGTTTTTAAAAAGTACCTTGAAGAAATCAAATATCATTCTTTATTAATCTCTTCGCATATTTTAAGAAGACATGTGACGAAGTTTATCTCAGGATCTAATACGATTGAATGCCAGCGAACGGCATCGCCTACAATACTCATGATTTGTAGCTTCTTGTCCACATTGATGTCGCCAGCTTTATAGAAAAGAATTCGGTACATTTCATTATAATCGGCATGCCCCAACAATTCTTCTCTAATTGCTTTTATATTCATATCTTTTAGATGAGAAAGCAACTTATCTTCGTAGTTATTATCTAACAATTCATTGTTAAACGAGAATACTTTATTAATTGTTAATTTTTGAAGAGCATTGATGGTGCGCCGAATGTCTGGATAGAATTTGTGAACGAGTTTAATGATGTCGGATTTCTCTGGTACGGTAACATCCTCGCTTCGAAGTATGCTTAATAACTTTTTACCGATGGCGACTTTTTGCACATTCTCATTTGCCGTGAAGTCCCACATTTGACAGCGAGACTTTATAGGCTCAATAATCTTTCGTTCATAATTACATGTCAAAATGAAGCGGCTATTTGAAATGTATTCTTCCATGGTATTGCGCATGGCATCCATCGATTGCCATGACATGCCATCGAATTCATCAAATATGACAATGCGCAATTTACCAAATGAAGTCATCTGGCAGAAGTTTGCGACTTTATTACGAAGTACATCAATGCCTTTTTCTTCGGAGGCATTGATGTACATGACATTGTTTTCTGATGTTATCTCGTTGGCAAGCAGCTTGGCACATGTGCTTTTACCTGTGCCTGGTCGCCCACAAAAGAGAAGATGTTGTAGATCCTTCTTTTCGATAAACTCTTTGAATTTACCGATCATTACAGGATCGCCTATAACATCATCGATCTTTCGTGGTTTATATTTTTCGACCCATGGACTATCACTAATCGGCATAAACGATAACCTTTCATTGATGTATTTTACGAGCGACTAAATAAAATCCCAATGCGCGAATACCTTCGCTGCCGCCAATTTCTGCCCACGCATTATTGGCTGTGTATTTCAAATCATCGCGCCTTACTTGTTCATATGGACTTTGGATAATCTCATATCCTTCTGGCGCTGCTGCTTTGTGTACACGGCTTTGATATTCAAAAGCTAAATCTTCTGTCTTTTTCATGCATCAACTTTCAAACAAGGGTTAAAATAAGATATTCAATGTTAAACAAGTCGGTCTTTTTTGTCAACTGGATAGCTTCTCTATATATATTGAATGAGCAGTTTGTTGTTAATACTTTTTTGAAATACTCTCTGTTAATGGATACTTTGAAATCTTCGGCAAGATCCGGTACTTGAACAAGTTTTGAAAATGTGTTGCCGCGAACATCTTTATCCATAAGAGATATGGTAATGGATTTCTTTGCAGCATCGCCTTTAAATACGATATGGTTATTCTCTGTCTTACCAATGGCTTTTATGAATTCTTTAAATGTTCCATCGCATGTTATGCTGGCAAGCAGCTTACAATCTAACTCAGCAGATTCGCCGCGCTTGATGCGTGATTGATCCGCCCCGTAGTAATCAAGGTAGTTTTCATTCGAGCTAATGGATGCTATATCTTCTGACATTTTTATAGAGAAACCATTTTCAAAAACATCAAGTATACCCACAAGATCATTGATATCGGTTATACCGTAATTAAAATCCTTTGTAATCGTGAAGCCATCTAAAAGACACGGATCGAAATGCAGACGCATATTTACGGTGTTTGCGGTGTTAAGTGCATATACACTTAATGTCTTTACTCCGTCCCCTTTAAATTCAAGAACAAGTTTTTTAACATCGATGCTTGCTAACAGTGATAGCGCATCTACAAAAGCGTTTGCCTTATCTTTTGAAAAGGTTCCCTCAAGAATAGGTTCTGACGATGACATATGAAATCCTTTTACGGATTATAGCCACCAATAAATCTATTCAAGCCGAGAGTTTACAGCATCTTTTTGAAGAAGCTGTCAATTTCACTGGTAGTTGGCTTTAAAACACCATCTTCGGTTGTCATGTGCTTTTTCATAAGCGACATCATTTCTGAAACCTCTGGTGTGTTCAAGTCTGTTTGTGCCTTATTCAGACGCTCTTTCATCCATTCGACAGGATCCTTACCAAGCTTTTCGGTTAGTGCCTTGCGCGTTTCTGGTAATGTTTCAAGCAAATCACCGTAATCGGTAAGTGCCCTATCAACCGATGCGATGGCTCCAATAACAGCTTTCTTGGTCTTGTCGTAGTCAGGAACCATGCGGCGACCAATTCCTTGTAATACCGTACCAGCAACATTCCATGGACCACCCATCAATTTTCCAGCGAAACCAAGAGCGATTAATGATCCAGCGAATACACCACTCCAAGTCCATGTACCGATATCATCAACATTTGCTTTTGTAGCCTCTTCGATTTCTTTCAAAGCTGGATTTGGTTTATTGTGCTGAACACCGAATAAGTGACCTTGGTATATTTCATATGCTGATTTTGTAGGTAAGACCTCGTTATTTGGGTCCATGCTCTGTGCTAGTGTTGATGCTATTACATTAATAGTAGCAATAACTTCGGCTGGCGGAACCGCCCACTGTTGAACAGCAACAGTTAATTCTTTTATATCTTTAAAACCAGTTGTAACGGCTTTTTCGCGGGCATCACTCATGTATCCACATGATGCAAAAAAGCTAACACACATTGTCGCAAACAATACAAGTAGGATGTTTCTCATATATAGCTCCTACCTGTATTTATAAATTATTGCTTTATTTTTATGTCTATTTCTTTAGAACAATCTACCATAACACAATTCTTGGCGAATTGGTCCTGGTTGAAGAATATGGATGATTTGCTCTGATATACGGTTTGACCACCCATTAAGCGATATAACTCTTCAATAGTCATTTCATGACCGCATATATTGATGCTCGTTGGTCTGTTATCGGTGTCGATGTAAGCTATGATCTCTTTTGATAACGCACCAACTTCGGTCGGGAATATCATCTGGACGGGATCGGCACTAATAGCTTCATTATTTTTAGCTTTTTCCTTTAGCTTGCTAATGATGTTGTGTGTGTCATTTACATCTAAAGAGAATAGATTGGCTGCGCGAATGATATATGCACCCAATGACTGCAAAGCCTCTTCTGCTTGCTTTTTAGACTGCGTGTACACCGAGTTGTCATCTACTCGATATACATAGTCTGAACTTATATGGTAGAAGCTAAAATCGTAGTGTGCAGATGTTTTTGCTAATGTCTCGGGTAATTCAACATTGACCCATCTAACTTCTGGCGTAAACTCTTTTAAGCTTTGTACATTAGTTAGTGCCGCGCAGTTGATGACATGTGTATTTTCTGGCTTACACAAGAGAGGTTCGGTTTTAAATAACTCGTCAAAGAAACATTGGATGGATACTTTATCAAGGAATTTTTCGTACACTGGTATGACATGGTATTTGTGATAGCCCATGTTATCGAATAAAGTTTTTGTTACTGCTTTTCCAAGTCTACCACCAGCACCGATAATAACATATGTCTTCAAATCTTCACCGATCTTTTCTTCGTGGCGAATTTCATCAATTGGTGATTTCTTATCTTTACCCATAAACAATGCTGATGGGAAGTTACCTGTAACCATCGGACGCTGCTCAAGGTTTCTATAACTATGAATTATTCCCACTCCGACCTTTATGCGATAGACACATAACGGGTCTGTTATGAAATGGAACATTTCATTGGTCTGTGGATTATATAGCTGATAGACCATTCTGTTAAACCATGACACGAACCAATCGTCTTGTGTCAGGTGTTCATGTGGTCCACGCATGACCAATGGATTTGTTACCGACCAATAGCTCATGGCTGGAGGGGAAGCATTCATGGTATCATCATCTACTCGCCACAATTCTGTTAACATACCACGCGAGTCTTTAAATTGACGGATTTCGTCTACGATGACTTTTCCGTCCCACAAATTGAATAGCCTTTTATGTGATACAGTATTCACTTAAATTCTTCCCTTTTCATATAGTAGAATTCTGCCGCATGAATGACGGCATCTTCCAACTTGATATCCTTGAAATATGCATCGACTTCTGGGGTCGTTTGCAATGCGTAGCACAGATCATGACCTTTTCTATCCGAAACGAAGTCAATTTGTGGCTTTTGACCGGTGCAGAAACCGATGGCTTCTGACAAGATATCAACAATACGGTTGTTGGATACTAAACCATCCTTGTTAGCAATATGCAGAACATCGAATCGTTCTTCCTTTGACAGCTTATCTACGATGATTTGCGCTGTTACTTCAACTGGAGTCCATTGGCGCATATTCATTCCAGTTCCATATACTTGAATGGCTTGACCCCTATATGCACGCAAGCATGATGCTGGTATCATCTTCTCTGGATGTTGGAAGCTTCCAAATTGGTTTGCCATACGGATGAAATGAACAGGAACACCAAATGTTCTTCTCATTGCCATGAGGTATGCATCTTGAGCGACTTTTGAAGCACTGTATGGATTGCTTGGGTTGAATTGGCTTGCTGCTGTAAACCAAGCTGATTCTGGAGCGTCAGTTGGGAGGTCACCATATACTTCATCTGTCGAAATGTGGTAATATGCCCGTATAGAATTCAGATCATCAAATGCAGCTAAAAAGTTAGCTGGTATGGTCGCGTTCTCTTTAAACAAGTCAGCAGGATTCTTTATCGACACATCAACATGGGACTCGCTAGCTAAGTCTAAAATATCCCAATCGAAATTGGCTGAGAATTTCTTATGAGCAGCAAGATCATTAATATTCACATGTATGCGCTCGATGTTTAAGCTGTCGCATAACTCATTGTAAATGTCTCTGTTATATGTTGTGGCATAACCTAATTTATCAACACTATATACTTGATCATACTTATCACGAAGTGATTTGGTGAATTTTAAAAGTATATTTACACCGATAAAACCAGCACAACCAGTTAATATAAGACCTTTTTTCATGACATACTCCTAGATGGTATTATAACAAATAAAGGGAGTATTTCTACCCCCTTTATTTCTCCTTTTAATTTTTTAGAAGGACTTACTTGGGATCGACGGTCAGATCGTCAATCGATGCAAGCAATTCGTCATCAGTCAGCGCCTTCGGCTTTGGTTTAGCAGCAGGAGCGGCTGGTGCAGCCACAACAGCAGCGGCGGCTTTTGGAGCAGCCGGTTCGTCGTGAAGCTCAACCGATTCGTTCAAGGAAGAGTTCATCGGGCGGGTATCTGTCTTACCAGTTGCCGAATCATACTCTCTTTCTTTCTTCACAATCTCCTTGCCTTCCATAAGAGCGATCAAATCGTCATATGGACGAGCGCCATTCTTGAGAGCAAACTTGTTCAGGTCATGAACCTTACTCTCAAGCTGGGCAACAACATCATCGGGAAGATTGGATGCCTCACTTGCGAAGTGGCTTGATTCGTAGTTAACGAATTCAGCCTTCTTCTTGATGGTCAAGTTGAAGTTGAATCCACCATTTGGAAGGTAGAAGAACTTTCCTTGATCGACAAGTGCTTCATTAAACTTCTCGAAAATCTGTTGACCAAGCTCCCAAATAAGGATCTTACCCTTTTGGTTTCCCTTGTCTGTTGGGCGCGGATCTTCAACGACAAGAACATTGACGAAATAGCGAGGCTTTCTATAGAACTTCCTGGCTACTTCCTCTTCGGCTTTTGAAGCCTCTTGTGCATTGACTTTCTTGAACAACTCTCTACTGCGCTCACACATCGGACACGGTGCTTTCGCGTCAAATGTTGATGGGCAGAGTGCGAATCTCTTAACACCTTGTGGTGTTGGGAAGATGTGAACATAGGTTCTTACCCACGGTTCGTTCTCTCCATTATCCACATGGATATGTGGGAGAATGCGAAGAACATAGTTTGTTTTCGCACCAATCAATTCGCCCTTGAATTTGATATCTTCGAATTGGGTTGGTTGCTTTGTGGATTTGGCTTCTTTCGCTTCCTGCTCTGCCTTTAATCTGGCGCGAAGCTCTTCTGCTTTTGAAGCCATGTTTGTCATTGATATAGTCATAGGTACGCTTCCTTTCTCGTTTGTTAGTTTGCGTTTATTATACGGAAATGTATAACTACGGATTCATTATACACAAGGTGTGCTACGCGCAACACCCAAAATTTAATATTATTAATTGTCGCCTCTTTTTTGTGCCGATTTTTTTAACAGTTCTTGATGTTCGTTTGATAATTTCTCGACAGCTTCTTTTTCTGTCATATGAAATTGACTTTTTAATTCAACCACTACGTCCCAGATGTCAAAGTGATGGGTGAACACTAGTTCATGAACCATCTTATTGTATGCTGTATTTATAACGGCATTAACCTCTGATATGGACATATCAAATAATTCTGATATTTGTTCAAAAGTTAGTTGTTTTTCTTTGGCGGTTTTCATAAAAATTCCTTAAGTAATAATCGGTTTTTTAACAGGAAGAGCATTAAGCTGTTCCTTCGTTTCTAAATTTGCATGTATGCGAAGCTGCTCGGCTGTTGGTTCAGCAGCAAGAGCATCGGATGTATCGGATATTCTCATATGGTCGAAATCAACATGAATCGTCATACCTTCACCATTGCGGGACCAGCGCGATTTGGCTATTTCCCAACGCATCTTATTTTGCTTATCTAATTCTTCATTTCTACTGACCATGATCATCAAATCGGCGGTCATAGGAATGCCCATCGAGTCGCTGGTATTTTGCAGACCCAACTTCTCTTGATTGAAACCTTCTCTGTTTACCTGTACGGCACTAAAAACAGGAACCGATAGCTTTGTGCCTATGGCTCGTAATTCTTCGGCAACTGTCTTTAATTTTCCATATGTATTATCAGAGAAAGCCTTGGCATTCGGCGTCATTAAACCAAGATAGTCCACACAAATGAAGTCTGGTTTAAAACCACCGCGCTTAATCTCTAATTCACGAATAGCTGCTAAAATCGTCTGTGCTGAAACAGTAGCCGGTGGATATTCTTTGACAATCAAACGACCAATTGGCTTATTGTTTCTTTTAGCTGTTTCGACTTTGTTTGATATGATTTCTTTTAATCTATCTGCCTGGTTAACTAAATCATTCAGCGGAATATCAGCAATGTTTGCGTCAATTCTATTGGATAACATGTAATCATTAATTTCAAGGGTTATATATAAACCGTCATAGCCTTGTTGCATCAAGTGAGCGGTTATGGCACCTAAAATCAATGTCTTACCAACATTGGTAGCAGCACCAAAAACGATCAGAGACTTTGGACGCCAGCCACCACCAATACGATCATCAAGTGAAGTTATCCCTGTAGGAATGATAAGTTTCTTTTCTCGTAAATTTTCTATGCGGCGATCAATATCGGCAATATATTCCAAACCTATATCATCATCAAAATTTATGTGCGATGCTTCAAGAATCTTATGGACTGCTTCTTGTCGCTTGCCTTGCTCATAAAGATTGGCGGCTTGCATGAGCGCATGTTCAACGGATTTGTCTATAATCCATTCTTTTGACATCGAAACAAGCCAATCGAAATGTTCTTCATATTCTTTTTGTTCAAAAGGCAATGATAGAGCTTCTTCAATAGCTAATACCGCATTATCTTTTCGTTCAGTATCTCCGTTGCATATTTTCTCTAAATGCACATCACAAACCATCTCAATGGATGGTAACTTCTGATAATTTAAGAAATACTTTTTAACTGTTAAAACAACTGGAGCAACTTCAAATGAAAACCAATCTGGATTAAGTTTGTCTATAAACTTTGAAACATAGTCTGTATGCTTCAATAATCCTTTTAAAATGTAAAGCTGCTTTCTATCCTTATCCGCCATATATACTCCTTTGGCTAGTATATATAACGGATATTTAATTCAAGATACGAATTATTATTTTTTGCTTTTTCTTCCCCGCTTTTTTGGAGAAGAATCGTCTTCCGAGTCCCCACATTCATCATTTTTATTAACACAAATGCCGGGTTCTACGGATGCTTCTGGAGTAACTGTCTTTTCAATTTCCTCGACAATCGCATCAGATGCAGAAATGTATCTATTCGATTCAGCTATTTTTTCACATAGCTGTTCATAAATAGGTTCCCAATTTTCATCATTATAAAGCTCACCAGTACGAACCTTTTTATTTAAATGTTTGATATTATACCAACCAGCAGATGCCTCTTCAAAGAATCCGTATTGAAGTGCATCCTCTAAAAGACCGTACCACTTGTTCATACCTTCAGTGAATGAAATATGGAATTCGCCAGTTTTACCTTCTGGAATTATTCTATTCTTTTTAGTTATTCCACGAATGAAAACACCAACGGTGTTTTTGACTGTCTTTCCTGTAGCGAGGCTTTCAGCTTCTTCCTTCTCAGCCCGCTTGTGCATGTACATGATAACCGATGCGGTATATAAGAAACCAGATCCGCCAGAGAATACTTGTTCTGGTGGAAGGGCTGGATTTTGACCAGGCTTAAGGTAGATGTGATTTATGACAACCATGGTTCCGTTGCAACGACCTAATTCGGTGGTCAAAATAGCGGCAAGGGCTTTAAGCTCCTTGGCTTTCATACCTTGATCGTGACCGATCTTATTATCTTCAACATCGCCGTAAAGTTGCTTATCTGAAACAAGGTTTCCAAGGGAGTCAAGAATAATCAACAAACGCGAATCTGGATACTGAGCATGAATCTCACGCATGACCTTAACGAGCTTATTCTTGACTTCAGCGATTGTAAAGCAATTTTCAAGTTTTATAATCTCATCTGGGTTTGCCCCTACTTTGACTAACATTTCTCCGATAGGTGAATTTTCAGTCTCAACATAGATAACTAAAAATTCCTTCTTTTGTGCCTCTCTGGCTATATTCGCACCCAAGTACGACTTACCCGTGCTTTCTTCACCAGCAAAAGCTGTGATTAAGCCAACTGGTATTCCTTTACGGGGATCACCAGAAATAATCTTGTTTAATGCGTGACTTCCTGTGCTAATCCAATCGGTAACTTTTGCGGTTTTTGATTCGGAAAGCTGGATAATATCAGCGAATTCTTTCTTATTTGCGTTTTTTAGTGCTTTAATAATATCGGCTACATTGCTTTTAGGCATTTTGTTTTCTCCTTCCGTATTATACAATATGGATAAATATTTTTTAATTTAATTATAAATAAGAATTATGGAGTGAGCTATGACAGACGCACATGATGACATCCAAAAGCTAATAATTCAAACTTTTTTTGAAGCCTTTGAAATTGATTCGTCGGCAGACACATCGATAATTCCAAATGATGTGGTAAAAATTGATTTGCGACCAGAGCTTTCAAGACTTGAACAAACCTTGCGTCAGATTCGTACCGCCACATACGGACAACTGGATTACGATGACATGACTAAAAAGGTTTCTTTTGGTGATAATAATCAGTCACAACAATCGCCACAGTCGCAACAAGCCCAGCAAAAAGGAAGCGGAAAGCCTGGTGAAAAGGAAATAGGCGATTTTCTTAAGATGTTGAAGCAAAATGGAGCAATGGAACAATTGAAGAATCTCGATGTTGACACCAAGAGTAAAATAGCTGCTGAAATTTTAAAGATGGTAAACAGCCCAAACCCACAAGCACCTACATCACCAACAACACCAAGTCCTACTCTTTCGCCAGAAGAAGAGAAGGAATTACAAAACAATGTTGAAGCCTCAAAAAATGTATCTGGATTGAGCCAAGAAGCAGTTACTTCATTGACTGATTTCGCAAAGAAGAGTGCGAAAACATTTAAGACTGACCAAGAATTTTTCGATGCGTATATCAAAGCAGATCCTACAAAGATCGATCCAGCCAATGAAAAGCAAAAGAATGCTGTTAAAAACGCATGGCATGCGTTGAATGATAAAAATTACATAACTATCAATGAAGAAATGATTTGGCTTATGAAAGAAGCCATTATTTACTTATTTGAAGAAGCTACCACGCCGCCCGCATCAGCAGCGCCAGCCACACCAACACCAGCAGCTACACCACCAGCGCCTGCGGCGACACCAGCTACACCAGCGGCTACAACACCCGCAGCGCCACCAGCATTACCAAAGAAGTCGGCTGACGCAGCAAAAGCCAAGTTTTTGGCAGTACAAAAATCACCTAAGCAATATGGTATAGATCCTAACGACGAAGCATTCAAAGCCAAAAAGGAATTCGTTGATAGTAAGATAAACAGCTACACCACATTGAAGAAGATACCAGGCGCTACCGAAATGGAGCTTATTGGATTAGTAAAAAATGTCGATACTTCAAAGGGTATGGTCAAAGTCGAGCTTATGCAGAAAACATCGAACGGAAAAAATGGAAAATCAGATTTCAAGGAAACTGGTCAAGAATATGATATTCCATTGAAGTCTGTGAAGTCTAAGATCGAGGGTGCTGCAAAGAAAAAGGGAATGCTCGGAAAAGTCGGGGATTGGCTTACCCGTTAACTTTTCTTGAATATCGACTTGAAATCGTGATGATCGAATCGTGGTAATTCCCAATCCATAAGATCAAACATCTTTTTCATGAGGTTCAAAACAGCGACTTGGAATTGCATTTCTCTGTCGATCAGTTTTTCGTTATTCAATTCTGTTATCCATCTTCCTTTGATGGCGAATACATCGTATTCCCATTCCGCGCCAGTTTTCATATACAGATACTTTATCTTATCACCATTATAGATGAAGTTATATGTATCTTGTAAATCTGGTCTTGTGGCGAGAAGTGTGTTGTAAATAATAGCCGATCTGACGGCTATTGGTGTGCTTTTGAATGTATCGTTATTTGATGTGTATTTTTCTTTATACTTATCAAGCCCATTAACCGGTGAGTTAAAAGCGATATCTTCTGGTTTTGCAGTTAAGAACTTACTTCTTGCTTCGCGTATCTGTGTTGTTGTGTGGTCGTGATTCATTCTACGAAGCATATCGTAAATGATTTCTTTCAATAACTTTTTAGCAACGGTTGGTGTGCTTGACCTGACGATATCAAGACCAGTAACCTTAAGTTTATCGGCAACCACGTTTCCTTCATCGTTGAGAAGCCATATGGCGTATTTCTTCTTTTCTACGAATATAGCAGAACGACAGATAGATTCTCTCTTGAACGAAATTTTGTTGGTCAAGCAGTTGGCAGATTTCTGTGTGAATTCCACCATGGTATCTTCGATAAGCTTCTGTATAAATGGCTCTATCTCTGTTGTGATGAAATCGATAGTATTTTCATTTTCAATACTATGGGTTATCTTTTTATCCTTAACCGTGTAGGTAATGTTCTTATCATCTATCTCAATCGTATCGGCGTGGAATTCTTTCTTGTATTTTTCTTTATTTTCTTCGGACACGGTTTGTTGTGGTTTGAATGCTATACTCTTTAATAAACGACCTACCGAGACATATGTACTATCGGTATCACCATAAACAACGATATCTTTGAAGTTTTTGGCATGTAGTCTCACACCAAGAGGATGTGTTTCCCATTCTTTAAGAAAGAAGTTATTGAGTCTTGTCATGGTCCTTTTCAGACCATATTGACCTGTCAGCGTAACGGCGCGGGCATTATCAACATCGTAGAATCGTGAGTATCGTGTTCCGAGATATCCATAAACGGAGTTGATCAGAATCTTAAAATTCCATTGAAGAAGATTGTAGTATTGCTCGCCGTCTTTATCACCTAATGATTTACAATCCAACATCTTCTTTTTAAAGTCTTTTCTCTTCTGGAACCATTCATTAACGAATTTTGGAATAACACCAACGAAATCTTGCCTATAGAATGTTCCGTTAGCCGCCAAACAGTAATTGTTCTTTTTAATTAATTCAGAAAGCTTCTGTACGGTTGTCGTTCCTTGCTTATTTGCTATGGTAAACGGCACCTTAGATTGAGCGTTTTTTGTATCACCGTGGATATACTCATACACCATGTCAACACCATGTGATTCGTTTATCGTCCCGAGTTTCGTTTCTGGGCTGATATTAAAACCAATCATGATAGACGGGTACAGTGAAGTTGCATCAAATGAGCAAATCCATTCGTGAGCGCCCTTTTCTGGATCTGCAACATAGCCGCCAACATATTTTATGTTGTTTATTTTATTTAAATCATCATCGTCAATCGTACCAGCCTCGGCTAAATCTTTCAGACGCTTCATTTCATCAATTAATGCACGATTCACATCGGGCAGCACGATCTTTTCTTCAACAAGCTTTGATATGAACGCGCCGTCAAGAACTCTCGTTGTTTTTGAATAATGTTCGAACGGAACCTTACATCCGTAGCAGAATGTGATTAACAAATTCATATAGCCGAGTTTATCGTCAAGCTTACGGAGTAGATTTACGTCTTGGAGGTTGTACTTACAATATGTTTGCCAATCGTTGTTGTATAACTCGACAAGCGATCCAGCATATTCCATCTTACCTTCGCCAATTTCTTCTAATGCGATAGCATTTAATGCATACGATGGCTTTATGGATGCTGTGTAATTTTTATAAACTTCCATCAGATCCAAACAGTTTATGCCTGATATGAAATACTGCTTATACATCAAACCCGTCTTTTTGTCGCGTATTTCCTCTTCTCGTATGTGGTTAACGGGTGATATTTCATTTATTTCGTCTTGATTTAAAATCTTTCTGCCGCGATTGACGATGTATGGAAGATCATAATATTGGCTATTCCAACCACTCATGACATCGGGATGCTCATGACGAACGAATCGAATAAAGTCGCGTAATAATTCTTCTTCTGTCGAATGAACGCGCTTTTGGTAATCGAAACCAAGCTCTGTTTTTATGAATGTGGCGTCGAAGTCCTTTTCACAAAAGACATAGAATTTTTTATCTCTTGTTGAGAAAATGGTTATGAGTGTTATCTTTCCTTCGGCATCCTCTGGTCGAGGAAATCCATGCTCAAGATGCACTTCAATGTCGATGAAAAATATATTGAATTCTTTAGGCTTCTTTAAATCCACCCCAAGGTATTGATTACAAATAAACTTCGTCTGTAAACTTATGTCAGATTCGTAGAGTTTTATGCCATATTCTCTGTATTTCTCGCGTTTATCTTTAAAGGAGTTCCATGAAGTGAACTCATGTTTTTTAGCTGCTTTTCCTTGAATAGTTTTATAATCACCCTTTTCATCTTCGGTAAAAAAATATAACGGCATGTCTTCTTCATACTTACGCTTAATACCGTTTTCATATTCCCAAAATACAATTTGGCTTTTGTAATAATCTGGATAAACATATGACAACATACAAACCTCGTTAGTATTCTATTTACATCGGTTTAGAGTCAAGTCAGGATTTGGCTCTCATATTAACAATACTATCGATTGATGTAAATCCGTCTTTCTTTTGTAAGCACACCATTCTATCGTAAAAGTCATCACTAATCGTGTTTCTGTGAGTTATTATATAAACGGCTTTATCTGGATACAGTGTTTTAAATCCATCTTTGAGATAATTTAAAAAGCTTTCAACACCTTCGTTATCCATAGCGGTATCTAATACCTCATCTAAAACAAGAAGATTTGTATCGACGCTGTTTTGAAGCTTTGCTAAGTCCATAAGCGCCATCAATATGGCAATATCAATTCTCTTCTTTTCACCAGCGGAGAACGAACCGTATGTTCTTTCTTCACGGATGCGCGTAAGTATCTGCTCTTCTAAATTGGAATTGAACTTTAATGTTAAATCGGATCCCATTATTTTCAAATAATGGTTTATCTTCGTGTTGAAGAATGGAAGTATCTTGGATATGACGAACTTACGGACGCCCTCTTCGCCAAGAATCTTTCGCAACATTCCATTAAAGTTATATGACTTTGAAGCGGTATTGAACGCCAGGATGGCATCATCATGCTTTTTCTGAAATTTCTTTAAATCAGCATCAGAAATGATGTTTGAAACAGTAAACACCCGCAATCTCTCTTCATCAACTGCTTCTTTTTTAGATTTTATATTCGCATCAAGTATTTCTATCTTACTTTGTACTTGCTTTTTCTTCTCTTTCAATTGTTCAAATGATTTGATTTTTCCAGCCAAAATACTAATGACATTTTCGCCATTCTTTATTTTTTCATTTAAGCTGGAAATCTCTTCCGTTGTATTTTTGAAAATTTTCTGTGTTTCTATCACATACTTTTTAATGATGGGATTGTCCGTTGGTATCTTACATGTCGGACAGTGTGGTTTATCTTCTAATTTATTAAGTGTTTCTTTAGCGTTTTGTAACTCAAGCTTGTTCTCGGCTAATTTAATCTTATATTTTTGTACAAGCTCTAATGCCTTGTCCTTTTTGGATGTCGTGTTCTGAATTTCCTTATCATAATTAACCGTATCTATATTCGACAACAATCCTTCTTTTTCCTTTTCCATCTGTTCAACTTGATTCAAAAATAAAGCTACCTTTTCCTTTTTCGTAGCCTCAAACTTTTCACGCTCGGCATCATAGTTTAATTTATTGGTTGTTGCTAATTCAAGCGTCTCTTTCGAGAGCTTCACATCATTTTCATATGTTCGTAAATCATTCTTAGCAACTAAATGATTGTCCTTCGCAACATCGGCAATTTTTCCATAGACATTCATGTTCATAACATCTTCAATGACTCTTCTCTTATTGGCAGCATCCATTGTTAAAAATGGAGTCGTGTCATTCATGTTCAATACTAATATATTTGAAAAACATGTGTGACTTATACCTATCTTATCTTCCAGCCATTTTTCTGTATTTTTTATACAATCGAATTTAATTTCTTCATCATTCAATACTACTGTAAAAGCGGTAGGCTTTATTTGTCTGGTGACTTTATATGCATCGTTTCCGATTTTAAAATAGACGGAAACTTCGCAATTTTTCTTATTGAGTTCGTTGACGAGTTCATCTTTATTAATATGTTCACCACGAAGCGGTTTACCATATATAGCGAATGATATGGAGTCGGCTATTAAACTTGACTTACCAACACCATTTCTCGTACTATTATCCAGGTTGCGACCCGTTACGATGTTTATTCCAGACTCATAATCAAATACGGTCGGTATATTTCCAAAACTTAAAAAGTTTCGTATTTCAACCTTCTCAAAGAGTAGTTTCATTTGTTTATTGCTCCGTATACATTTCTTACATACTCTGAAAATTCGTTCTTATCAATGTTCTGATCGAAGTTTTCAAGATTTCGTATGTACTCATCTAAAAAGACCATCGGATCGTTCATTTTTGTGAAATCAACATCAGCGACATTTTCACCATCAAATGGCTCGATGAAATTATTTTCTACTTCTAATTTCACTGGCATAAAGCTTTCAATTTTTGCAATCGCTTTGACAATGAACGCATCAGAATATTTCTCGTCAATAACGAGCTTTACATAGTTGTCTTTTACGCGCTTTAACTTTTCTATATTTTTATCTATCAAATCTTTCATGTTTATACGAATATAAACAGGCGAATCGATATTTGGAATAAACTTGACTGTTTTTTCATCAATATCATAGATATGAATACCCTTTTCGTCACCGTAATCACCCCAGGTTATTTGATATGGGGATCCAAGGTATGAAATATGATTCTTCGTGGCGCGGATATGAAAATGTCCAGTGAACACTCTGCCGAAGTTTTTGAATTCTCCGTTATCATTTCCACCATCATGGACGATGCCATGCATCACTTCAAATCCATTTATCTCAAAGTGACCTAAACATAAGTCGTACTTTTTAGATCCTTTAGATACCTCTTTAAATTTTATATACTGCGACGAATCTTTTATGAGCCACGGGAATGTGATGATTGATTTATTATTAATCGTCTCTTCAACGACATCTTCTATAATTTGAACATTAGGCAACTCACGCAACATTTCAATGGAATTAATATCTAAACGATTGTGGTAGTATATATCGTGGTTGCCAAGTAGTACCTTCCACTTCACCGCAGGCATGTTCGTTTGGTACCAACGAAAGACTTTCATAACGCTGTTAAATGTTCTGACATTTACAGTATTTCTATTATCGAACAAGTCGCCAAGAATGCGGATATCAGTGATATTCTCGTCAATTATTATTTTCTTAATGGTATTGAGAAAAAGATTTTCTGTTACCTTTAAGAATGACTCACTGTTGCTCTTGACGCCGAAATGTACATCAGAAACTAAAAGTATCCTATGACCCATATGGGTATTATATGATAAATTCCTAATCGTCAATAGTTGAAGGAGTTGTAAAATTATTTAGATTATATACAATTCGTTGGTGTAATTTGATAATCTTGTCTTTTAGCTTCGAATGCTTTTTCTCTTTATTAATAACCTGGATAAATGCGTTGTGAATTATCGAAGTGCAATATTTAAAAGCGTTTGGTGCTTTTCCTGAGTCTAAAATCTTCTTTGGATTGAATGACTTCGAATATTTAACAAGAAACAGCAATGCACAACCTTTCATTTCGTCAAGATATGTATAGCTCTTAAAACATGCGGCACTTGCACACTTATCGACATGCATCTTCCATATCTCACCCAGGCGCTCGGAGGCTACTTGCGTCTTGATGAATTTTACAACTTCGCCTGTATATTCGTCGTGGTCGATGTAATATCTTGATGGATCAGCAACTTTCCTTCTTTTTAAAATCTTGTGCGCCATATATAGCTCCTTATTAAAATTATACCATTAAATATTACAAATTTGTTTATTTTTGATATAATAACCCTAAAGGATTACCCAATGGATCAACCCGAAAAGAAAATGAAGACAGTTATTCTCTTCCCGTCCGATAAAAACGGCTGTGGATTTCATAGAACATTCGTTCCGTTTAACTTTCTAGCATCAAAATTTGCATATGATTGCCCAGCAATGTTCGCGTTTTTGTTTGACTTGAACTATCTTGCCAGAGCGGACTATGTACGATTCCAAAGACAAGTGACAGTAGCACAATTAAAAATCGTCAAGGAATATAAGAGAATGATCCAACAAATGGGATCAAAAGCTAAAATCGTATATGAGTTAGATGATTTGGTCCATGGTATTGGTGATCACAACATCCTCGCTTACCAGTTCTATACAAAAACACGCAGAAATAACCTGATTGAAATGTTTAATATCGCTGATATTGTGACATTCTCAACGAATTATCTCAAAGATTATTATAGTGCTAACTATAATGTAAAAAACTCAACAGTCGTACCAAACTTCTTACCTAAGTTCATGTGGGGTAATCTTGGTAAGCGTGATAAGTACAATAAGGGTAAAAAGGGAAAGCTGCGTATCTTCTGGGCTGGTTCATCATCCCATGTTGGACCAGGCGGTGATCTTGAGTTCCTGGTTCCTTTAATAAAGAAGACGGCGACAGAATTTGAATGGGTATTCTTCGGAACCAAGCCGCCTGGTCTGGTTGATTTGGTTGAATTCCATAACTGGAAGGATTTCTATGAATTCCCATCGGCTATGGATGAAGTCGATGCTGATATTGCCATAGCTCCTATCGGTGATTCAGAATTCAATTATGCGAAGTCTGATCTTAAGCTGCTCGAAATGAGTGCTATAGGATTGCCGACAATTTGTAGCGCAATTGGTAACAAACAAGGACCATATGATTTGGTACCAAACGCAACGACTGTTAGAAATAATATCGATGATTGGTATCAAGCTATTAAAGCTATGGAAGATCCGGTCACTCGATTCCAGAGTCTTGAAGCCGGTCAAACGGAACTCAATAAGCGTTGGCTTGAGGATCCGAAAAACTATCAGCTTTACTTGGATGTATATAAGTAAAAAGCTTTATACATTTTGAAATAAAAAAGCCACGATTTTTTAGTCGTGGCTTTTTTCGCTAGTAGCTTAATTAACTTAACAAGTAACTATATATTAACCATTCTTAAACAAGTAACTTTACAAGCAGATTTAACAAGCAACTTTCGAAGAAACTTCAGAAGCAGATTTTAAGAAGTAACTTTTATAAGAAGCTTCGAAAGTAACTTATTTATTAAAAAAAAATATAAGAAAATAGATTTCTTATGTCAACCAAACTATCTTTTTTGGCTGAGTAACTTTTATAATATATCGCTGCGACAAGTACAGTATAACATCACTATAATATTTTTTCAATATTATTTTTTAGTCGGATAGTATAAATTTATCTTTCAACGGTATTCCTCGCTTGTTTAGTTCATCAGCAATAAAGAAATAGATTGAATTTTCTTGAGATTTGAATGCTGCTGTTGTATTTCTGAATGAAATGAAGCGACCTCTCCACTTTTTAAATAATGTAAAAGTTGCTTGTAGATACGATTGTAAACCTTCATTAGTCAATAAATTTTTAAACCCATCACTTAAATGTGTACACGGAGCATTGACAGCAAAGTTTTTTAATCCTGTTTCAAGATATGATAAACATAAGTCTGATCCATAACCATGAAATCCAGTAAAGTTATTTGCATCAAACAAAATATTATTTTTCGTGTTTACAACCAAACACAACTCATCTAAACACTGTACTTCAATATATTTTGTATGAACTGATTTCAATGGTGTATCACTATTAGTCAAGTAACTAATCCCATCATCACTATATCTATTCACCCACGAACCAGCTATACCAATAACACCAAAATCAGAATGTTCAATTTTTATTTCTTTAATTCTTTCATGTAATGTTTCAAGCCAGTTTTTTGGTAAACGTAAATCTTGATGACAAAGAATAGTGTAATCACTTTCCGAAACACGAATACCGATATTTAATGCTTCAGCGGCTGATGTAAATATTCCATCAAAATTTGGTATTGCAATTATTTCGATTTCATAATTGTATTCTTGTTGTTTCAAATCATTCAGTAAATCCAAATATTGATCAATATTATTAACGATGGTTACAATACTGAATTTATATGTCTTTCTTTCGGTGTATCGTAACTGGTTATTGAATTTACCAAACAAGTTTGCATAATCAGCATGTTTCAATTTTAATTTTTCAACATTCTTAGCCCAGAATGCATTTCTTGATGTATTGTCGTAGTGATGTATGAGAGCTTGTCTATCACAGAATATTGCTTTTCCATTCATTCGTATTTTTACATTCAACTCTACATCTTGGAAAATATCATGATATGATTCATTCAATCCACCAGCTTCCCAATATGTATTTGATTTTATCAACATACCCGCGCATGTGATTCCATCTGCTGGTAGCAAACCACTACCAACTTCATTTGGGTTTCTTCTCAAGTTCACATGTGTTGGACTTCCGAATCCCTTTTGTTGGTGATTATAAAGCAACTGTCCATCATGTTGTATAGATCCGTCCTTATATAACATACGCGGACCACATGCTCCAACTTTATCTAAAATAGCAACCTTCATTAATTTCGTTACATAATCATTCAAAGCCACGGTGTCGTTATTTTGAATGAAGAAGAAATCCGTATCAACTTGTTTTAGTCCTTTATTGTAATTCTTTGAAAAATGGTATTCACCCACGGACATGATAGTAATTGGGAATTTACATGTTTTGGAAATATGACTATAATAGTTTAATGTTTGGTGATCAGTTGTTCCCGTGTCGAAAATATAAATTTTAGTTTTTGGATATTCCACATGTTTACAAATACTATCAATACATTCCGATATGAGATTAAAAGAATCTTTTGAAAGTATACAAATACCAACCGAAGGTAATGTTGTATAATTTTTTATATATTCAATAGCTCTGTCGATGGTAGCTGTGTTGGTATTTGATAAAACTTCTTCGGCTGGTTTTAAAAATGAATGAATGGATTGTTGTTGAGTTGGTGATGTTACTACTGTTAATCCAAAAATAGTTAATTGAATCGGACCATCGATAGTCTGATTAGGATGAACCAATATCCGCTTACCCTGATACACAACAGTGATGGGTTTTTTCTTGTCGTTTCGGAGTATCATGTGACTGTTACCTCTTTTATAGTATAATTAAACTTATTCTTCTCGTAATATTTTACACGGATATTTAAATGTTTTCGAGAATGGTTACAGTTTTCACCAATGTCAAACAATTGCAACTCATTTTTTGTAGGATGTTTTCGTAGTCCTCGACCAACCGATTGAAGTGTTTGGATTTTGCTTTTTCCGCTAGATGCAAACATCAGTACATGTAGTCGGTTTATAGAAATACCCGTCGAGTAGACGCCAGTGGTTGCAACGATGATTTGCCCTTCTTTTTCTTCAATACCACGACGAATATCGTTACGCTCATCAATTTTTACATCACCATATACAAACGATGGATCATGACCAAGACCTTTTAACATATTGATAAGCCGTTCACCATGGTCTATCTTTTTTACAAGAATAAGACAGTTTTTATTCGCCTTGGCAAACTTATCGGCTATCTTACAAATAAGATTGTTTCTAAAAGGATCATTTTCTATGAATTCTTTTTCAAGATCATATGGAATATCTTTCATCTGTTCTATGACCGGCTCTGGATATATAAGCTTTAATAAAGTTATTTTTAAAGCACTGATAGTTTTCTCACGCTGTAATTCTTCGTATAGTGCCTGGTCAACAACAGGTCCAAGAACACCCTGAATCAAAAGATGATCGGATTTTTGATCTGGCATGGTTCCTGTGAAACCGAGTCTCCATTCACAGTTGACAACTCGTTCCGCAACGCCACGGACATGATCAGCCTTCAAACCATGGCACTCGTCTGCTATGAATACCGTAAACATTTTTAAGAAGGCTGCGTTTTTGTAGATGGATTGCCAAGTTGAAATAATAATTGGCTGTTGTGTATCCTTTTGAAATCCGTTATATTTTCCAAGTATGGTTTCTGGAAATCCGAACTCAATCATGTTGTCATAGAACTGTTCTATTAAATCCAACTTAGGAACAAGTATCAAAAATTTATGATTGATATTTTTGTGTCTTAAATAATTAACGATCATCGTGATCGTGTACGACTTACCACTTCCCGTTCCGTGTTCACATATTGCCCTTTTGTGGTAGAGTGCTTTGATAGAACCTCTCCACTGATACCGATACGGATCTAATGTCGTTAATGTCTGGTCGGTATATTCTATGAAATCCTTTTTCAACAACTCAACATCAACGAATTCTTTTTCATAGGAAGAGTCTAATTCAATATCGTAATCATCACCAAAGAATTGTAATATCTTGGGAAGTAAACCATTGTAAAATCTACCAGCTTCCGTTACGAAGTGAACCTTTCCATCCCACACACCCGCTCTGTATTTTGGCATAAACCAATAATTCTCGACAGGAACAGCGAACCGTTTATACAACGCTTCCATAGTTGGAATGTCGTTACAAACGACATGACCCCATGTGTTGTTGATCTTTACAATACTGACTTTATTAGCTGCTTCGGTCATGCGCCTTCGATTCGCTTGGATTCTTGAATATTCCGTAATGCAGACATTTTGGTTTGCTTCAATGCCCAACAGATTTGCTCAATAAACTCAACGATGTTTTCTTGTTCTTCGAACAATGCGTTAAACCTCTTATAAGTTCCATCTAAGTTTATACGGGCATCTATTCCTTTATCTGTTAACGAAACAACTCCACCCTTACCTTCACGATAATGCTTATGAAGCTTCGAATAAACATCGTCACGCTTTCTCCGTAGGCTTAATAATTTTCTTTTTTCTATGGCGTGGCGTGTTATCCATAAGTGCAACCGCGAAACGGTTCGCATATTCTCTTCGACAAGATTATTATCATCTATAGTAAATACATCTTCGACTTCATTTTTAATCTCGTCCAGCTTGTTTGCGTAGGCGGTTTCTAAGTTATCTAAAAACTCCTGCACTTCTTTTTGTTCGTTCACTGGTTCGTCGTTTAAATTTTCGCTAGTCATGTAAAACTCCTGGTATAATTATATCACAAGAAAGATAAAAAATGAATAAAATACAAGACGAAATCAACGATCAAATAGCCAAAATTCAGTACGATAAGGCTCCGTCGATAACGAATAGCCAAGTCGATATTATCCTAGAGGCTTTAGAAAAAATCGATAAAGATTTAAAACCCATGATCATTATTCTAGGATCGCTCATAAAAAACCTACAAGATGGTAAGATAAAAATGCTGTATGTTTTACAGATACTAAAATTTTATGGTATCGGCAACACGGACATACTGACCATTCGCCCAAAGTACATCATCGAATCCTGTAAACTCGTAAAGAAACCATTTTTGAAGAAAAAGCAAATAGAAAGTATAAATATACTTTTAGAAGCTATGGGTCTACAAGGAAACATCAATGAGTAAAACATTCAAAGAATTCTACAGCGCAAACACCCCACAACAACCACCCATGAAATGGAATGTTATACTGTTTACTGGTGAGTTTGATCCCGTTTGCAAAGAAGAATTCCATAGAATTAAGGATTACATTAAAAACTATGTAGGGTCTAAAAGAGAGGCGTTCGATGAAAACGCCGATTTGGGATTGTTAACTCCATCATCGTCGGAAAATGAGATTAATACAAAAATGAAGTACAGTCTTACTTTCGAGGAAAGACAATATATCGCTGGTAAGTTTTTTGGATTCAAGATGTTTCCTATCGACTTCAAGGAAATGTTCTCATTGGCTCACTTTGATAAAAAGAAGAAGTTAAGTTCCGAAGTCAATTCCGCTTCTACAGCACTAAAAGATAACTTTGATAATGCTAACATTCTTATCGTTATCAGACCAAACGAAGCCACGAATATCCAAGATATAAAAGAAATAACCCATGTTTTCTCAAATAATGGCTTGAATATTGGCTTTATGACTTATGAACATACACCAATCATGTATGAAGAATATTTCAAGAAAATACCAATGACCGGAAAAATGATCAAAGCTTGCTGCCTGTTGGATGGTATTCGTCCATCTGCACTTGAATTGAAAAATTTCGCTTACAAATACAACCTTCAAGATTCGCTAGATTCGGTCAAGTTGATGCATTTCTTAACAAAGAACGAAAAGTACGATATGGTCTTTAGACATATCTTCCCAGACATCAGACTCCATGAACGGACAAATGAGGAATTCGAGTTTAACACAAAGACCGTTATGGAAGTTATAAAAAAGATGTACACAGACAAGATTTAAGTAAAAACCTTATAAATAGACATTAGGAGAATTTTTATGAATCGTTGCCCACATTGTCGCAATACCAATTTATCGGACACAGAATATCGTAATATCACTCGCTGTGACGATTGTGGCACAGAGTTCAGAGGTGAAACGGTATTTAAAGAAGGCACATACCGCGTCTTTATGAACGGTGTGATGACAAAATTGGCTGGGGTTCTTGAAGCCAGAGCCGCGACGGTCGTAAACGAAATGCGTCTCAATATGCTCAATAATAAAGAGGATGTTGATATCATCGTTGAAAAGCTCATGGAAATAACTGAAAATATCAATACAGCAAATGTCATTGGTGGGGATCGTAAGGAAGATGTTATACAAATGGTCGAATCCATTGAGAAGATAGTCAACTATGCTCACGCTATGGCTGAAAGACATGAAATTGATGCCCGTGTTGTGTATCGTTTGAAGCTCATGGAAGGTATCGAAGATATGCCAGGCATCATGCCAGGACTTGAAGGTGAACCAGAAGCTGGTCCTATTATCACATCCGATCCAGCCGTAGGTCCAAGCGGTTTTGAAGATACTGGTGTCGCTCCTGGTTTAGAAGTACCACCTCCGGGCGTAACAGAGCCTGGATTGCCAGTTGATCCAACCCAAGCTGCACAATTACCACCAACCGAACCAGAACCAACCCCATGGCAAGAAGGCATGTGGCTTGGTGAAAAGGTAAAGTTCTGCGTTGAACAGCGTGGCGAAGATACGGTTTATAAGGTCTGCAAGGAAAATGGCGACCCTATGATTTCATACAATGAAGAAACCAAGTCTCAAGAAGGTTTGGAAAACTTCACAGAAGAACAATTAGAACAACTCGACAATGTTATTGCTGAATACAGTATGGGCGCGGGCGTTGAACAACAGCCAGCCGCAAATGCTGAAGGTCCAGTAGTAAGCACATCACCAGAAGATCCAGCAATGGCAGCAGAAAATATCTCAGCAAATGCGTTTGCCGATACATCAGCAGGATCAAGTGATTTATCGCAATACAAAGAATCTCCAATTTATCGTCAAGTCGAAAAGAACCTCAAAGCACAAATGAAGAGAGGTACATTTGACGAAGCTAACGCTCGCTCTGCTTTCTTGCGCGTTGCCAAGCAATGTGCAAAAGAAGGCTGCGGAATGCAAGAGGGTAATACAGATGTTCAATCAGTAGCCCAATCATTATTGGATGAATTTACACAAGGTGTAAATGGTCCTATTGGCTCACCAGCAGCTACAACAGATCCAGCCGTAGACGGTCCTATTGGACAACCAGTTGTCGATGAAGTCGATGTAAATGGTCCTATCGGATCACCAGCCGCTCAAGCTGCTCCAGCAGTAGACGGACCAGTTGGACAACCTATTGTCGGTGAAAATGAGCTAGGCGTTCCCGGTACAGATGGTGAAGTCGAACTTGCTCCAGAAGCCGGTGCCGAAGGCGCGGTTGACCAAGAACAAGAGATTGAACAAACACCAGAAGAGAAGGAAGCCGCCGAAGAAGCCGAAGAGGAAGCTGCCGAGCATGAAGAAGCCGAAGAGAAGGCTATCGAAGGCGTTCAATCCGCTGCCGAAAAAGCAGAAGATAAGATTGAAACCGCTGAAAAAGCTCTTGAGGATTTGAAGGCTGCTGTTGAAGCTCTTACTGATGTTGAAAAAGAAGCCCCTGCTTCCGAAGAACCAGAAGCATGCGAAGGCGAAGATTGTGAAGTCGAGGATGGTTTCGAAGCAGAAGATGGTGAAGCTGGCGAACCAGTAGAACCAACAGAACCAACAGAACCAACAGAACCAGCCGAAGCTGACGATGATATGGGTGAAATAGAGGACGAAGAACCAGCCCAAGAAAAGCTTCAAGAATTTGAAGAGAAGAAAGTTGGAAAGCACAAGTTTGTTGCCAAGCCAGAAATCATTCCAGCCAAGCGTGAAGCCACTGGTGAAAAGCCAGATGGTCATATCGTCAAGTATGTAAAAACCGTACATGATCCATCAAAGGAGCCAGCAGAACAGTGGTCAGAAGAGGAAGCAAAGATTCCTTTGACACAAGAAGAGGCTGAAAAAGCCGAAGTTGACGAAGAGGGCAAGAAGAAGAAAACCGCTGGTGACAAGAATAAGAAAGACGAGTACGAGACGAAAGATTTCAAGAAGGGTCGCCCAAATTTGAAGGAAGCGACTCGTTTCAACGGTTTCCGTCTCGGTGATAAGATCAAGTTGCCTGGCTACCAGAAGTCATTTGACTTAACAAAGATAACTCTTGAACCAGTTCGCTTTGTATTGACTGAAGGTAAGCTCACCGTAACCATCGATCCAAATACCGACAAGTTTGACTTGGACGCTGACAAGGACTTGAAGTGGCAGAGAACATCTGCTATTCTTGAGGACACCAGAGCAGTCTGGGAAGAAATGGAAAAGAGCATGGTTACCGAAGGATGTGCTGGTGGTGTTTGCACCATCGGTGGTCCAATGCATGTAACAAACAATACCGCTGGTATTGGTAATGTTTCATCCATGGTATCGTCATTCATTGCTACACCTATCTGCTCAATTTCGCGCAAGGCGTCAGATAAGGACGTTTATTCATACATCAAGATGAATAATCTCCACACGACCCCACGCCAAACGGCAATCAGCCATTTGCTTGGTAACTTCCAAAATACTGAATCAAGTATTGAGAAGATTTACGACGATGCTGTTATGAGTCTCAAGTACGATGACTCGAATCCAGAAAGTATCAACGAAGTTGATCAATCATATGGATTCAAGACACAATGCACCCGTGGCGTTGATGTACAACAGCGTCTTGCAGAAGGCTACGAAGAGCTTAAGAAACTAGGCATAGTTTAATAAGACATAATCTTCGGGTTAGTGGTTATCAAAAATTGTGATATAATTTGCATATGGCAGATGTCCAAGACATTTTAGATAACCTTAATGTAAATGATATTCCAGAGGATAATCATTTAAAAGAAAAGAAGAAAAAGGTCAATGGTTGCCGAAAGGGCAAGGCAGCAGAGCGTGATATTTGTCACGAACTTGAGGCGCTTTTTCCTGGTGATATATTCCGTCGTGTACCCATGTCGGGCGCATTCATGGGCGGATTTAATTTTAATAAGAATATGAAGATCAACGAAGAGGCTAAGAAAACCCTTACCGGCGACATCATCACTCCAACATGGATGAAGTTTTCATTAGAATCCAAGGCATATGATGACGATCCACAGTTTCATAAGATTTTAAATGGTGAGGACAAGATGCTTGATAAGTGGATTGGACAGGCAACGGAGGACGCTGCCAAAGTTGATAAAAAGATGCTTATTATTTTTAGAATAACATCAAAGCGTAGCGGCTATGTATGCTTGGAACGCCAATCATTTATTGACTTTGTAGAGCATCGTAACCCGACCCTTCCAGAAACAGCACTTGTTTATAAGGGCAAATATATCATTTTAGAGAAGTCCGTGTTTATGGATAATTACTTCAAGCTATATAAATCTGTTGAAGATTGGTTTTATACAAAACCAAAGTAATTTATATATAAATAGATTTATAAGGAGCTTTCCTATGAAGCGCGAAGATATCGAAAAGAAATGGGCAGAAATAGAAAAAGTTATTTCTGAATCGACAAAGGAATTGTATGGCGATAAGGGTCTAAAAACCAAAGCTGACCCGCTTCATAAGGACGCCGATGTTAAAGTTGGTAAGGACGGCGTAAAAGCTGCTGCCGACGAATTTGATGCCAGTAAGAAAATGGATAACACACCAGAAAATGAAAATAAAGCTGGCGCTGACAATGCCGCTGATAAGTTCGAAGGTTCAGACAAAGCTCCTAACAAGGAAAAGGAAGAACGTAAAGAAGGCGCAGAGGGTGGCGCTGAAATATCCAAGGACGGATATGGCGCAGCATCATTTGGTAAGAAAATTCGCGCATCATTTGGTCTTTCATTAGACGATAAGTTGAATAAGCCAAATGCTGGTAAGACAGGTCTTGCAGAATCATCAAAAGAATTGTACGGTGATAAGGGATTCAAGCCAGATTCCAAGCCAATTCATAAGGATGCAAAGGTAGAAACTGGTAAAGAAGGTGCTGAAAATGCCGCCGAAGAATTCGATGCCAGTAAGAAGATGGACAACGATCCAAACAACAAGAATAAAGAAGGTGCTGAAGAGGCTGCCAAAGAATTTGAAGGCAGCAAGAAAGCCGCTGGAAAAGATGAAGGCACAGATCGTAAAGAAGGCGCTGCTGCTGGTGCTGTCATAGCCAAAGACTATGTTGCAAAAGCATTCCGCGAAAAGGTTCGTGGCGTGTTTGGTTTATCACTGGACGATAAGCTCAATAAGCCAAATATGGGCAAGGAAGGCTTGTCAGAATCAAAAAAAAAATTAGATGAGGCGATGTTCGTCCCTGGTGACAAGTTTGACGATGAAGGTAATAGAGTTACTAGAAGTCGTGAACGCGGTGCGTATTTAAATAGGAATTTTAAACCAGCAACTCCACCAGCCAAAGTTCAGCAAGTCCCATTTCAACCAGCCACCCCCGAAGAAGCCCAACGAGCCGCTGACGAACAAAAGAAACAATGGGAAGCTAATAAAGCAAAAGCGCCACATATAGTACCATCTAAAGTCGAGACTGCACTTATGGATCCCAATACATATATAAAAATTGGTCTAAAACCAACAGATAATTTGCTAGCATCACGCCAATGGACAGAAAGACTCTACGATTTGGCGGGCATGTAAATTTTTCATATAAATACATTTAACCCCATATAAATATATCACAGGAGAATATTATGGCATTTCCAACACTCAAGCAACTTAAGGCTCTCAAGGCAAAAATCCAAGAGTCGAAGACTTACACTGGTAAGAAGTTCAAGGTCGATGGCGTTGAAACAAAGCCAGCCAAAGAACCAAAGGAAGTCAACCGTGAAGAAGGCGTAAAAGCTGGAGTCAAGGAAGTTGGCGAAGACCACGGCAAGGGTGGCGAACCAGAAGGTAATAAGGTTACACCTGTTAAGCGTCCAGAAGGCGTCAAGGGTGGAGCCAAGGAATTCAAGGCAGAACAGCCAGCACAAGGTGCTGATGTCAAGCCAGTAACCCGCGACGAGGGTGTTGGCGCTGCTCCAAAGGAATGGATCAAGCCATCAGAATTCCGCGAGAAGCTTCGCTCACAACTTGGTCTTCCACTCAATAGCCCATTGAATAAGGGTAATGATGGATTGAACAAGTCACCAAAGGGTGGATCAACCGAGCCAAATAAGGCTGGAACACCAGACACACCTAAGTAAGTTTAAAAATTTTTAAAGGAGAATAGAAGCCGTTCCGAAAGGGACGGCTTTTATTTTTGGGTATTGTTATTATTAATATTCGTGTTAGTATCGGTCATGAAAAAGGTTCTTCTCATTGATCTTGGACATTTAGCGCACAGATATTTGTTTGTAAAAGCAGCAGATATTAAAATCATTGGTTTTAACATGTTGCGCCATCTACTGTTGGCTAACGGTATATTTCCATATATCAGCCAATTTAAACCAGATGCTGTTTATATTGGTGTTGATTGTAAAAAGTCTTGGAGAAAAGACGAAGTAGAATCGTATAAAGCCAACAGAGTAGAGATACGAGAAAAGAAAGCATCCGAAGTCGATTGGGATGGATTCTATAAGTTTATGGATGAGTTTGTTATCGAGCTTCAAGAGGTTTTTCCATTTTATGCTCCAGCGGTTCCTCGCTTAGAAGCTGACGATATCATCGGCTGGCTTGTAAAAACATTACCAAGAGAATATGAAAAAACCATCGTCACGGGTGATGGTGACTACATACAATTACTTAAGTATCCTAACACCAAGTTATGGTCACCAAACAAAAAGGATTATGTTAAGGAAGATCCAGAGCAATCATTGTTATTAAAGATAATTTGCGGAGATTCGTCAGATAATATTCCTGGTGTGAGAAAAGGTTTGGGTGAAAAAAAGGCGGCTAAACTCATTGCTTCCGGTGATTTACCAAGGCTGATTACCGAAGTTGACAGTGAAGGAAAGTTAACAGAGTTTGCCAAAAACTTCGAAAGAAACAAGAAGCTGATTGATATGGATTATATTCCAGCAGAACTCACAGCGAAACTTCAACAGCAATTAATAGATTACAAGTTGGCTGATGGTAAGAAGCTGTTTAGATATTTAATTGATCGTAATCTACGAGAAATGTTTGAAAACTTGGAAAAATACAAGCAGCAAATGAAGCCGCTTACCGAGTTTAAAGCATCAGCAGCCGAATAAGTTATCTTCGGTAAGTATCTTAAATTCCCAGCCCCTTGACGCACAGTAGGCGCGGGCTGCTTCCCATTTGGCGCAATTTTGTCGCCAAGTGCATGCTTCATACAATATAGTTCTCTGGTGCTTACCCTTGGTCACAATGGGTGGCACGGTCTGTTTTTTGGGTTTTATTTCAACCATTTGTGTTCTTGGTGGTCCCGATAGGGTCTTTACGCGAATGACAAAATCTGGATGATAATTCCACATAGTGTTTGTATTCGGATTTAAATATGGAATCTTGGGTTCCTCACTTATCCATTCAATAACATTTTCGTTGAAATCAAGAAACCGGCAAAATCGATACTCCCACCTTGATCGGCAAACAGGTAAAGCCGTACCCTTATATTTCATCCTATTATGTGGTGTATAGATATCTTTCTTCCATTTTGACTTTGAGACATGTAATTTTGACATAAATATATTATAATACTATTTATGGATTTATTATCTGGAAACATCGGTGGAGTTAATTTTCAAGAAATGAAGAGAGGTCATTTCTACAAATTCTCATATCCCAATATGCAAAGTACGATGCAAGAACCCATGGTTCTTAATCCAGTAATCGTATTTTCAGCCCTTGATCGCAACAGACGGATACATGGACTCGATCTGCGCATACTTCGTAATTCTGAAATATTTTTAGAGGATTATGAGAAGTTTTATATGAAAGATGGTAAAATTAAGGAAATGTACACCCCCGAACACCCGCATGCCTTTAGTTTTCGTATTCTAAAAGCCCTGTTTTTACGCAATCCAGATGTCGAAAACGCATGGAGAATTTACAATCCTTTACACATGAAAGCTATTAAAGATATAAATATAGGGGAGACACAACAGGAAATGCGTAATTTCCATAAAGTCCGCTTGAACAACATGGGAGTTATCTAATGGCTATAGGCGACTATTTTTCATATACGGGCGGCATCAATAAGCGTGCTAAGAATCTTACCCCACATGAACAAACACAAATTGCTAATGTTCGAAAGACCATTTTCAATGCTATTTCTGGAAATGAAAAGCCGCAAGAAATTAAAAAAGATAAGAATAAGATCGCAGTCTCGGAGTTAAAAGACTTAGCAGTTGGTGACTTTCAGAGCCAGTTAAATATTTTCTCGAAGTTAATCTATCGTGTTGAAAACGATAAGAGAGAAAGTTTACGCCTATACCGTGAAATGTCAAAGTATCCTGTTGTTTCGTTTGCTGTAAACGAGTATGTCGATGAGGCTGTGAATTTCGATGATGAAGGTAATTGCGTACACCTTAAAATCAAGTCAAAAGCCATAAGAGAAGACGAACATCAGCGGCAAACCATTCAAGCCGAGTTCAACTCATTGATGCATGATGTCATGAAAATTAATGACAACATCGATATGTGGTATAGAGACTACATGATAGATGGTGAAATTTTCTTTGAAAAAGTCATTGATAACGACAATCCAGAATTGGGCATTACAAGAGTCAAAAAGCTTTTGACAAACCTCGTCTATCCCGTCTATGGTGATTTAGAAGCTGATGAAATTTTCTTCTACACATACCATGCTCAACAAACACAAGAGTTGCTACAGATGCCAAAGGAAATGGTGGCATATGCTAACTCTGGATTACGCGAGTTCTCTGATAACGAGCAGAACATCAGAGTTTACTCATTTTTAGAAAATGCCAAGATAACATATCGTCGTTTGAAGCTCATGGAAGATGCGCTTGTTATCTACAGAATTATTCGCGCTCCAGAAAGAAGAATCTTCAACATCGATGTCGGTAACTTACCAAAAGCAAGAGCAGAACAATATTTAAACGAAACAATTCAGAGACACAGACAGAGAAAGTTCTTCGATCCAAGTACAGGTGATGTCACAGAAGGTCTTGATCCTATTGCAATGACCGAAGATTATTACTTCCCAATATTTGCTGGTGGAAAGGGTTCAAAAGTAGAAACCTTGCCCGGCGGTCAACATCTTGATCAGATTCAAGACGTTGAATTCTTCTTAAAGAGAATGTATTTAGCAATGAACATTCCAATGTCTCGTTGGGGCGAAGATAAAAAGACACAATTCGGCGCGGCTGGCGATATAAACCACGACGAATTGAAGTTCTTAAAAGATGTGAAGAGATACTCAAAGAGATTCTGTAAAGCATTAAAAGATATTTTCTTGTCGCACTTGAAACTCAAGCATATTTCTGACGAATTGGGAATATCCGAAGAGGACATCGATATTGAAATGTTCTCGAATAACTTGTACGAAATGTTCTTGAACGCCAAGAAGCTTTCTCTCAAGTTTGAGGTATTCAAGCACTTCGAAGGTCTTATCGATACAGAAAACAAGCCACTTTCACAAGAATGGGTTATCAAGAAGTATCTTGAAGTTGATGATAATGATTGGGACGAGAATGTTAAGAAGAGAAACATCGAACGTGAAATAAACAAGAGACTTGAAAAGGAAGCCGAAGGTGACGCTGGTGGAGGTGGTGGATTAGGCGGTGGTGGAGGTGACCTCGGTGGAGGTGGTGGAGGCGACCTCGGCGGTGACATGGGTGGCGATATGGGCGGCGACATGGGAGGCGGTGACGCTGGTGGAGAGCCACCAGCCGGTGGTGACGAGGGTGGAGAGCCGCCAGCCCCAACTCCAGTATAAGGACATACTATGAAAAGATTAGATGAACATAATTCTTACATTACTTTGAAAGCTGATGAAATTGGATTGAAGCCAAATGAATTAGAACCGGCATGGGACAGTGCGGTTACAAAACAAAAAGCCGAAACACCAGATTTGCCGGATACAGATCCTATGTTTACAAGAAAAGTCATGGATAAGTTTGATCAGCAAGTAAATGATTATTACATTCATAAAGCAAGGAGTATAGTTATGGCACGCGAAAATGCGACACAAAGCGGTCAAGAATGGATCAATTCGTTGGCTCAAGGTAACTATGTTCGAGCCAATGAATACTTCCCAAAGTTCACAAAAGCCGCATATGACAGTCTTATCGATTCTCGTAGTAAAGAGTTTTTAGCCAAATTTGCTGAAAAGCTTAAGAAATCACACACAGAAACTTAAAAGGTATATAAATAGTTTCAGGAGTTTTTATACATGAAGATATACAAGCTTATTACGGAAGCAAATTCTCCTAACTTTAAAGCAATTAAAGATGTTGTTATTAGGGAAGAAGTAGCAGCAGACGGTAAGAAAAAGTCCATAACCGAAATTGTCGGTCCATTCATTCAATGTAATGTCAAGAACCGCAATGGAAGAATCTATCCAAAAGAATTGATGGTCCAGTGTGTTCAAAAGTATGTTAACGATAGAATGACTGGTAACAAGTTGCGCTCATACGGCGAATTAGGTCACCCAGAAGGTGTTGAAATAAATTTGCACCGTGTTTCCCACATGATTACTGAATTACGCTGGGAAGGCGATGATGTCGTAGGTCGTGCAAAAATCATCGATACTGAATATGGTCGTATAGCCGATACTATTTTGAAGTCAGACGGTCAGCTTGGTACATCATCACGCGGCATGGGTGCATTGAATTCACCAAGCCAGCAAAACCCAAAGCTCTATGAAGATGCTGTAAGCAAGTTTGGATCTGATGCCAATATCGTAACCGAGTTCGAATTGATAGCAGAAGATATCGTTGCTGACCCATCTGCTCCAGAAGGTTTCGTCCAGGGTATATATGAGAATAGAGAATATATTATTTCTGGTGGAGCATATACAGAATCGTCACTTCGTCGTACAGAAAAAGCATATAAAAATTTGGATGAATCGCTTAGATCCATGCCTAAAAATGATCGGGATGCGATGTTTATCAAGCTTGCCGAAAAATTTTTAAATGATTTATCAAAACCAATATAAATATAGATTAATCAGGAGTCTTTTATGAAAGATATTATTGCTGAAATTTTTAAAGGAATCGATGAAAAGTTGGTTTCTGAAGAAGTAAAAGCAAAAGTCGCAGAGATGATCAACACAGTTGTTGAAGCTCGCGTTGCTGCCAAGACTTCCGAATCCGCATCTGCTACAGTTGCGCTACAAGAAGAAAAGACAAAGCTTGTTGCCGAAATTGAACAGATGAAGAAGGATATGTCAGAGAAAGAAGCTTTCCTCAAGGAAGCTGCTGCTGACTTCGGAAAGCAACTTGCAGAAGAATTTAAGCAAAAAGAAGAAATACTTTTTGAATCATTAAAAGAATACCAAGAGGAATCGACAAAGGTTCTTCAAGAGACAGCCGCCTTGTACCGCGATAAGATCGAAGAGGAAGCAATGGCTGCTGCAAATGAATACAAGACTTTCGTAGAATCGACTGCAATGGAATCAGCAGCCGAATTTAAGAGAATGCGTCAGGAAGCCGACGCCAAATCGTTAGAGACGTTCAAGGGTGATTTGATTGAGAAGGCGAATGAGTACATGCAGTCGCAACTCAAGACAATCGTTCCTGAACAAATTATGGAGGCTGCCGCTAAAGCCGCTGCGCTTGAGCCGCTTGTCGAAAACATGGTAAGTGTAATCGAGAAGCACGGAATCAGTGTTGATAAATCTGGTTACGATGCGCTTAAGGCTGCCAAGGCTGAAATAGCCAAGTTAAGTGAGTCTGTGAATGTAAAGGCTCAAGAAAATGTGAAACTTGGTTCACGGGTTAAAGAGTTAGAGAAAACTGTTAAGTTAAAGCAACTTACGGAAGGTATGACTCAGGCACAAAAGACAAAGGCTGAAAAGCTTTTGGAATCGTGTTCCGTTGAAGAACTTGAACCTCGTTTCAAGATCATCAAAGATATCGTGATAACCGAATCAGCGAAGCCTGCAAAGATAAGTGAGAAGGATGCAAAGCCACAAGCGGTTGTGGATACCGCTAAAAAGCAAGTTGAACGTATTGTTGAATCAATAAATAAACCTGCAAGTGACAAAACATCAGACATGGACGCATGGAAGACTAACCTCGACCGTATGCGCCGTAACTAACTAATTAACCCCCCATAAAGGAAAATATTATGTCAGAAGCTAGAGTATTTAAGGACGCCCTTCGCAAGAAGTGGGCACCATTAACCAACCACATCAAGAAGGATTCAATTGTTGAAAACGTTTCAGCACTTCTTGAAATGGAACAACGCTATTTCCAGAACCCAGGCAGAGTCCAAGGTCCATTACATGAGTCGTTCAACGTCTCAGGATCAGACGCCGCCGGAGTCGGAGCAGCGTCATACAATTCAAATTGTGGTCCAGGCGCGGGTATCGCCCGTTTCAAGCCTATCGCAATGCCACTCGTCGCTCGTATCTTCCCAGAACTCGTTGCGAACGAATTGGCAGGCGTTCAACCAATGTTTACTCCAGTAGGACTTGCTTATGCATTGCGCTACCGCTACCAGAGCGGCGACTTCGCAGGACAAGAAGCTGGATACAACACCGTACACGCACTCTACTCAGGCGTTGAGCCTGCTTCGGCTGCTGGTACAACTGGCGCATCACTCCCAACATCGGGTCAATTCGATGCTCTTACCGAAGCCGACGCAGGCAAGGTAAAGGGTGGTATGCGTGATCCAGGCGCTCTCGGCGCAGGATACAAGCCAGGCTACATCACCCACGAAGGTGAAACACTTGGTGAACTTCGTGACGTATGTGGAACAGGTGTTCCTGAACAAATGCGCTACATGGGATTGACCATTGAGCGTCAGGAAATCACAGCAAAGACCCGTAAGCTCGCTGCTCGTTGGACATATGAAGCGCAGCAAGATATCGCCAACATGCATAATGTTGACATCCAAGAGCAATTGTCAGACCTCTTGGCTTACGAAGTTGCTGCTGAAATCGATGCCGAAGTGAAGAATAACATCGTTGAACTTGCAAAGGTCGGCGGCGTCTATTCATGGAACTACGGTTCAGTCGGTACAGCTAACGGTACAGCCGATGGTCGTTGGGAACAGGAAAAGTTCCGCACCCTCTACACCTTGCTCGTCAAGGCTTCGAACGATATTGCTCGCGCAACTCGTCGTGGTGCTGGTAACTTCATCCTCTGCTCCGCAAACGTATGCACCATCCTTGAAGGACTTGAGCAGTTCGCTCTCTCGTCCGTCGCTACAAACCTCTCAACAGAGGTAAGTGGAGTCGCCAAGGTCGGTACAATCGGACGCTTCACCGTATACCGCGATGTATTCGCTCAAACCGAATACGCAGTCGTAGGATACAAGGGAAGCCGCGACACAGACGCTGGTGTGATCTACTGCCCATACGTTCCATTGATGTTCATGGAAGCAGTTGGTCCTGATTCGTTCAACCCAAGAATCGGCGTTATGACACGTTACGGTATCTGCAACAACTTGTTTGGCGCAGAAAACTACTACCGTTACATCAGCGTCAACCTTGGCAACAGCCCAATCGCTGGATATGACAACTCAGGTTACGCTAACCCACTCCCACAGGGTGCTTCGGCTAACGGAGTCGTATTCGGATAAGCCTAGCTTACCGTCTACAAGTGAGACAGGAAACCCCTCGGCTATGCCGGGGGGTTTTCTTTTATAAATTTGGTCTATGAAAATATGAGTTAACGATATAATATACCCGTGGACATTACTGAACTAACAAAATACCTAACCCCAGAGGATCTTAAAATCGTGGCATCTATAGTAGATGGTGCAAAAGTAGGTGACGCATATTGTCAAATTCTCCTTCATGAGTATGTCGAAATACAAAAAGATGACAAAAAGCTTAAAGTGTTTTTAGACATTGTAAACGGAGAAACATCAGAAATTGCATGTAGAAAGTGGTATTATATAGATAAGCAAATCTTCATAGATAATAGGAACTACTTATGAGCGAATTACCAGACGATACCTTCCCCAAGTCACTTGATGATATTCCCGATATAGCTCCAATTAAAAGGGAAGAATTAATAATTCCATCTTTTAAAGAGAGTCTCAATGAAGCATCGGAATCCCAGCAAGATATCAAAAACGACTATAAAAAAATAGTAGAAGAACAAGCAGAAAAGCTTGCTAAACTCAAAGCCAGAATCCGCGACTCTCAAGTAGACGAGAAGAATGACAGAGAGTATGTCCTGTTTAAGATAGCCAACTTAAAAGAGGAAGTCGATCAATTGGAAGAATCGCTACACTATGCGAAACAAGATTATGAAGCATGGGTCGGAAGAGCAGATTTATCTGGTGGCGTATCAAAAGCACTGGCTATCGTAGAAACAATCGAGCGCGACATACATAGAGCCAAGATGGAAATTTCTCGGCTGGAGGCATTAAGATAACCATGCCTTTCGGATACTTTTTACGGTCAGATCCGTCACCAATTCGGTTGCGTTTGGATATAACAAAACCACCTCAAATCGTTAATTCTGGTGATGTTATATATGCGGATTATGCCGTATATAAGGATGTTGTTGGATTCAAATTCGTAGGCTGGACACCACCATTAAAACAAGGCGAAATTTCACACGATCCAAAGCATCCAACTAAAGTATATGATGGTCAAGAGCTTGATATCGTCGCTGTACAAGCAAAAAAGCAAGCCCCACACAAGACCTTCCTTGAAAACTTGAAGCGGGAAGAAAAAACTGTTGTTTCATATGTTGAGGATACAACAGAAAAAACACCAGAAATACCAGATAAAAATGACGCTGAAAATGATATGAATAATGAAGCTTTGATATCATTCTTGAAAAAGTTCAGCCAAAAGAATTGGTTTGTGATGAGGAAGGAAAAAGCTATAGAATACTTGGAGCGTTTGAAGGTGGATTTTTCCGATGTTCCAAACCATAAGAACGAGCTTATAAAAAAGCTTAAGAAGTACATAGAAGACAACTAATATAAATACATAGGTAAGGATTTGCCTATGATACCTTCTAAAAAGTCGGAATTGGCTGCATGGATTCGTGATAGTTTAGGCGAATCTGTCATGGGTGTCATGCCACTTTCGCCTTCACAAATCGAAGATCGTATTGATGACGCAATCGATTATTACCAATTGTTTTCTGGTGGCATAGGTCACGAACAGAATTATTGCATTATCAATACCTCAACAATGCTTACCTCGGCAGCCCCTGTATGCACTATGACAGGAGCGCCATTCTCATTCTGTGATCCAAAACTTGCTGCTCCAATTATGCAACATCGGGCTGAATATCAGCTTCCGAGAAGTGTCGTTGGTGTTTCAAAGGTATTACCAGGCGGCAGCGGTACAGGTGGCTTGAATTGGCTTACAACTGCTCCAGCGCCAACACAAGAAATCATCGAACGAGCATTAAATAGCGCGGAAGCCATTTCACAGACCATGTGGGGTGGAATGGCTGGTGGTCAAGTAAATACATCGACAAATAATTTCCTTGGTTTGTGGTTCCCCGGCACCATGTATAATGGTGGAGCTTATGGTACTCGCGGTGGAACAAGAGCAGACGGCGGCGGCATGGATGTCATTACATACGAATTATCGATGGAATACATGGAAATGCTCAACCAACGCTTTAAAGTAACGGTGAATTTGGATTTTCACGAAGCATCCCGTCGTGTGCGTATAGCGCCACCACCAAAAACCGCCGGTATGTATATCATCGGCGTATGGACTCGCGTTGCTCCAGAATATCTTTATGATGATTACTTTATTCGCCACTATTCGTTAGCACTGTGTATGTTACAAGTTGGAACAACCATGAAGAAATATCGTGGAGCAAAGTTCCAAGGCGGCGTCGAGTTTGATGCAGATTTTTTCTTTACTGAAGGAAAATCAAAGAAAGAAGATTTAGAAAAGAAGTTGTCAGAAAACTACTTCGGATATCCACCTCAAGCATTTTTCATAGGATAAATATGGACAGAATTTTAGAACAACTTAAAGAATCTTGGAAGATGATAGAAACTGCTGGTGGTTTAGCTCCAGGCGCTGAACAAATTGTTAGCGATCTATCGGAGCTTCCAACAGAAGAAGAGTTTAATGGCGTTGGTCTTGCGGAAGCAAAGCCAATTCCAGATGCTCCTGTTCGTGACATTGATCCTATGGATATCGCAAGATCAAAAACAGATGACCCCAACATTGCTCAAGGTATCGCATTTAACAGAGCAAATCCATCAAAACAGTATAAGCGTGATAAGTCACTTGTTAATCCAGAAACTGGTAGCGGCTATAAGCCAGCAGAGCGACCACAGCGGTTGATACATAGTTCAACATTACTTAAAATTCTGACACCAAGTGGTAAAAAGATAAGTGAAAAACAACTTAAGCAACTTATCACACAGCGTCCAGAAAGCATCATTCAGCAAAATTCGAAATTAGCTGCATCTGGTGCAAATGCCAATGAAGTTTTCTACGATTTGACATTACCAGCATTCCAAGGTCTTTTTTACAACGAAGCCGAAAATAAGTTTCAAGTTGTAAAAACATGTCCATCTGCTGGTGCATGCAAAGCATATTGTTATGCCACATCGGGTGGTTATGTTCAATACGAAGGACCATGGTTGTCGGCAACTCGGACAATAAACTTTTTGATGAATGACTATGAAGGATTTAAGCAAAAAGTTTTGAGTGAATTGAAGGCGGCAGTAGCAGCAAACGCAAAGAGAGGCAAGAAAGTTGTATTGCGTTGGCATGATGCAGGAGATTTCTTCTCAAAGACCTATCTCATGCTTGCGTTCGATGTTGCAAAACAGACACCAGAAACTCGCCACTATGCTTACACAAAGCAAGTCGATTTAGTCAACAAATACAATGATGTTAAGCCAGATAATTTCATATTCAATTTCTCGAAGGGTGGAACACAAGATAGAAATGTTGATTTTACCACGGCAAAGCACTCAAAAGTTGTACCAGATGAATTGTTCAGAGATTTGAATCTTGTGAAAGGTCAACCACTTTCACCTCAAGACAAGGAAGAGATAAAGAAGAGAGTCACTTTCAAGTATGATTTAGATCCAGGTTCCGTCGTAACTTATGATGAACTTGTAAAGCTTCCCGTTGATAATACCAAGAAATATAATGTTATTGTTAAGCCAGGTGACGGCGACGATGCTGCTGCCAGAACAGATGTGTTAGGAACTCTCTTACTTATCCATTAATTTATGCAAGATCCACTTTCATACACAAAATATTTCCCACAAGGTACTGGTCCACAAAACCAGGGTAATGAAATTTCGACTTTAGATAGTATGCAAGCCGAAATGATCAATGTGTATGGAATCCCTATGGATTACTACCCCGTGGAAGTCAATATTCGTAAAGATATCGCATTTGGTGAGGATACAACCAAAAGATACATGAGAAAGCATGTTATAAAAGGTAAGATTGATACCGAAGGATTTGACGAGAATCTTTTATACACGGGATTCGGTGAGCTTAACAATATTGAATTCAGAGTCTTTTTGCACTTACCGACATTTTTAGCAGCAGTCGGACGCGAACCTATAGCTGGTGATCAATTTTATTTACCATTCAATTCAACATTCGTGTACGAAGTATCGCATGCCGTTCATGCTGCTCTTGGACGCGAAGGAAATATATTTGGATTCAAAAGCTTGTTCGTTCTTAATGCCCGTGAAAGAGCCGTTACAATTCATAGTGCTGGATATGGTGAAAGATTTGGTGTGGTCGATAGCCAAGGCAATCTACGCCCAGACGCTCCAGCCGATGCTTTGGTTAATGACGGATCTGGTCGTGTTGCTGCGAAATACGATGTTCAGCAACCAAAAGCTTCACCAAATACCATGATTGATAATGAAGAAGTGAAGAAAGAAGTCGATGGTACTGGTCAAGGCGACGGTATTGCTCCACCAAAGAGCGATGAAATCTCCAGACGCTGGGGAGGCTGGTAATGCCTTTTAAAGTACACAAAGTTGACGGTGGCTATAAAGTATCTAGTCCTAGTGGGGACAAGAGTAAGCATCCCATGAGTAAAGAGAAAGCTCGCGCACAACAAGCTGCTATATACGCGAATTGGGATGGTAAAGAAGATACAAACATACCGAAAGAAAAGCCTTTATCTGAAATGCCCGCATGGAACGATGCCAATAAAAATATATCGAAAGAAATATTTGGTGATGTCAGTAGCATAATCAGCAAAAGAATGGACCAATCTTTTACGAAAAAGGGAAAATTTGAATTAATAGCAAGTAGTGAGAGGTTTACATGTATTGTATGGGAAAGAAGCGGCGGAAAAACCATATTAGTCGATGTTTTCAATAAAGCCCAAGATGCCATTGGTGAATTTTGCTGGTATAAAAACGCATATGGCTGGAAAACAGAAAGCGTAGGTATCGTCACCGAATATCAAGGAAGAGGAATTGCCATAAATCTCTACATCTACATGATAGAGAATTATTTTGGGGCACTATACTCTGACAACTACTTGACCGGTGAAACTGGTAAGGGTTCGTTTGATGTGTGGGCAAAGTTGGGACGATACTTCCCACACAAGTATCTATACAGCCCAGAAAATAGAAAATATAAAGAGATACCAGAATTCACCAGAGAGATGATGGGCAACCCAGACATATTGTTTGTCGTATCACCCAAGCCAATCGCAACAGATAATCTAAGAGAATCTCTTACAAAGTCTCTTAATGCTATTTTCTATGAGGGCGTTGTACAAGTTCCAGTTGATGACATACGCAGTTGGGTGGAAACACACTACGACGAATTCGTTAACAAATTAAAAGAAACGCTTACTAAAGGCTACAACACATATATTGAAGATGGTTTGATTCTCACCAATCCATACAACCAAGAGCAACTGGATTTGACCGTTGAGATGCAAAAAAATGTTATGTCATCCTCAGAAGGTGGTAGCTACTTTAGAATCGATGTTCCTAATTCGCGCATTTTGGTCAATGCTACGAACTTCTATAATGATTATAAAAAAGACCTTAAAAATGGACTGATCAGCGGCTTGGTTCATGAAGTGACCCATATGATGGATCCAGGCGTTACGAACATGAAAAAACAAGTTAAACCAGGATCATATACCGACACCATCAATTCAGATATCGAATTCCCAGCATTCGCCAGAGAATACATTGATCAGATAAATCACTTAACAGATGAAAATAAAATGAAAATTCTTGATAGAATAAGAAAAGGAAAAGCGTTGGGAATGAAAGAGATTGATGAGTTTATGAATGACCTCACACCAGAGAACAGAACGAAGTTTATTAAATATCTTTATAAAGAGCTAACACATGCGTAATTGGTTTTATAACCATGTCCTTCACACACATGTTCTTCTATTCGCGTCCATTTTTGATGAAATGGAAGTCTTCGATTTTGATGAGAATGGTAAAGCCACTGGACGGGTACCAGTTCCTGTCAAGCTGACTTACAAAGAAAAAGTTATTCAGATGCTCATGAATAACAATACCTCCAATCCATATTTGATGCGTGACAACGAAAATGTGCTTCCGTTGATTTCAATTCAATGGAAGTCGATGGGTTTGGACAAGGAACGCATGAGAGGTATTCGTGAGAAGAGAAAGATATATGTGGAATATCTTCAACAGCCGGGAACTTCAAAGCCGCTTGAGAAGCAGCATTTGGATATGCAGACCATACCATATAAGTTGTCATTCGATGTCATCGTATGGGCTAAGTATATGGACCACTTGGTTCAAATCATTGAGAATATCGATTCATTTATACATCCAGAAATATATCTTGAAATGTATGAAAAGGGAATTGGCATAGGAAGAAAGATAAGAGTTGTAAAAACAGCCGAATCTGCTCAATTCAATCCCGACATACCAGAAAAAGAATTCCGCTCGAAGTTCTTGACATATTCTTTCAATTTTGATGTCGAATGTAACCTCTACAAGCCAGAAGAACCAGTGGCTGATCCGATTAAGAAAGTCACAGTCAGATACTCGGCAGTTACTGAACCTCGCACACCTGGCGTTGATTTGGGTGAGCAAACCGTTTCACAAACAGTCGATAGCGATAGTGCCCAAACATCTGCCACATCTGGATACTGTTTCTATGATTATGATGCAGATATTGTCAATTACATTAAGAAGTTCTCTGATCCAGAGCATTCACAGATAGCAAATCAATACGAACCTTTCTGGAATTGCCAAGTTTCGAAACAAGACATTATGCCACCAACATCAACACCACCACCGCCACTTGCGTATGGTGAGGTAAAGTTGGACGGAACCACAGATATCATCACAATTACAAGCACAACGCTCCAGAACGCTCCAGAATATATTCCACAAGCTATTATCAATACAAAACAGGGAACAGCGCCGTTTACAATCACGAATTTCGAGAATATCCAGCCTGGTCAATTCCAAGTAAGATTATCAGCTATTCCGCCAGATACTTCATACTCGGTTGTTTGGTACGCATATCAGAAGTATAATAGCAATCCAGATGATGTATAATATATAGGGGATTTTATGGCAAAGGCACCATCAACAAAGAGTATAGAAAAGGCACTTGGTATCGCTGATGATATTAACAAGTTAAATGTCGAGTCTACCGACAATGAGAAGAAAAGAATGTATGAGGAACGGCAGAAGAAACTCAAAGCCATTAAGGATCAGTTTGAAAAGAAGCGTGCAACATACGAACAAGACAAGGATTTCATCAAGGATCTATATCGTGAAGTTGCCGAAACAAGTATGATGGCTGTTCGTATCATGCAAGAAGAAGCTGGTATGACCGGCGACTATAAAAATGTAGAAGCATTGGCAGCCGCCGCCAATTCCGTAACACAAGCCTTGGACGGTCTAAAAAATGTCGAATTAGACGAAGAGAAATTACGCATTGAGCGCGAAAAGGTCGGCATTAATAGAATGAAGGCAGAGTCCATCGTCAATAAAGCAAGTATATTTGGTGGTGAGCAAGGTAAGACAGTTAATAACATCGTTCATGTTGGATCGACAGGCGACCTTATTCGAGCATTGAAGCAAGCCGAAAAGGAAGAGAAGATTGTCGAAGCAACAGCAGAGGTTGTTGAGAAGAAGGATACTTAATGCCCGTAAGTTATGATAAAGTAAAAGGTCTTAAGCGTCCAAATTCTGATACAGAGTTTACGACAGAGCAGATCAACGAAATAAAGAAATGCTCCAAAGATATTATTTACTTTGCCGAAAAGTATTTTACGGTTATCGAAGAAAAACGCGGCAAGCACATCATCAAATTATTCGATTACCAAATTGAGACATTACTTGCATTCGTTGAACACAGATTCATCGTTCTAAATTTCGGGCGTCAGCTTGGTAAGTCAACATGTCTGTCCATTTATATGTTGTGGCTTGCCATGTTTGATGTCGATAAGACCGTTGGTATTTTGTCGAACAAAGAAGCGTCGGCAAAGAGTCTTATGAAAGATATTAAGACGGCATATCTTGAAATGCCGGATTTCTTGAAGCCAGGCGCAGAAAAGTGGGACCAGACAGTAATAGGTTTTGATAACGGATCGACCATCATGGGCGGAACAACCGCTGAAGATTCGTTCCGTGGTGAATCGTTATCTCTTCTCGCTCTCGATGAGTTCGCGCATGTGCCACAAGAAATAGCAGAAAACTTCTTCACATCCGTATTCCCGACCATCAGCACAGGTGGTCGTATGATCATGGTATCTACACCAAACGGATCAACTGGTAAGTTCTATGAAATATTCACTGGCGCTGGAAAAGTCATCAATGGTATAACCAACCCATTCGTCTCTAAAAAGGTCAAGTGGGATAGACATCCTGATCGTGATCAAGCGTGGCACGATACAACATTGGCAATACTTGGTAAGGTTCGTTTTAATCAAGAACATGAATGTAGTTTCACTGGATCAACAAATACACTTATTTCTGGTGAGGCTCTTTTGCGTCTCGCTGAACAAGTAAGTGACGCAGCATATATCACCGAAGAAGGTCTTCATATGTGGAAGCAACCACAGAAGGGAAGATTGTATGCATTTGGTGTCGATGTATCTAAAGGTGCTGGAAACAACACAGACTTCTCTGTAATAAACATTTTTGATGTTACCGAGTTCAATACAACTCAGTGTTTTGAGCAAGTTGGCATATTCAGGAAAAATGATATTGTGTTATTTGATTTTATTGATGTTCTTTTCAAGTTAACCCCTATGTTCAATAACCCAATGGTCATTGTGGAAAACAACACAACTGGTGAAGTCGTGTGTAAGGTTCTTTATCACGATAAAGAGTATGAAAATGTCTTTTTTGACTATGAACGAGCAGAACATGGCATAAATGCCAATGTAAAAACCAAGCCTATGGCTTTAAACTTTTTTAAAGATGATGTGGAATGTGGAAAGATACGCATCCGGTCGCGTGATATGTACACAGAACTCACCTATTTTGAAGAAGTAACCCCAGGAGTTTTTAAAGCAAGAGTGGGTCGAAATCTACACGACGATACGATTTCATCGGCATATTGGGTATCATATGCCTTACGATCCCGCTACTATCAAGACGATTTCATGTATTATGCTGGCAAGGCGGCACAAACTAAAGAAAACAATCCAAACGCCGAAACAGATGAAGATATTCTTAAGAGCTTCAATAAATATGTGCGCCCACTGTCAGACAAGGATATTTTCAAAAAGCAGCTAGGGAGAATCTGATAAATATTTAAATGTTGGTGGTTTATCGATGCATATAAAAAATCCAAAAGATAAACACATAAGGCATATAAATATAATCAAGATAATAGGAGAGTAAATTATGACACTTCTTTCTCCAGGCGTAGAAGTAATCGAGCGCGACGGAACACTCCGTATTGAAACGGTCACCTCGTCAACGGGTGCGATAGTTGTTCACTCAACTAAAGGTCCAGTTAATCAAATTGTAGACATCACAAGCCCAAGTAACTATATAGAAGTTTTTGGTAAGCCAGATGATGTTAACTACAAGTTCGCTTGGACTGCGCTGAAGTTCTCCGAGGCTTCGAGCGCCCTCAAGGTTGTTCGTATTGAAGATTCTACTCGTAATGCGGCTGGTGTAGTCGTTGGTTTCACACCACCAACATCAACCCAACCACAGGGTGATTTGACTGCACAACCAGAACCAATGAAGGTTGAGCAATATCCTCTTGTGTATGATTCTGTCGGAACCGCTACAACAACTGGTGGACCTCTTGACGTATCTGGTGCTGAAAAGTTGTTCCATGTGTACGCAGTTGGCGCTGGTCCATTCTACGAAAACATTTCATTCTCCGTTGTTTCGAATTTCGAATACAAGACACTTCAAAACCTCAAGCGCGACTTGGCACAAGCCGTTCTTGATTCAGATCGTCAAGCAATTATTGCTATGTATTGGTCGGGAACATCGGGCGATGCTCTTTTGAGCCGCGCTCCATCTCTCCGTGATGATGTCATTGTCGCACAACCACGCACTGGCGGCGGTCAAGTTGATACAAGCAACACATCGGCTGGCTGGGCTGTCGATTCAGTCATGTTGGGCAACTATACCTCACCAGAATATGGTCCAGAACCAACAGTCGTATCATACGACATGTCAGGCAATCCAGTATACTTCTACGATACATACCTCTTCTATGTGTTCAACGAAAATGATACATTAGACGATGTATATATGGTTTCGACCAATCCAGAACAGAGAGACGGATACGGTAACAACATGTTTGGTCCATCCGTTATCAACGGAAACAACAAGTACCTTAATGTATTTACCGGTACAAGTGAAGAATCCTCAGATGCTATCGAAGTAACATGGTCTATTGGTCGTACCCCACTTATGGGAGCAGACGGATTGGCTGGTTACTCGGATGCATCACACGATGGTGTTCTTGACGCAGATCCTGGTCTTGGTCAACTCGAAGGTGAAATCTTCGGTGCATGGCAGAAGTTCTTTGGAAACAAGGAATCTCAGCAAGTAGACCTTCTCTTGGATGCCGATTACTCGGATAATGTCAAGAGAGAAATGGACAATCTTGCCAAGAACATCCGTAAGGATTGCTTCGCAATATTGAATGTACCAGAAACCATCATGGTAAACCCAACAACCAAGAAGGTCGTTGATCAAGTTTACACCAAGATGGCTAACTATGTTGCTGGTGACTTGAATATCAACAGTAGCTATTCCGCTATCTACGGAAACTACTTCAAGATATTTGATAACTATGGCGAGAAGGAACGCTGGATCCCAGCAACCGGCTTCGTCGGCGCAACATATGCCCGTACCGACTTCGCATACGCACAGTGGTGGGCACCTGCCGGCTTGAACCGTGGCATCATTGATAATGTCATTGATACCATCGTCAATCCTACACAGGCACAACGCGATATCCTTTACCAGAACCGTATCAATCCTATTGTGAAGTTCCTTGGTCAAGGTATCGTTATCTGGGGTCAAAAGACACTTCAAGCCAAGCCATCGGCATTTGATCGCGTCAATGTCCGTCGTTTGTTCCTCTACTTGGAGCGTTCAATCGAGAGACTTGCTCGCTACTACATATTCGAGTTGAATGATGAAGTTACACGCTCACGCTTCAGCAACAGTGTCAACAACTTCCTTGCTGAAATCAAAGCCAAGCGCGGCGTCTATGACTACTTGGTTGTTGCTGACGAAAGAAACAACACACCAGAAGTCATCGACCGTAACGAATTCGTCGCTGAAATATTAGTAAAGCCAGTTCGTGTAATAGAGTTCATCAAGCTCATATTCACCGCTGTAGCTACTGGAGTCAATTTCCAAGAGTTGGTCGGCAGAGGCTAATCTAATTAAGGAGTAAAAAACAATGGCAATCAAAGCTTTTAACCAGAACTTGGTAGGATTTAGAACTGTACTTGGAGATTGGTCCAGGTCATTCATGTTCAAAATCGACATGCCACAGTGGCTTGATGATGCTGGAACGAACACATTATCAATGATGGTTCGATCAATAACTCTTCCTGCGTACAAGGTCAAGACGAGTCCAATCGGTTTCCAAGGCATGAAGATGCAAGTCGCATCGGTAGTCGAATTTGACCAAACATGGCAAGTCGAGTGCTTGGCTGATGAAGCGCAGGCTCTTCGCGGAAACCTCCTTCGCTGGACCTCGTATATTCATGACCCAGGAACGATGGAAGGGGCTGCTCTTACCAGCTATAAGAAGGATAAGATATATGTAAGCCAGCTTGATCGTCTTGGATCACCAGTATTGGTTTATGCCTTCTATGGTTTGTTCCCAAGTATCGTTGAATCACCAAAGTTGGGACACGACGATGTAGAACCAGCGAAGTTTAATGTAACATTTACATATGACTTCTATACCGTAGCTACTGGTGCTAACGCCAAGGCAGTCAACATTGGAAGTGATAACAGTGAAAGAGCGGTTGTATCTGCACCTAACCGTAACATTCCAAGTAATGAAGTTAACACAGACGAGCCAGCACAGGTAGCGAACAGACCAATAGACGCATAAAAACGCTTAATGTTGTTGGTTTTGTTGGTATAATTCTTTTATGACTATACACAACATCAATCTTGTAGGTTTTAGAGAAAAAATCGCCGCTTTGGGCGGCGATTTTGCTCGTTCTTACATGTTTGCTATCGAAATACCAGCCATTGGTATCGTACCCGATGATAAAACGACATTAACAGCATTTGCACAAACACTAACTTTACCAAATTTCGAGTTAAAATCAAAAAATATAGAGTTTCAACATCTCAGTATAAAGGCAGTTGAGGGTATACGATTTGATGATGATTGGGCGGTTACATTTTGGTCAGACGATTCGTATATTTTGCGATCAACTTTTCTGGCATGGTCATCTTTGGCATGGGATTTTAACCGCAAAGCTGCTGCCACGCAAAAGTCATACAAGAGAATTGCGCATGTATATCAATTGAATAGAGTTGGTCAACCAGTTTGCAAATATACCATGAATGGTTTCTTCCCACGCAAGGTTGGTGGGTACGAATTAAACAACGCATCTAATGATTTGGCTCATTTTAATGTTAATTTTACATATGATTTCTACACAATAGAGTTGTTTAGTCCGTCAAATAAACAAGAGCCAAAACAAACAAACAACAGACCTACCGACTAATTTTCTTATAAAAAGTAATTGGTTTTTAGGGTATAATTTAAACAACAAGGGGATATCTCATGTCTGATATTAATATGTCTGATATTAAAAAAGCGTATTTAACAAAAGCGGCACCAAAGCCCGTCACATTATGTTATAGCGGGAAAGAAATTTTGCTTCGCCCTATAAAAATACGAGACAAAAAGGAATTTTTAAAGGTGCTGGAAGGTTCTGATGAGACGGCTATTGATGCCTTTGCAGACAAACTTATTGAAAAATACGCAGCAACCGATGATGAAGTGCCCATTGATGCTAAAAAGCTAGTAGATCAAGAACGGCAGCAGATTTTGACTGAAATACGAAAAAATTCAACGGAATTTGACTACGCCTCCATAGACCATGTATGTTCAGCATGCGGTAAGACAAATGTTGATGTAAAATTCCCATTTACAAACATCACGACCAAGTTTTTTAAAGAACCAGAGCAAACGAATGTTATTGTTTCTAAAAACGGTGATGTTTCCTTCGCAGTCGGCTTGCTGTCGCGTGGCGACAACCTTGAAATAGAGAAATATATTAAGGATTCCAAGGTAACGAGTGAGGTAGAGAAGAATTTTATTTTCTTGGCATCTACAATCAAAGCAATAACGGTATCTATTGATGATGTGAAGAAAGAAGTAACACCATCTATAAAAGAAAGAGTTGAATTTGCTGAATCGTTGACCCTGGATGATTTTGAACGCATAAAAAACTACTTCGCGCAGATCAAAGGTTTTGGAACATTTTTAGAAATGGACTTTACATGCGTTCATTGTCAACAACAGAGTAAAGATGAGGTCAAGTTTATTGATTTTTTTATAAAATAACAATTGAACGAGAATATTACCTCGAATTGCTTCGTGATATTCTTGAGCTTATAAAAAATTCCGAAGGTTGTATAAATATACATCAGGCGGAAGAACTAGAGTTTTTTGAGTTTATTTTCCATTCGTTTACTTTTAAAAACACATACGAAGAGAAAAGAAACGATGAAACAAGAGAAAAAGAACAAATGAATGAACTTATCATTGAAGGTATAACCAATCTTTATAAGGCAATTCGAGGTTAATTATGGCTGATAGTCGCATTATTGCTGATCAAATAGGGGTGTCTGACCAAGACCTCATGAAGCAAGCATTAATGGACATGCGGCATGAGATGCATATTCTTTCTGCATCAATGGCTGAATTGATGACAAAATTTGGCGGTAGTGAAAATACCATCAAAGCATTAAAAGAAAAATTCGAAGCTCAAAGCAAACAGAAGACACCACAGCAACTATCAGACGAAATACTTAATGAATTTAAAAAGCAAAGAGATAAAGATAAAGAAGAAACATTAGCCAAAATAAAAGGTGAATTCAAGGTATTTGGTGAAAAGTATCTTTCGGGTGGCGTAACAGGAGCCAGGTCAGTCGCAAGCGATGCATTTGGATATTTTGCTAAAGACCATTCAGCCCCAGCAACACAAGCAAGTATTGAGCAATCACTTGGTAAGTCGATTCAGAGCATGTTTGGCGGCATGTCGAAGTTGATTGCCCCAAAGTCACATGTAGAACCTAAGCAAGAAGAAAAGTTGCTACCAACATTTCAAGATTTTCAGAAAACAGCCAAAGAAAATCACAAAGAATTAACCAATAAGATAGATAACCAATTTAAAGCCGTCAATTCTACCGTTGAAAAATTGATGGCGAAAATAAACAAGGGCGAAAAATTATCTGATACGGAAGTAAAGAGTTTAGCAAAGAGCCTCAACAAAGAGCTAGATGATAACAATAATAAAACACCATCAGAAATCGAAAAGGAAAAGAAGTTACGAAAACTAGACGAAGAAAAAGATAAGATCATAGCTGAACAAGAATCGAAGCTTAAAATTCTCAAGGAGAAGTTTTCTGGAGGCATGACGGCAGCAAGGTCACTTATTAGTGACGCATTCGGATATTTTGCTCAAGATCATTCAGCACCATCGACACAAGCCAGTATCGAACAATCGCTTGGTGGTGGTCTTCAGAAAGCATTTGGATATGTGGGTGCAAAGATTCAACCAAGGTACATGAAAGACAAAAAACAATCTGGCGAAACTCCGTTGCCAGGATTCGACCCATCCATGGATAATGAACCTATGCCAAGGACACTTGGTGAACAAATTAAGAAAGATACAGAGAAAGCTATTGAACTTATTTCAAACGATATGCGTAACGAAGCGGATATTGATGATGATAATGACGCTGCTATGCGTAGATTGGTTAGAAAAGTCGATGGAATAGATAACGAAGCGGACGGACTTGCCGAAAGCACAGAGGATGTTGATGAAAAGGTCGATAGACTTGAAAAATATGTAAAGTACAATTTGGTTGACGAAATTGTTGCTAAATTGAAAGGAAGTGGATTACTTGGCGAAGGCGGCGAAGGTGGTGGAGGTCTGTTTGATTCATTATTAGACCTATTGGACCTACGCCGTGGTGGTAAAGGAGCCGCTGGCGCACGAAAGGGTGGTCGCTTAAGCAGAGCATTTAGAAAAGCTAAACTTGCAATGCGTGGATCAAAAGCCGGTAGAGCAGTATCAGCAGCCAGGCGTGCAGTTTCCGGTGCCAAAGCATCAATGGGAAGAGCAGTTTCCGGCGCTACTGGTCGAGTCGGCTCGGCTTTCCGTAGTATTGGTTCAAAGGCTGCTGGGGTCGCTGGTAGAGCGGCTTCGGCTATTGGTAATGTCGGTTCTAGCGTAGCCACAAATGTTGGAAAAATGACATCGATGGCTCCTAGATTAATGGCGGGACTTGGTAAAGTCGGAAGTGTTGCGAGTAAAGCCGCCGCCTTTATGGGTCCAGCAATGGCAGCATATGGTGCATATACAACCGCCTTTGACAAAGATGCGCGTGGAAAAGAAGCTATGCGCTTATCTCAAAAAGGTGTTGGTGGAAGAGTCGCTGATACTTTGGGATTTGGAAATGTTAAGGAAAATTATAAAGATGGATTCTGGTCGGGCACTGGAAAAACTGCACTTGATGTTTTATCTGCTCCAGTTCAGTGGGGCAAGAACATAGGAACCGCTGGTGGACTTTTATTCGACACCGCACAAGCTAACTCACAAAAATCTGGCGTCGAATCAAAGAATACTGATCGTATAAAAAATATGTCTGGTGATGATTACGAACAATCAGTTAATCAATTCATGAAACCGTTACCGGACGGAAAACAAGTATCAGAAGAGGTTGCTCGGGCAGCGGCTGTATCACAAGCTTTGCGTAAAATGAGTATTGGACCAGCTATGATGGCTAGCCAATCGCAAGGATCCATTTCGGAATTAGGAAATGAGATAACATCCATATTAAGCTCGGCAGCAGGCGACTTGATGGTCGATACACGAACTGGTAGAATAAATGTAAATAAAGCCAAATCTGCGTTGGATAAACTCAGAAGCGTATCTGGAATATGGAGTAAAATCAAAGGAATTGTTGAGAGTAAGGAAGATTCAAAATCCAATCTCGACCCAGATATGTTGGCAAAAGGTGACTTGTTCTACTCACAACTTCTTCCACAGCGTTTAGGAACCATGGAAGAATATATCAACAACTTCATGAAGCCAAAGAAATCGGCTGAACCAAAAGTAGAAGCTGAGAAGAAGGCAGCATCACCAAGTACAGCACTTGATAAGAGCGACGATGCATTCAGTAGAATGGATAAAGCACTTGAAACTGGAAAGCCAATAGAACCACCAGCAGGATATAGAGATCCGGCTGACCAATTGAAGTCTAATCTTGATAATGCTAGTAAGACACCAACATCCGACAAGACAGCCGCCCAAGTTGGTGATTTGAAGTCAACTATTTCTGACCAGAATTCTACAGTCTTAAAAGTTTTGAATGATATAGCTAATAAATTAGACAAGACATCAGCGAAAGAAAAGCCGCCAGTTCAACATTTCACCCCACCAGATTACTCCATGCTGGGCATACAAAGCTTATCGAAAGGGATAGCATAATATGACCGACGAAATAAAGTTACCAACAACAGAAGCATTAAGTGATTTTGGTTTGACGAGAACACCAACCCAAGTTGATGCAAAAAATAATCCATTTATAAAGGCACCAAACACAAACCCATCGTCCCCAGCATCAGATGCATTCCTTAACGAAGTAGTATTACATGCATTTAATTATCAGCCAGTGAAAGTAACTACCGACAATTCGGGTCCAATACCGAAGGTAAAACTGGATTATGGCGGCGGCTCTGGTCCGTCAAAATTTGAAGGTAAATTTAGAATTCTTTTGAAGAACCAACCAACTATAGAAGGAAAGCACACATGGAATCCTGGCGGAAAAGGACCACTGGATTTTTTCTATAATGCCATTAACAAAGCACCAGAAACTATAGCGGTTTATGGGGCACTGGCACAGAATGCGGTAACATATTTTAAAGGCGGCGACGATTTCGCAGTTCCGTCAACTCGTCGTACCGATTACCAATATACATACGCAGACACAGAATATCAAACAGTCACCATAAATTTTGAACTTTTCACAAATAACAATTTTTTACGAGACATATATAAGCCAATCATGGGATTGGTGTCGCTAACATATCCAAAAAGATACTCAAATACAGAGGGTGGAAGCATCATAGAAGAAGGTACTGCGGCACTTGGTGAAGCCGCGCAAGCAGTTACAGAACAAGGTTCACTGACGGCACGCCAATATACATTAAAGCCGCCATGTTTGTTCAACATATACCACCAATCTGGCTTATATTCATACACAAATTGTCACTGTATGGGTTTTACCGTTACATACGATGGTCCTTGGTACAACGCTACCGCATCAGAAACCAGCCAATTTAACATATTACGGGGATCTGAACCATCTGCAAAGATCGAAACCAGGGCATTTCCTTCCGTTGCAAAAGTAAGCATGTCTTTCAGATCAGGCGAAAGAATGTTCAAGGACGATTTCGAAAAGATTTATAATAGCTTCAATAGTATTATGTCTTCGTCACAAACAACATATTCACAATTTGAAAGTTAATATATGATACAGCAATTTTCACAACGAAGCTTTATAAATCTATTTCCTGAAATAACTGATGATGACAATTATAATATTTTAGACATATGGAATTCATTTAGAGTTATTGTTATTCCAGAGTTATATAAATCAGATTCTTATGTTGTGTACCGACCAGTAAAAACAGATACTTTGGATGGAATTGCTAAAAAGTTTTATGATGATCCAAAATTGTGGTGGATAATACCACTGGTAAATGATGCAGAAGATCCATTTGACTTTTTAGACGATGTGCGCGACAATAACGAAAGTATTAATATCTTAAGACCTACATATCTCTTCTCATTATTGTTTACGCTAAGTAGATTTAAAAACGCAAAAGATAACGAGATAACAAATGACAGATAATCCAGCACTAGATCAGAATAGCGCACAAAAATTATCATACACATGTGATCGTCGTATCGGTGTTACTCGATTCACAGAAAAATCTATTCAAGAAGGTCCAGAAGCTATTATAGAAAAATGCTTTAAAAATCAAATATCAGAATTTGTTGAGTCATTTTCAATTTACGATTCTCTTGATGGTATGTTCCGTATTGCTGACATGAATGTCACCGATCCGCTTGGTTGGCGATCAGTTGCACCGCTTACTGGTAATGAATTGGTGGCGATTGCATACAAGAGCAATGTATCGGGATCTACATCAAAAGAAAAGATACTTATTTTTAGAATACTCAAGATAACCGAAGAAAATACATCATACGGTGAATCAGCCAATAGAAATAAGTCACTTATCATAAAACTCGTAGAATTTCCAATATTCAATTTTTTGCTCGCCCAACAGCTATATAAAACATATCCAATCGATGCATATAATACACCAAAATTACGCCTTACAGATATCGTAAAAGATTGTATTAAGCAAATAAAGAATTTCGACACATGGTACGATGTGGAAATTGAAGATAGCGTAAAAGACAATATTAACTTCTATGTTCCTGGTTGGAATCTCATGAAAGTTGCTAATTTCTGCAACAAATACGCTTTGTCGGAGAAGAAAAAATATTCGAATTATGTATTTAACATGAGTTCAAAACCAGATAAAGATAAAGCGGTCTTACAACTAAAACCAATTTTTTCGTTCGTAGACGATTCACAAAAATTTAGACTGTATTCAAATACATATCAAGAAGTCAGTAAATTATCATCGACGCAAAATGAAAGATACAATGTAACCGATGTCATAAATAGTTTTTCATTTAACTACTACGATGCAAAAGAATCACTTGATATGAGCGGCACGACAAATGTATTATTTGATTACATTGAAGATAATGAATATGTGAATTCCGATGTCAAGGATTTTATAAAAAGATACAAAGGACTCAATAAATTTGTGGCTAATCAACACAGCTACGGAAACCAATGGAGTTCCTTTTTAACCGCGCCATGGAATAAAAAAGAGGGCGAACTTTTAATAAAAAATGAAATGAAAAACTACTACGGTAAAATTCTTTTAAAAGCTGGAATAAATTGCAAGGCAATGACCCCTATATTTGAAGGTAGACAAGTCGGAGAACGAGCCGAATTGATATTTAACGGAGGATCCGATGACAACCAAGATGCGAATGATAAGATGTTTTCGGGCGCATGGATAACATGGGAAGTTGTTGATACATTCCTCATTAATAGCTGTTATTCGTCAATTACATTTATAAATGATGGATTTGTGGATATTAAAGATCCGACAAATACAGTTAAAAATATAAATACCATTACGGGAACGAATGAACCAGAAGACTTAGAAAGCTAATAAGGATTAACTTTGCCTATACAGAGATTCAATTGGGACGAATGGGATGTGGTGACCGACGATAGCGGTACACCACAAGGTGATATTCATCGTACAGATTATACCTATCCATGTGCTTCTGAAATACCAGGCGTATCAGCAAGCCCCTCGGGAAACCCAACCCCAACCCCAGGCTTATCTGGTTGTCAGAGATTCATGCCCCCAAGAATTGATGATATTCGTATCGTCCCATCATCAATTGTTGAGCTTTATATATACGGTGACGGAATAAGGAAATAAACATGCCAGATGCAGACTTTAGACGCGGCGATTCCATAACATTCGAAGTCAGCAATCGCCCATATGTTGATAGAACAGTTCCTATGTCGTTGAACGACTATAGAGTAGCTGATTTGGCATGGATCAAGATTTATGAGCCATGCGGAAACCTTTTCGTTGACTGTCCAATGACGCCTTGCGCAGATCGCATCGGGTGGTATCTTTATCGACTGCAAACGGATGAGAACTACCCTGTGGGGTTGTACAAAGTGGATATATCACTTACAAATACAGTCCCAGAAAGTAGCACAGTCTGCACCTCTGGCACTTCTGGAACACCTGGAACAACGGGAACATCCGGCACATCGGGTTCACCGGCTCCTAATTATCAAGCAGTTTCCAAGTCAATAAAGCATTTCCGTATTTTGGATGATGAGGTCTAAACATGGCATCTTGCTGCAACATAGTCTATAACAGTGAAGTCATACTCAATGAATTTCATACGAACAACTTCGTATTCGTTCTAGACAATATTCCTGTAAGTTTTTTAATGTCAAAGTTTAATACCAAGTGCTTAAATGCGCTTGGTCCAAGACCCGACGATTATGCGAAGTTCAATAATAAGGACGCATACATCGAAGCGAACAATGATGTTAAAAATTTAGCATTATTTTTAAAGTCTATTGATATACCGGGTTGCTCCATTGATGCAGCATCACTTGGTTTGTTCTCAACAGCCGATGTCAAGTTTGCCAATGGTAAAATGAAGTTCGATGCTCTGACCACAACGCTGCAAGTCGATGAAAACTTCTTTATACCAAGATTTTTCTATTACTGGTTGGTTGCAGCAGCGAATCCAGAAGCCATCATGCAATATACGGCTCATAGATACAACAGATCATTTTATACCGATGGTCACCTATTGCTATTGGACAACAATCGTGACAAGACCGTTGAAATAAAATTCGAAGGCATGCACCCACAGTCGGTTAGCTCTATAAAAATGGATTCTGCCGATCCAAATAAAGCTTTTATAACTGTTAACTGGATTTATACCAGTTTCGTCATGGCTGACGAATACAAGACCGTGTATAATAGAGTATAATGACCCCTCAAGAAAAGTACGACGAAATAGTAAGCAAATATCCATGTCCACATCGAGTCGGAATGGGATATGCTGGTTGTACATGTAACAATACATATCATCAAGATCCAAAATATGTGAATTGTGAAGCCTATGCTGTAAAAAACATGCATGTGACGAATTGCACAAATTGTCCTTTTAGACCAGTAAATGCAAAACAAGTAATAAAGGGCTAATACCTAAAGTTATATAAATATGCTTATGAGGTATTACTATGGCTGGTAATCTGCTCCGTGAGAGCCTAAAAACGATATTCGGTATAAATGAAGATGCTGATGCTAAATTAGATGATATTTTAGACGATCCTTCGTTGGGTCAAGATAAAGCTGGTGAAGATCCAGCCGCAGCGGACCCTGCTAAACCAGCCGATCCCGCCGCCGATCCAGCAGACGCACCAGATGCAGCACCAACAAGTCCAGACGCAGAAGCCGCTTTGAATGAACCTGATGCTGGTGGCGAAGAGCAAGTACCAGGCACTGGTGACACTATAATGGTTGGTAGTGATGCTGGTGGATCTGACGAGAGCAAAATACAAGAAATGTTTACCGATGTCGGTACCCCAGAAACCGATTATGGTTTAACCAATCCAAACAACATTAGATTAGCTAAATTCCGTTTCAATAATGCGGGTATTGATCCCGGTCAATTGATGAGTGATGCTGAAAGAAAAGCCGGTCTACCTGTTGATAAGCTTATTTTCAGACTAACACCAGAACAATACGAATCATACTTGACCAAGGGTAAAGACCTACGAGCAGAATACGATTTGTTAAATAAAAGAGAGAAGAATATCGTTCTTTTCAACTCAAGAATACCAATCTATCATTTAGATAAAAACACAAACGAAATGCAGAAAATCGATGATAGCGATCCTAACTTGTTAAAGAATGCATTTAGTAAAATAGACTCGTTCGTAACCCAGCGTTTTGGTGAGAATTGGGTTGACAACATGGATGCGTTGGATTTCGTTCAAAGCATAAAAGTCAATTTCGCTGAAAGAGAATCCATAACCCCAAACATGTTGACTTTGAAGTTTTTTGATAAATCAGACAACGATATGATCCCGTTCAATAAGCTGTATGTTAAGACACCAAAATCCGTTGATGAATTTATAAAAGAAAACAAAGACAATCAAGATTATCTCCGCAGTTCCGTATACCGTGCCATGGCTGCTGGATATTTGGAAAGTTCGACAGATAGAAATGGTGTGTTCGCTACTATAAAAGTTGAAGAAGAGCCAGAAGCCGATGCTGCTGGTGGAGAAGCCGCACCAGATGCAGCCCCAAGCGACGAAGCATTGGATACGGGAGCCGAAATGCCGCCTGGTGGTGAAGCCGCTCCAGAAGCTGGTGCCGAAGGTGGCGCGGACGCTGGTGCAGACGCAGGAGCAGCCCCAGAAGCCGATGCTGGTGGGGACGCTGGTGGGGAAGATTTAGAATCAAAATTGGACGCGGCTTTGGGTAGTCCGTAGTATAATAGAGTAAAGGATAACTCATGGATAATAAACTAGATTCAGCCTCACAAGCCGTTGTAGAAAAGTGCATTACTGAAGTAGTCAACAAGTATGTTGATGAATCAAAGTATTTTACTGCCGATAGCCTACACTACCTCCGTTCAAAGATTACATCACTCGTTCATGAAAGATTGGGTGAAGAATTCGTTTCTCGGATTGATGTTGGCTTAGACTTATCAGATGTAGAGAAGTTACCATTCTATTTCAAGATAGACATTCCAAAGGAAAAAGCGGAGCAGCTACTTAACAAAGAAACCTAATGGCATTATTCAACAAACCACGAACCATACCATATAAAGATGCCAATCCAGATGCGGTCAAAGATTTACCGTATACCACAACGAAAGTCTATCCAGAAATAAACATCGAGTTCATTAACGCACATGTTGAAGATACCAATGCCAAAAAATTACTAGAGTCTCTTTTAAAAATTGATGAAAGTAAAGATGCGACCATTCCCGGCACGCAGTTAAAGTCTATTGCCAATCATCGTGGTTTTAAAAGCAACGGAAAAGAAACATTCACACCAGTTCCTATTTTTATAGGCTCACCACAAGATCCAACAGAAGAGTTTCTATATTTTAATCCAGAAGTTCGCCAATATAAGCCTAGTTTTTTCTCAGAATTGGTAAAGGATTGCGAAACATCATTTCTTTTTGCGAATGTCATTCCTAAAAAATCTCTCAATCGTGGTGTTACCGTAAATACAGCAGATAACACTGTAGCCCCATATAACGCTGGCTTTGTTGTCCCAAAAAATTCTAACCAAACGCAAACAATTTTCATCAATCAGCGTGATTCACAAGTTGAATTACGAGCAATTGAGTTGCTTGTTGTTAAGAACGGAAGCGGAATATCGGTCGTATCAGATATACCGACCCACTACGATACATGGTTTGATGGATCATGGGAAACATTTAGCACAAACAGTGTTGGTGTTGGATATACAAATGCGGTTGATAAGGCTGGTAAGCCATATTCCGTGGGTTCACGATATGAATGGGCATATGGAAGTATATTCTTAGTAAAATCATTCGGTGCATCAGACAAAATTGACAACGAATTTGGTCTTAACGAAATAAATTATGAATATACACAATCCTCTATCAAGTTAGTAGGATGGGAATATCTACTTGAAGATGCACCACAAGAACATTTTAAGAATCAAGTAAGTATCATCGGTGGAAGCACGCTAGAACCCTATGAAAACTCCAAAATATATGGTCGCCAAATAGCCTCATATTTCTTGAAATCTTTCGAAGAGGGTCGTGGCATAACCATACAAGAAAAAGATGGTGGAATTGAAATCGGAGTCGATTTCTTCCACAACGGCAATTGCTGCGAATGTGCAGATCAATCATCGCAATCAGAATCTTCAGATTCAAGTCTTTCATCCGAATCAAGCTTCAGTTCACGCTCATCGAATTCGTCAAGCAGTACATCAAGTAGCTCATCCAGTAGCTCATCAACAAGCTCATCCAGTAGCTCTGAAAGTAGCTCATCGAATAGCTCATCAAGTTCAAATGAGATTTCACAGACATCGCAAAGCAGCGATTCATCGTCTTCAACAGCATCGTCACCATCTAGCGTATCGACAAATTCTGAAAGTAGCTTCTCGCGTTCATTCAGTTCTGATTCTTCAAACTCAACAAATTCATCAAGTTCTGATTCGACACTTACATCTTCTTCTTCGTATTCCAGATCGTTTAGCAGCGCATCTTTGAGTTCATCTTCCGATAGTTCATCCAGTAATTCGTCATCAAGTGACTCAAGCGACTCAAGCGATTCAAGTGACTCAAGCAACACATCATCGTCACAGTCATCCAGTTCACCAAGCCCATCCAGCACATCAAGCTCATCCAGTTCCTCAAGTTCGAGTAATTCGTCAAGCTCAACAAGTCCATCAAGCCTATCAAGTCCATCTAGCGAGTAATACATGTTAGAAAACTCAGTACCAGCCAATGTATTTGAAGTGAAAAATCTCGCAACGACAGAGGGCTTCGTTTATGTCGGTAAAACGCATTTAGTTGATACCCCACAGAAGCAGAATGTCTTAAAAGAAGGCGACAATTGTTTCGCCACATTCATGTTTGGAACCATTGTGCCTGGTCGTAACATACGCATTGATAATCCAACCGATATAGATCCGAATACATTCATTGATGCAAAATTCTTTGACTTCGAACCATACACACCGAATTTGAGCGCATACAATCTCCTTTCATATACACAACATGCAAGTGGTGATATATCCTACTTCTTCAAGAGTCTGACAAATACTGGAACAACATCATCGGCTGCATGGATCGTTCTTGAAGCCAGTGACGCAAGCTTCTATGTTGGATACGACGGCGTAACCTACTATAAGCAACCAGATGGATCATATTCGACGGTTACTCAATCGGTGAAACCAGACTCATTGGTAGTCAAAGCACATACCTTTGATATAAAGAATACATCGTCATTCAACCCAAGCTTATTCACCCACAAGACTGTTGATAAGTATGGTAATACGACTTTTTACATGAATAAGCTGATAGCTGGTAAGTGTGTAAAAATTCAAGACACTGGAAATACACTCCAGTTACGGTTTGACGAAGAATGCACCAGACCAATACCATGTTGTGACGATCCATATTACAGTGGTGCAGATATCGATGATCCACTGTCGATTTCAAGCTCAGTCCAACCGGAAGATTATTGCTCAGAGAAAGCCATCACATATGTCTGTGGATATGACTTTAGAAAGAAGCAAGAACTTGCCACACTTGGCTGTGATGGTGAATTCTGTAGCTGGACAGCAGACACATATACATTCACAGTCACATCTGGACCATACGATCCTGATATTTCTGGTTCACCTATTGTTCCATATTTCATAAGAAGTGGTTGGTACTACAGAGTCAAGGCAGAAGAGACAACAGACGGTTACTTCATGTGGAATTATAGAATCATGAAGTATACGACTCATTATAGAAATTGCTCTGACGATGAATCCAGTGATTACTACAGAACATTTGAAAGAGATTGGGATAAGCAAGAAAACAAAGTATACCGTCAAGATGTTGAGCTTTTGGTACTTACCAAAGCTACAAGCGGTTTCTTCGATCTGTTTACTAGATCCGATAAGATGCAACCACAAGGCAGATTCTTATATAACGAAGAGTTGACGAGAGAATGGATAGATGAAACATCCATGCCAACATATGAATCCGAAGAATCGGATATGTTGCAGTTAAATGTTTCAGAATTGTACCTTGATGGTCCACAACATACCGAAAACACAAACACATATGCCGATGTCAAGGCTACATCATTGTGTCAACCAAAGCCATCGTCCTCATCATCGTCAATGAGCGATTCAGATTCGATGGGTCCATTGCTGACATCATCTAGCGTCTCGTCATCTAGCTCATCCAGCCGTTCGTCAAATAGCTCATCGTCAAATAGCTCATCATCCTCAAGCTCAAGCTCGTCAAGCTCGGATAGCAGTCATTCAAGTAGATCATTCAGTACATGGTCCGATTCACAATCAAGTATCAGTAGTTTCTCTGGTATAATAATTATGGACAACAGTTCGTCTAGCTCACCATAATCTGTTATAATTAACTTATGTTTACATACCCCGCAGAAAAACCGGCTGTACCAGCCGATAATCATGGCTGGTTTAATCGTGATTTAAAAGATTACCTTAAGCCTCTTTTAAAACCAGACATGAAAACTATTATTGAATTGGGATCATGGCTTGGATCAAGCACCCGATGGTTTTGTGAAAATACACAAGCCAAAGTCATAGCGATTGATCACTGGAAGGGATCGATTGAACACTTGGAAAGATCGGATGTAAAAGGTAAGCTGCCAACTTTATATGAAACTTTTATAGTCAACTGCTGGGAGTATCGGGACCGCATATTACCAGTTAAAACCGACACGATAACAGGATTGATGTGGTGTAAAGATATGGGGTTCAGTCCAGAAATGATCTTTATAGATGCGAGTCATGAATATCAAGATGTTTTAAAAGATTTAGAAACTTCATTTAGATTGTTCCCATCTGCTATAATAGTCGGAGACGATTGGGCATGGAAAAATCGTCGCCTAAAGAAAAGATTCACGGTTAGGGAAGCCGTTGTGGACTTTTGCAAAAATAACAAATTTAACGTTGCTAATAACGGACGTTGTTGGCACATTACAAAGGAGTAAGTATGGGTGACTTAAAGTGGCTTGGTAAAAAGGAACTTCGTGAGCTTGGATGTAATTTCATTGTCGTTAATGTTCCCGTTTTTGCCGCAACAGCCGATGCCAACAAGGTTCATTTGATGGAATCAAAATATTTCACGACACTGGATGAAGTGAAAGAATTTTTCTCTAAAAATATGCCGCTTATGGTATTTGATCAGACCGGTGTTTATAAAGATAAAGCCGTCACCAAATCAAAAGATGGAAAAGATTGGTTTGTTGTGCGGTGCTTTAAAATTTCAAACAACGAATTGGAAGTTATAAAAGCCAACCTTCGTGAGACTGAATCTATAATTTTTAGTTTCAAGGTTGATATGGATTGCTGGTTTCCCAAGAAAGCAGATTGAAAATCTTTATCCTTTCTTATAATGATTGAGAAAGGATGCGTATGTCTAAAATATTAAGACGCGAATACAACTACTCGGATGTTTATCTTCTTCCAGGTAAAACTAAGGTCGGAAGTAGAAAAGAATGTGATATTTCTGTTGTGTTCGGAGGTCGAAAATTCGCATTGCCCGTATATCCAGCGAATATGAAGTCGGTTGTCAACGAAGAAACATGCGAGTACCTGGCAAAAAAGAATATATTTTATACGATGCACCGCTTCGGCGTTGACTTGGTAGCATTTACACACAGAATGCAGTCTCAGAATCTTATAGCCTCAGTAAGCATAGGGGTTAATGAAGATACTTATAGCCAGTTAGATGAACTTGTGAAAGCACATCTATGTCCAGAATATATCACACTTGATGTGGCGAATGGCTGGTGTCCAAAAGCTGAGAAAATGATCAAGTATGTTAATGAAAACTTTTGTGTTGGTAAAACATTCCTTATTGTCGGGAATGTCGCAACCGCTAAAGCATGTGAAGAGTTACACAAGTGGGGTGCATCAGCTATTAAGGCTGGAATTGCTGGTGGAAAAGTTTGCATTACAAAAAACAAGACGGGATTTCATCGCCCCATGGTTTCCACGGTATTAGATTGTGCGGAATACTGTAATGGCGTTAACATTCCACTCATTGCCGATGGTGGTATTGTTGAGCATGGTGATATTGCCAAAGCAATCGCTTGTGGAGCCGATATGGTCATGGCTGGCAGTTTCTTTGCTGGATACGAGGAATCAGCAGGAAACATCATTGAAGTGTCTCTTGATGGGCTTCGTCCGCACCAATATAAAGAATATTATGGCTCGGCTAGCCAATACAACAAAGGCGAGTATAAAAACGTCGAAGGAAAGAAGATCCTCATCGATTACAAGGGAAGTATGGAAAAATTGCTTATTGAGTTGAAGGAAGACCTTCAAAGCAGCGTGAGTTATGCTGGTGGCACCGTATTACATGACTTAATGGGTGCTGAGTTGATAACCGTTAGTTAATATTACCTCGTTAACGACACTTTTAAATAAGCCACTTTTTAGTGGCTTATTTTTTTGTTTTTAATAACTGTCGAATTGTATAAATAAGTTAGAGGTCATTCATGGATTTGTGGCTTACGCTTCTTGAGAGCTTCTATACTAATTTATACGAAGACCCAACATTTTCCGGTGGTGCAAAAAACTATGTACCGTTACAGCGAGTAGTCATTTGGTTATTGTCTGATGGAAAAATACAACAACTACCACGAAACGATCAAAATAGCATTATTGTCATGTTGGCTCCAATATATCCGATTGCTGTTAAAAATGTTGTAGGATCAAGAGAAAATTTAGATAAAATACAAGTTACATTAAATACGGATATAGCTCAGATGTGGAATTCGTTACCAGACGCCGATAAAGAGATAGTTAGGAAAATAAGTGATGAAGCCATGAGACTTATAAACATGAAGCACAATTCAAACATGACGAATCTACTTCCACCACTTAAAATCGCTGAAAGTATCGCATAATGGCAAATACAAATTACGGTGACCTTGAGATTTACGGTGTAGTTAAGGTAGGCGCACAATCGTCTAATCCTTCGGCTGGATATGTTCTTCCTTATGAAAGAGGACAGAATCTAACATTATTGGGTATGGCACCAGCACCAACCGCAACTGGTTTGTCTGGAGATATGCTCCAATTCGTAACTCCAGATCAATTAAACATCGTTGATAATGCAACACTCGACACAACCGTTGCAGAAGCAACAGCATCAACACTTGTAGCAGCCAATACATTCGCACTATCCATTCTTTCGGATATTTCAGTCGGTATAACAGGCGTAAACGGCATACAAGTTATAGAAGTAACCGCCAACAGATTTATCATTTCATTATATACACCATTGTCGGCAAGCTTGAATGTGTCACCATCAACCGTTGAACTTGGCGTATCACAATCACCAGCCAGCTTAACATGGTCATATGGTGGTAGTAATCCAGTGATAAGCCAAGGCATTCTTGGACAATCTATATCACCCCCACCATCTTTAAACCACTTCGCAACTGGACCATATACATCCACCACAACATTTACATTAACAGCATCCAATGGTATAACAAATGTTTCCGCAAACGCCACGATGACATTCCTTAAGAGAAGGTATTGGGGAACCATACCAGCCTCTGGTTCATTACCGTCAAATGCACAACTATTGGCTGGATTCAATGAATTGTCAAATGCCAAAGCAAAATCCATGACATTTAATTGTGCTGTTCCTTCTGGCGGAAATTATTTTTATTACGCTTACCCAGCGGCTCTTGGAACAGCTACAGCCGTCATTAATAGTTTAGTTTTCACTGATTGGTACGACCCTTTAAATCCTCCAGTCTCAACGGTATCCCCAGCGACCATTTCTGTTACCAGTGGAACGAGTGTTGTAGAAAATTATTACATATACAGATGTTATAATGTTCAGAATGGATCTTCAATCTCTGCGGTATTTTCATAACGAGGTTATATGACAGCCATACCCGGAACCAATGTCGCAGCAAGAGTAGTACCGTTCGATACAGCGGATACATACGCAACCCATGACGATACATACGGTCGCGGTGGATATAGAGCGGTAGCCACCGTAGCTGAAAGAGACGCCATACCGTCACCTCGTAGAAAAGAAGGTATGTTGGTGTATGTCGTTGCTGATAATAAAACATACCAGCTATATGGTGGTATTACAAACAGCAATTGGATAATATATGCAACTGGTGGTGGAGGTTCGTCACTGTATGGTACCGTTGAATGTAACCCAAACATAGACATTTATACAATTACCCATCCATCTATTCCACAAGACGCAAATGTTAATGCAACTATGAAAGTTCCGAGTGTATCGGCTGTACAATATGTATGTTCAGTAACAAATACGGTATCGGGAGCATTTAAGGTTGTATTGTCTGGTACAACGAATATATCGGGGTATTATATAAATTGGGTAGTTCATAACCCAATTTAAGGAAATCATATATAAATAAATAGCACTAGGAGACAACCATGGCAGGCGTATTCAAAGGTGGTATATCAACCGAAATTATAGATATCTCAGCCGGTCTGACCGGAACTCTAGCAACAAACCCAGCAAACACTGGCGTTTTCATGTTTGCTACCATAGACGATATAAAAATAAAGAGAAGTGATGGTACGGTTGTCGGCGCATCTGATGCCGCATCTGCCAATGCTTATCGTGCAGCATTGACAGCGACTTATGCCGCATCTGCCCATGCATACGATCTTGCCATTGTCGATGCCAAGACCTTTGCATCAGCCGCATCTGCTCATGCCTACGATGCAGCCATTGTTGACGCCAAGACCTTTGCAGCCAACGCATCGGCTCATGCTTATGACGCTGCCATTGTTGATGCCAAGACCTTTGCATCAGCCGCATCTGCCCACGCTCTTGATGCATCCTTGGTTGTAACCTATGCAGCATCTGCCCATGCATATGACCTCGCCATCATTGACGCCAAGACATTTGCATCGGCAGCATCGGCTCATGCTTATGACGCCGCCATTGTTGATGCCAAGACCTTTGCAGCCAACGCATCGGCTCATGCTTATGACGCCGCCATTGTTGATGCCAAGACATTCGCATCAGACGCATCTGCTAACGCATACAATCTTGCAATAACCGAAGCCAAGACATACGCAGCAGCAGCATCATCCAGTGTTTACGATGCAACTGTTCATCTAACTGGTGACCAATCAATTGCTGGTATAAAGACATTCACAAATAATGTTGTTGTTAGCGGTAACCTCTTCGTTTCCGGTACAACAACAACAGTATCGTCTCAAGAACTTATTGTTAGTGATAACATCATCGTTATCAATAGTGGTGAGCCTGGTCCTGGCGTAACAAAAGGATTCGCAGGTATACAAGTTGATAGAGGTTCACCAAGTGCTGCGTACTGGTTCGTATTTGACGAAGCCAGAGACGTATTTGCCGTTGGTATTTCTGGATCGACACAAGCAGTTGCTACCCGTGAAGATAACCCATTAGCATCTGGTATTCCACGTTGGAATGCAACAACATCCAGATTTGAAACTGTCACAGCAGACTCGATCACTGGTGCCGCCCTCGCAGCATCCTACGCTGCTTCTGCTCACGCATATGATCTTGCTATCATTGAAGCCAGAACATACGCATCAGACGCCTCGGCTAATGCTTATAATCTTGCTATCACAGATGCTAAGACATTCGCCTCGGCAGCATCTGCCCATGCTTACGATGCATCATTGGTCGTAACATACGCAGCATCTGCTCATGCTTACGATCTTGCTATCATTGACGCCAAGACATTTGCATCAGCCGCATCGGCTAATGCTTATGATCTTGCAGTAAACGAAGCAAAGACTCTTTCATACGCTGCATCTGCTCATGCTTATGACGCATCATTGGTCGTAACATACGCAGCATCTGCTCATGCTTACGATCTTGCTATCATTGACGCCAAGACATTTGCATCAGCCGCATCGGCTAATGCTTATAACCTTGCAGTAACCGAAGCAAAGACATTCGCAGCTAACGCATCTGCTCATGCCTATGACGCTTCCGTAGCATACACAAATGTTGTAAGTGGTGCTATAACTTCGAATTTGGCTGCAATGGTACAGGGTGGAAAGATTTCCTGCACAACAAGTAACTATGTGTATGAAGTAACACACTCGAATAGCACAGTCGCCACATCGTTCCCAATCGTTTCGTTGACCATACCTGTAAGTTCGTCAATCATGTATGTACAAGGCATAACGAACCGTACAACAACATCATTCAATGTCGTATTGTCCGATATTCCTGATGTTGCTGGATATGAGATTAATTGGGTACTTCTCAAGGCTTACGGCTCATAAGGATTGAAAGAGTTTTAAAAGAAATGACCTCCGACTAAAAACCGGAGGTCTTTCTATTTTGTGTTATAATAATTGTGTAATTATTTGTATAAATAAGTAAATGAGGGAACAAATATGACGGAATTCTATAGTGGTTCTATAAGTTGTGTTGTAAGCGCGGGTATATACCATGTTTCACACAATGCACTCAATTTACTCTATTCGCATCCTGTTGTTTCATTAGTAGCTCCGACATCAAGTGCTAATTTGTTTGTTCAAGGAATTCTTAACAGAACAACTACGGGGTTTGATATCGTTTTGTCATCTGTTCCTGTGGTTTCTGGATATGAAATCAATTGGCAAATCAATATTCCTGGTACGGGTCCAAATGAATACATAAATGATAGACGGTATTTTTCGAAAGAAGAAATCGCTCATGCCAAGCTATCTCGCGTCCACTGGCGAAATGTTATAGCCGCTCCCGACTTATCTCCAAAGGGTCTACAGAATAGTCATAATCACAATAACCTCTACTATACAAAATCCGAAATTCCAAATGTTGTTAACGCACAAATAGACGAATGGGGATCATATACACAGTTAGCTGATACTTTGATGCTTCGTAATGCCGAAGGTCGTTGTCAAGTCAACACACCAAAGGTTGTGTTAGATGCAGCAAACAAAGGATACACAGACGCAAGAGACAATTACGAAACAACACAAAGAATTGCAGCCGACCTCGTTCTTCAAAGCCAAATCACAGCTATTAGTGGATCATATACACCACTCACAACCACAGCACAACTACAAGCACAAGTTGATTTATTAAACACCATGATGATGTCCATAACTGGAAATCGTTTTTATGGTGGTGGTGCTGTTCCTGTTGGTACTATCATATCATTCGGATCAGCGACACCTCCAGGTATCGATTGGATACTAGCAAATGGTGCATTCTTGTCCGTCACTGGAAATGCAGAATTATTCAGCGTCTATGGATATACATTTGGTGGATCCGGTGCATTCTTCCAGATACCAGACCTACGAGGCGAGTTTATTCGTGGCTGGGATGCTGCTCGCGGTGTAGATTCTGGTCGCGTATTTGGATCCACACAAGCAGAAGATAACAAGGCACATGACCACTCAACAACCGTTAATTTGGCTGGATCACATAGTCACACCATAACTATTAATTCAAACGGATCACATACCCACGCATTAACACCAGCATTGGTTACGGATACGGGCACCGCCCATGACGGTCCAGACGCGACATCGGATGGCGACCATGTTTCACAAACAGGTTCTGCTGGTAATCATAATCACACAGCAACCATTGATGCTGCTGGTGGACATAACCACTCGGTCACATTAAGTTCAGAAGGTTCTGAATCAAGACCACGCAACGTGGCTCTCAACTACTACATCAAGTTATTTACACCAGAACAAATTATTCCTGTCGATGCTACATCAACGCAAACCATTTCTGGACAAAAGACATTCTTAACATCGACCATATTGCCAGCTATCCCACAAGCACTCATATTCGGTGATCCGACCGCTACAGGAACGCTTGCTCTTGGTATAATCGGTGGACAGATGTGGGTTACACAACATACATCGGCTGGTCCATGGGTTCCCGTCACACTTATCGTATAAAAACATGCAACTTCTTATAGCCATCCTACTTGCTTACGGCATCACAAACATTGTGACGCAAGGATCTATATTTTACAGTTTCAGAGAATGGTTTATAAAAAAGTCACAACAAAATGGTAAGCTTTCAAAAATATACGCTAGTTTTTATAAGCTATTGAATTGTCCGATGTGTTTTGGGTTCTGGGCAGGCATTCTTGTTGGCATCTTCATGGGTCCATTTCCCGCATACAACATTATCTTCAATGGTGCCATCTACAGCGGCACAACGTGGATAATCTTTTGTTTAACGCAGTTCCTTGGTCAAGGATACGACCCATCACGAACGATTAATGTCGTATTTAATAGCGAACTCGTTCAAAAAACTATAAATAACACTGAGGTTCCACCTCAAAACAAATCTGGAGCATAAAAATGGCAAGTTTTAGAGACAACGGGCTTGAGTTGAATTTAAAGGATGGATTTAGCACATTGACCTCACCTCTTGGTGAGCGTATTACGATTTTCGCCCTTTCAACAACAGAGTCAGCATCAGCCAGATCATATACCTCCGAAAGTACCATCCAGCTTTGGTTAGCCGATGCGTCAGGTGGCTTACACGAAATAACGAATGATTGGTTGGAAACAAAGGTAGCAGAAACAAGCGCAAAATTAGACTACATCTATCCCGCCGTCTCAGCATTCATGAGTGCTGGTCTTGTCTTTAAAAACTCGTCAGAAATTCAAACCATTTCAAGTGACCTTCATATTATTGGTAATGTTGATATTTCGGCTGGAAGCTTTAAGACATATTGCCCGGTCGTTCATACCGAAGATATATCAGCCCTAACAAATATCAATGTATTCGGAACAACAAATTCAAATAGATTTGGAACACCAGGCACATTAGAAGCTATTGTTCCATTCTTCATCAGATCGTCGGCAAATCGTATGCAACCACAAGGTGGCAACGATCCTCGCTTGCTTATTGTCGGTAATACAAAAATCTACAACGAATTCAAGCAAACGGATCGAGGACTTCGCTTCACGGTTCTTAATCGTGAATCATTTAGTCTCATTCATGATGAAGTCTACGATACAGCAGGCTCACAATTCAGAGTTACCGATCTTGCATTTGATATGTTCCGTTTGATGAACGATAGCAAGCATGTTGGTATCTTGAACAGCCGCGAAGCATGGGAAACATTACTGTGGAGAAAGTTAAGAACAGAATCAGTAGGAATGTCAGCTTCGTCCATTTCTGCCGCCTATTGGAACTTGACCATTGGCAGCTTGCTTGATCAGCTTGATAGATTTGGTCTTGTAAAAGCTATTCGCGCAGCATCACAATATGCCGGTGTCATTGGTCAAGATTCAAGTGGTGCTGGATCACAATACTGCGCTATCTTCGAAGGTAGCGATGTTTATGTTGATTCAACCGTACCTTCCGCAACATTCAGCGTCATATATCCAACGAATAGAGCTATCGAATCATGGATTCCAGCAAGTGACGATAGAATACCTGTCGGCAACGAGACACAACGCGCTCAAATAGTCGGCTGGTTCATGAAGCCTCGTCAGTTGGATATAACCAACAATATTGCAGATAGAAGCGCACCGTTCGTAGCAACACCATATGGTCGTGAAAATGATGCAACAAGAGAAGTTATCTTTGTTAACAAAGACTCAACTGCTTTGAAATATGGTTACAATGTCAAGTTGGATAACCTGACAGTCGATATCTTAACCGTCTCATTCTCATCCTCTGCTGGAATGATGGACTTGACTGATCACATTATAAAGAATGTTGGATTTGCAAGAATCGATGAACCTGGCGATGCTGTCAATGTTGAATTCAGTCGCATCGTAACGCCAGTCGGCTCGGTTCTTGATTTTGGCGGCAACACACCACCAACCAATTGGCTCATGTGTGAAGGATCAGCATGTTCAATAACTGGCTTCGATCTGTTGTTCAATGAGATTGGATTTAATTTCGGCTTAATGACATCATTTGATATCACTGGCACACCAGCGACAGCTATGGGTCGATACACAACATCCATTTCTGGCGTATATGTCTTTGGATTGACCATCACCCCATCTGGCAGCACCCCATATCAAGTCTACTCACAAGTAGCCGATGTGAGTGGAACTCCATGGTTCTTTGCCGGAACTGTTCAGAACATAACAGGTACACCAACATTCGTTCAAAGCGGTATTTCTGGCTCTATAAGTCACTTCTTGTTGCCGTTGGCAAATGGAAGAATGACTTTAGCTGCTGGTGAAACAACCATTCTTGATATCAGTGGTAATGCTGTTGTTTATACCTATCAAGTTGGTGAAGCTGGTGGCTCTGATAGACATCAGTTAACAGTCGCTGAGTTGGCATCTCACAATCACCAAATTCTTGGTAAAGTCGGTGGCGGAAGTTCTAACTTCTCTGATGGCTCCGGTCCATATTGGAAGAATAACCCATACACAGAAAACACTGGTGGAAGTAAGTATCACAATAACATGCCTCCATACTTGGCGTTTAACAAGATCATAAGGTATAAGTAATGAAACAACTCAAGCAATTACTTGAAAATATATTCTTTGCTCAAGACAACAGAACTATCAATATATCTTTTGATAAGTCGCCTATTGAAAATGTCTACGAAACTTTGGAGAAATTCAAAGCTGCTTTGAGTGCTGTAGGAATAGATAATACATCATTTCAACCGGAGGCATTGATAGCATCTGTTGTCACCACCGAAGATAAGATTGATGAACTGAGAAAAATTGTTGATGATTTTGGCGCGACGGTGATTTAATCTATTTTGACGCCATTTTCCCAATTTTCGGTTGTTCCGTTACTATGAATAATAGCAGGACCACCGACTCGATGTAACTCACCGTTATTGTAATAATATTGGTCATTTTCACATGTTATGATAGCAGGACCGTCTGTACGGTGTAAAAGTCCATTTATATACCACTCTTTTCCTCCGTGGTCGTATTCAATGGCTGGACCGTCTGTACGGTGCAATATTCCATGTACAGAGTAATAGGTTGCTCTGCCATCATTGGTTGTTGTCGTATAGTTTGTTTCGAAGTTATATTCCATATGATTCCTTTAATAACCGATATTTATTATCCGAACCTGTCCGTTTGGATTAGGCTTCCATTCGGTTACCCCACCAGTTACGGCATGAACTGAACATGCGTAATTTCGTGATACACCGCCGGCTACGGTCGTGAAATTTCCACCAAGATATATGTTTCTTCCGTTGAATGTTAATGAGTTAACGAGAGCATTACAACTTGGGTTCCATGGATAGAGAGAAGTTCCGTTTACACTATCAACTACACCAGCATAACCTCGACTAGTACCGCCAATTGTCGTGAAATTACCACCGATATACACCCTATCTCCACTTGGTTCTATGGTATAAACAGCTTGATTACAGTTTGGATTCCATGGTAAAAGGTCACCAGTTTGCTTATCAATAGCTGCGGCTCTATTTCTTGTTATGCTATTTACTGATGTATAATCACCACCTATGTAAATTGTATCACCACTAATACTAACGACACGAACCGTGTTTCCAAAATTTGGTGTCCATGGTCGCATATTACCATTTTGAGTTAATGAGTATACTTTGTTTCTGTAGTATTGTCCAAATGTCATTGCACCACCAATGTACAAATTACCGTCATGTGCTTTAATACGCTCAACATATCCGTTACTGGTGCCGTTATTATATGCACACAACGAGTTTGGATCTAATTTTCCAGATATTTCGTCAACGACAGTAACCATTGATTGAGCAACACCATTTGAACTTGATATGTTACCACCCAAGAAAATCATTGATCCACTACTCTCTATTGTAAGTATATTGGTACTAGCTAGAGCAGCATTCCATATTGTAGCTAGTCCACTAACATGATCAACCGCGCCAGCATACGAACGAGACTGACCACCAACGGTGGTAAAGGCACCACCAAGATATACTGTAGAATTTTTCAGATGCATCGAATATACTGAGTTATTGGCATTAGGATTCCATGAAAATAATTCACCAGTTTCTCTATTAATGGCGGCAACTCTATTTCTTGTTGTGTTATTTGTGAGAGTGAAATCACCGCCAATATAAACAGTATTTCCACTAACATTTAATGTGCGAACAGTTCCTCCAACATTTGGCGTCCATACACGCATATTACCACTTTGTGTTAACGAATACACTCTATTTCTATAATATCTACCGTATTGCATCAAACCACAAATATATAAACTACCATCATAAGGCACTATATTGTACACATATGCGTTACTAGTATCATTGTCATACCCACATAACGAGTTTGGATCCGTCTTTCCAGAAATAGAATCAACCACGGTAGCCATGGATTGGGTGGTTCCATTAGAACTTGATAAGTTACCTCCTATGTAAATAAGAGATCCGCTACCAGCTATTGTAAATATGTTTGTACCAACCAAATTTGGATTCCATATAGTAGCTGTTCCATTTACAGTATCAACCGCACCAGCATACGAACGAGATTGACCTCCAATGGAGGTAAATGCTCCACCAATATATATTTTAGAGTCTGTTGGATATATAGTGTTAACAGTACCGTTTGCGTTTGGATTCCATGCCAATAATTCTCCAGTTTCTGCGTTTACTGCACCACATCTATTTCTCGCCACACCGTTTGCGCCAGTAAAATTTCCACCAAAATACAATATACCACTTATAGCCACAACAGAATTTACAACAGTACCATTACAGTGGGTAATCCAATCAGACAATATGTAATTGTCATACCTACAGAGTTTTTCACGCCTTAAATTAGCATTAAGGTCAAATGTTCCACCCACATATATAGCATCATCACCGGGAACTATTACATATGTGCTAACAGTTGCGGCTGAATTAGATATGAAGACGTTTGAATTTTGTTCAAGACCACCATTTGTGTCGTTAACAACCGTAAACGGATACTGTGTAGCACCCGAAACAGAGTAAAATGCTCCACCAAGATATACATTAGTACCGCTGATGTTTATGGATCTTACGAAAGAACCACCTGTTCCACCATAAACTGCAATACTAGGATTCCATGCAGCATTTAAACCACCAGTATCTGGATCAACCGCTCCAGTATGAATGCGTGTTGTTCCACCAAGAGCTTGGAAGTTACCGCCGACATACATAAGATTTCTATGTGGCTTTATGGTATATGCTACGGCTGTAGATGCATAAACACTTGGATTTGGATTCCATGTGTTTATATAACCAAGGTCTGGATCTACGGATGCAAGCGTCTGCCGGGATACACCATTAACAGTTGTAAAACTTCCACCAAGATAAACTCTATTGGCGCTGGTTGCTATAGTCTGCACAGTGCTACTGCACTTTGGTACCCAATCAAGTATATCCATTGATGCACTAACAGCCAATGCACGACTTCTCCATAATCCAGCAGCATTGAACGCCCCGCCATAATACATTTTATCTGAATATGAGACAATAGTATTTACGGCGGCTGTAGCTGAGTGTGTTACATAAAAATTAAAAAGATTATCTATTCCTCCCGTATCCAAAGCAACTTTTACAATATTATTATACGATAAAGTATTCACGGTCGTAAATGTTCCACCTAAATGCACACCACCATTAGCAACACACATCGAGTAGACATTACCACCACAGTTAGGATTCCATGATGATAATGTACCAACACCAGTTGTGTTTACTGCTTCTGTCCACGCTCCAGCATAATTTCTAGTTACACTGTTTACCGTACCGAATATTCCACCAAAGTATATTGTGGATGAGTTTTTTGTTATACAATAAACATTGTTACCACAGTTAGGATTCCAACCGATAAGTGTTCCATTTGTTTTATCAGTTGCAGCTATTCTGTTTCTTCCCGTTCCACCATTAACGGCTGTAAAGTCACCACCTATGTACACATATGAATCAGTTACATAAATTGCGCGTATAACACCATTACAATTTGGATCCCAACTTCCTAAAGTACCAGCAGTCGTTGAAACATTTGCACCGTTGTTTCTCGTCACGGTTAGATTCATAAGAGCAAATGTTCCGCCGATATATATGTATTCTTCTCCTTCTCGTAAAAATAATGAAAAAACATCATTGGAAGCACTTGGTGTCCATGTTGCTGAAATAGTACCAGTGTCGCTTATTTTACCTAATTTTATTCTAGGAATACCACCGAGAGTCGTAAACTGACCACCCACATATATATTACTACTATCGGCTGCCATACATATGACATTTCCACCAGCATTTGGATTCCAAGTATCTACCGCGCCAGTTGACAACGAAACTTTAGCCAAACGATTTCTTGTCAAACCACCAACACTGGTAAATTGACCGCCAATATATAAGTTGCTTCCTATTATAGAAGAACATGTAACCGTATTATTGCATATTGCTACGAAATCTTGGTTAGCTTTATTACCAGAAATATCAGAAGAGCATAGATATGAACTAGCTGAAATTGCTACTGATGTAAATGTTCCACCAACAAATACATTACTACCACTGACATGAACACATTGTATAGTAGTAGAAGATGTCCATTTTGGTTTTCTGACAATACCTCCATTTGAAGCATTTACTTCGGTCAAACCATTTGATGTAGCTCCTCCAACTGTTGTAAATGCGCCACCCAGATAAATTCCAAGCTCACTGACCGCCAAAGCATTGACTGTAGAACCACAGTTTGGATTCCACGATGTTACTGTGCCGGAAATTCCGTCCAATAGTATAGCCCCTGCTCTATTTCGTGTTGTTCCTTGGAGTGTGGTAAACGACCCACCCATGAAAATGGTTGTACTGCTTGGCAAAATGGTAACTACATCAGCGTTAGCATTTGGATTGAACCCTAATAATTTACTATTTAGCGTGTTTACAGAAAGTGCATATTTTCTTACTTCATCGTTTGTTGATGCGAATGTACCACCTAAATATATCGAATCTCCACTAACGCTGATGGAATACACATCATTATTTGGATATTTTGAAAGTGGAATTTTCGTTCCTACATCAGAGGTGACTGGAGAAAATCTACTTGTTGCAACACCATTAACTGTCGAAAACAATCCACCTATAAGTACCAATGTATCTTTTGCAACAAGGCATTTGACTTCACCATTGCAGTTTGGATTCCATGCGGTTAATGTACCAGAAATACCATCCAATTGTATAGCTCCGACTCTACTTCGTGCCGTTCCTTGGAGCGTGGTATATGCACCACCAATGAAAATGGTGGTACCGCTAGGTAAAATAGTATTTACTGCACCATTAGAGTTTGGATGAAAACTAGAAATAAGACCATTATTCATATTCGTAGATAATGCTCGGTTTCTAGTCTCACCGTATACTATAGTCATGCCGCCACCGATGTAAACATTCTTATCACTGTCAATATCAACAGAAGATACGTTATCAGCAGCTAAATGATGTTTTAAAGAAATTACGGCTCCCGTGTCTGATGTTACTTTTGTGATACGGTTTTGTGTAACACCACCAACCGTACCAAATGCATCACCACCAATATATACCGTAGCATCATCGGCAACCAATGCTCGTACAGGTCCACCGTTACAGTTTGGATTCCATGCGGTTAATGATCCAGAAATACCATCCAGTACCACAGAGGCAACTCGGTTTCGTGTCACTCCACTCATGGTGGTAAATGCACCACCTATAAACAAGGTAGAGCCGCTTGGTAAGAGACTATATACGGTGCTGCCAGCATTTGGATTGAAGCTAGAAATAAGACCATTGTTCATATTCGTAGACAATACTCTATTTCTATCTTCGCCATACACCAAAGTCATACCACCACCAATGTAAATATTCTTATCGTTATCAATATCAAGAGCGTACACGTTATCGCCGGTTAAATGATGTTTTAGAGAAATAACAGATCCCGTGTCCGATGTTACTTTTGCAATGCGGTTTTGTGTAACACCACCGACTGTTCCAAATGCTGATCCACCAATATATACGGAAGTATCATCAGCAACCAATGCTTGCACAGGTCCACCATTACAGTTTGGGTTCCATGCAGTTAAAACTCCAGAAATACTATCTATCTGTACAGATGCAACTCTGTTTCGTGTCACACCACCCATGGTGATAAATGAGCCGCCTATGAAAATAGTAGAGCCACTAGGCAAAATTGTATAAACAGCGGCTCCAGCATTCGGGTTAAATCCTTGTAATACATTTTCTTTATCGGTCGATACTATTCTATTTCGAGCCGACGCACTGACGGTCGTAAAATCACCACCAACATACAACAAAAATGGCAATGTTTTAGAAAAAAATTGGCTCCAAACTCCACCAGATTTTATCCAACCCTCTTGAATATCTTTCCATGTGGTGTCTTTAATCCACATTTCATTGACTTCAGCCCATACACCAGAATCTTTCTTTCGTAATGGCATGTTAATCCTTATGCTCTATAGATTTCTTATAATCCGTGTAGAGAGCAATGACTTCAACCAGGGTCTGTGGGAATTCGTTTTTGAAAGCAATGCGTAAATCGTTCTCGTTGAATTTATCTACTGAATAAACGCTAACACTTGATGGTTGACCTTCATGCACGATGCGGGAAATGTGGGTCATAAAAATAACATTTTCACCATCAATGTCGATTGGTGTCCGTATATAATTTTCTGTGAAATTTGGATTCTTTATAAGTTCATAAGTTTTTTCTGGTGAAGTAACTTTAGGATTATTGAGTGGTGGTATAAAAATATAATTACCAATTGAAACCGCCACATTTTCACCAAGTATCTTATTCATCAAATCGTTTCTTTCGTTATCCAACGAATCAGTAACCACAAACGTGTCGGGTGATGAGATTTGATACGATGTATTATCCATGTTAGTCTCCATATAAAGATGTGATATACATTATATCACATAAACAATATCACCATCTTCACCGCCGGGGTCGCTAAACGAACCAACTTGTATGGTGTATTTGCTGTATGCACTATTTTCGATTAAAGCTCCGTTGAACATTATTTTTGAACCACTGATTGTGCCGCTGACACCAATAGTAGAACCACCCATGTGAATGGTTGAATTCATAAGATATATGTCGCGCCACGGATTGGAAACAGAGCCAAGATCACGGGTTCCTGATGTGTTTGGAACGATAGTTTCTTGAGCTACGATAGTAGTCGTTCCCGTACCAATGGTATCGGATACGCCACCCGAAGTGACGGTTATCAATGTGTGTAGCTGACCAGTTAATGAGTGGGTGGCAACAAGCGATGTATAATTTTGTTCCAAATACGCAATATCAGCCAAGGCATCAATTCCACCAGACGGATCTTTGGTATATACCTGGGCGGCATTGGCATATATGATCCATTCGCCATTTTGGCTACTCGGAGCTACTGTTATTGGATTTAAAAACAATCCGTTATGTCTTAATCCAGCCATATATTACCTCTTCATTATTTATAAAACATTGCTGTTATTATAATATTATATCTTTCATTGTGGAATTTTATTATATAATAGTCGAATGGGACAGAGTAAGCGACTTGATTTGAATGATCATGCGAGATTGCGCCACAACCGAGACAGAAATCTGGGGTTTCCTACTGGTCAATACATCCAACCACCTCCGTTACTTTTTAATCGAGATGGTCTGAATGTGTTTATGGGTGACATATACCGTGGCAGAGCAGCTTTTCTTGTTCTTGGTGGTCCATCTTTCGGTGAACTTCTAAAAGGGTCAAGTGTTTTTAGAGGGGTAGAGACACCCAATAAAGATTTATTGAACCACCCCGGCTTCGTCACAATGGCGACGAATAATGCTCCTAAAACATTCCGCACAAATTTATGGACAATGGTGGATGATCCGGGGAACTTTATAAAGTCCATCTGGTTGGATCCAAAAATAACAAAATTCGTACCGTTCGATCATTCCGAAAAGAAGATATTTGATAATGAAGCATGGACAGAGATGGACATAGTTACAGGGGAATGCCCGAATGTTTTATATTACAGAAGAAATGAACACTTTGCACCCGATCAGTGGCTTAATGAAGGCACATTCAATTGGGGTGAGCATTCAGATTCTTTGGATGAGCTTGGTAACAAGGGTGGTCGATCCGTTATGTTGGTTGCGATAAAGCTATTGTATTATCTTGGCATTAGAAAGATATTCTTACTTGGCTGTGACTTCAAAATGGACGATAATACGAAATATCACTTCGATCAGGACAGGTCACCGTCATCACAGCGCGGAAACAACTCAACATACAATATTTTAAAGGCACGATTCGAGGCATTGGTACCACACTTCGAAAAGGTTGGTTTAAAAGTATTCAACTGCAATCCAGACTCTGGATTAAAAGTGTTTCCACACATTCCATTCGATGAAGCCATTACGATAGCAACCGCCGAAATGCCAAACATAGTAACGGAAAGAACCGCTGGTTTATACGATAGAAAAGCACAAGATAAAGAAAAAGCCAAAAAAGGACCACCGTTACAAGGCATTCCACCTCCACAAACGAATTTGACTTGGAGTAACATCGATTTATCAAAAAAGGAATTCACCGAGGAAGATAAAGCGAACATCAAAAAAGAATTAGACGGTCACCGCAAGCGTCTGAATGATTTAAAGCATCAACGCGACATGTATAAAATGATGCCAGATAGAAAACTAGAACATCTAGAAGCATTGGAAAATGCCATCACATCTGCTCGCCAATCTTTTAGAGCATGTGAAGAAGTTAAAAATAAGATATGGGGCATCATCAAGTGAATAACATAGAGTTGTTATTTGATTATGTAATCACATACATGACCAACAAAGGCACGCCGCCTACCGATGTTATTGACCTCCAAAACGGAGGCAAAGGCATTGCCTGGAGTACGAAGAAATACTACTTCGATATTGAATTGTATCCAGATAAAGTGGAATTCTTCTTTAGTCCAAAAAGAAGCGGTGTAAAATGCGTCACATTACGCGACGATACAATAGACACAGAAGATTCAGAGTTCAATGAAAATCTCGAATACATTTGCGAAAGTATAGGAACACCATGAAACGATGCATAGCCTTTTTCAACTTTGGAAGTAAATGTATACTTGAGCTTCTGGTAGCCACATATACATTGCGTAAACACTACACGGGCGAAATCGTGTGGATGTTGGCTAATAACGATGAATCAAATAAGAAACTGGCTCAACAGGTCCACAATTTACATGTCAACATCATATGGACCGACTTTGCCCATATTAAACGAAATACCAAGAGTGCAATCAAACCAAGTCTCTTCAAGAAGCTGTTTTCCATGGGATACGAGTCGGTCATCATGTGCGACGGGGATCTTCTGTTCTTGAAGCCATTTGATGAATTGTGGAATCCACTTGAAGGTAATGGTGTTCTCTTAACACATTTCTGCAATTGGAGAACGGATGGTAAGATCATGGGTGCGAGAATGTCGCAGATGAAAGGCATCTTGGACGAAAAGCTATTGAATCGTTTATCGGCTGGATACCCAGCAGTTAATATTGGCGTTATGGGCTTTACTAATAAGGCTACTAAGTCATTGGAGTTATGGGAGAATGTAACCGAAAAGCTTGCTGGTAAACACATAGCCGATGAAATAGCCGCACATGCATTGATTGTCTCAGAGACATCACCATACATAGCTGATTCGACATACAACGCATCTGCCAAGATAGGTGATTTAAGCCACATCGAAGATAATCACATTGTTCATTACCATGGCGGCTCATTTGGTGGCGGCGAGGCTGATGTGCGGTACGAGAAACGCCGTAGATCATCCAGGTTATGGATGGCATATCTACATGAATTCTATAATTCTGGTTTAGTACCCGATGCGAAGATGTGGGAGTTGACGGCAACTGGTGGAGTATACGAAGTATTGCAGACACAACCCAACCTACCGTTTGAGTGCTACCAGGAATTTATCTTATGATAACCATCGTTCTTGCCGTCGATAATCAGCATCTTGATGAACTGCAAGTCTCTTTGCCGACTTGGATAAAGTATAAAAATTTCGATAAGTATAAGTTTCTTGTAATTTTCGATAAGTCACAAGTCACTCCATCAGAGGATCGTTTCGAAATATTTAAAAACTTACAAGTTGAATATGTTAGCTGGGAAGATCCGTTGCACTTATATCAATCGCAGCGCGAAAAGATGCTAACAGCACTGACTGTTCTGCCAGGCATTCATGTAAAAACCCCATGGTACTTAAAAATCGACACGGACTGTATAGCAACAGACAATCAGAAGTGGTTCGATGAATCATGGCTTGAAAAGGACTATGTGTTCATTACCAATCCTTGGGGATCCACTAAGCCAGCCAATGCTGTTGAGTTGTTGGATGAATGGGCTAAAGATAAAGGATTTGTCGGATCAAAAGCTCCTTTGAATCTACCATTCGATCCATCAGAGAAAAAGATTTATCACAAACGCATTATTTCATGGTTGTTCCTGTGTAAAACAGAATGGTCAGCGCAGATGGCTAAACATGTCCATTATGACGAAACCATATATAAGTTGCCATCAATAAGCAGTAAAGAATATCGTGTATCACAAGATACCTTCCTTTGGTATGTTGCCGAAATATTCGGACATAAATATAAGACATTCCAATTCAAGAAAAAAGGCTGGAAGCATACGAGGATATAAATGTTGGACATTCTCATTATTGGCTCTGGAATCACCGCAGCGACAATCTGTGCTTTATGTAAGCACAAGTATAAGATACTTGTCGTTGATATTCGTGATCACATAGGCGGCAATTGTTATGATTACTCCAGCAATGGTGGTTATATTCACCGATATGGTCCGCATATTTTTCACTCGAAGTTTCCCGATGTAGTCGATCTTCTTTCCAATTACACCGAATGGATTCCATACCAACATACTGTAGAAGCCGAGATAGAACCAGGCATTCGTGTTCCGTTCCCATATTCAAAGGAAACAGCAGCGGCATTGGGTAAGACACTCAACGAGACTCAAGTTATTGATACATTTTTCAAACCATACTCTCAAAAGATGTGGGGCACGACATGGGACGAATTACCATCAGCAATAACACGACGAATTCCTAAAGATACAAAAGAAGTATCTAACTATTTTGAAGGGCAATTTACAGCATTACCAAAGCGTGGCTATACCAAAATGATGAATAAGATGCTTCAAGGCGTCGATATCATGCTAGGAGTCGATTGCAATTACTGGCAAGGCATACCAGCAAAAAAGATCATATACTGCGGGCGTCCAGATCACATACAGATAGGTAATTTGAAGCTTGGGGCGATGCGTGGCGATTGGCTGCAATATCGAAACTTGGATTTTACATTCAAGCATGAACCATGGGACTCACCAGCAACCGTTGTAAACTTCTGTCATTTAAAAACACCATATACCCGCAAATCCTATTTTGGACATGTCTATAAATCGTATTCAAAAATAGTTACTTATGAAACACCCAAAGCTGCAATGGTTCCAGACAAGACACCATTTTATCCAATTCCAACCAATGATAATACAGATACCTATTTAAGAATTAGGGACATGGTAAAAAAGGAATTTCCGAATATGATTTTAGCTGGACGGCTTGGCACGAATGCATATATTGATATGGACATAGCTGTAAAAAATGCCATAACACTTGTAAAAGAAAGCTTTTAGAGATTTTCTTGATTTTTAAAAATCAAGAGTATAATAACCATGCTAACCAGGAGGAATATATGAAAGTAGCAGATAAAGATAAGCTTTACGATGATGTCGTTACGCTTGAAAAGGAAGTCCGTAAGCGGTTTCCAAAGCAATCGGGTCGCGTCATGATAGCTAATGCCAAGCAACTTATAGACATGGAATTGGGTCGCATGGATAATGCGAATGAGGTTCCTTGGATGATTCAATATCGTTCCAAGCTCAAAGAAATGATATAAGCTTAATTTTTATATAATGCAGAAAACGCCAAGCCAAAAGCTTGGCGTTTTTCTTTGATATATGCTATAATTTATGTGGAGATTGTTATGCGTATGCAACCAAAGACCGGCGTAATATTGAGTGGTGGACGGGGTACAAGACTTGCACCACAAACAGAAATTCAGAATAAACATCTACTTCCTGTATATGGTCCACAGGGGGCTATCCCCATGATCTGGTATCCGCTTCACACTCTTGTTGCAAGTGGCTGCGATAGGATCATCATCGTTTCTTCCCAGGAACATTGTGGTGACATCATGGAGTTCCTTGGTGATGGTAGGCGTTTCGGCGTCGATATCTGCTATAAAGTCCAAGATCACAATGATCCAGCAAGACCAGTAGGCATTGCCAGCGCCATGAAACTTATTGAGGGAGTTGTAAGCCCCATAGATCCGTTTATGGTTATACTTGGTGATAACTTCTATGAAAATAATTTCGAGGATGAATTTGCTAAGTTCTGTGACTATGTATGGTCAAATTCTTTTAGATCAGATGGTATCGATACAACACATATAGCCCATGTTTTTCTCAAGGAAGTACATGATCCTGAGCGATTTGGCGTTGCGACCATTGACGGGGATAAAGTAACGAAGATTGTTGAGAAACCAAAGAATCCAGAAAGCAATTACGCCGTAACCGGTTTATACTTCTTTACGGGACATGTGTTTAATCTTCTTCCGAAACTTACTGTTTCTGGTCGAGGCGAACTGGAAGTATCGGACTTGAATAACTGGTATGTCCAGAATAACAAGATGACATCAACCATTCTTAAGGGCTTCTGGCACGATTTAGGTACAATTCCTAGCATGTTACATGCACAAGAATGGATAAATAAGAATAACTATATTATTCCCTTCAAATAAAGAACCATATGAAATACAAAAGCATTTCCGAGTTTAGACACAGCTTTGTGATGGCTGGTAAGAAATATCTTATCTCACCAGGCGAAGTTGTGGAATCACCAACGCCACTTTCCTACATATTTCTCCAGCAAGTTGCTGACGAGACTCCAGCTACATTAAAAACGCCATTTCAAAATCGTTTACAACAGCAAGTCACGGCTATTCAGCAAGAGAAGGATGCGATTGTTACATCCTCATCGTCCGAAATAGAGCAGCTAAAACAAGCTATGGCTCAATTTGCCGCAAAATACGAATCAGAGATGGCAGATGTTTTAAAGCAGATTAATGAGCGTTTTGAAGAAAATGAAAAAGCAGACGCATCAAATAAACAAGCAGATGCTAAATTCAAGGAAGATACAAATCGTCGCCTTGGAATTTTAAAAGATGCTGTTCGTAGCATGGAAGATGAAGTTTACGGACCCACGGAGCAACAACCACCAAAAAACTAGTCGGCATTGATGATTATGATGAAGAAAACGACTATGTTATTTTAGACTCTGGATTATAAATGGCTACTGTTGATTTATTAAATCTTAACCAATCACTATCACCGACTGAAAACATGCAGGCGGCTATGGACTCGTTGAAGTCGATGCAAGATGGCGTTAACGGTCTTGAAAATAAATTACATGATACATTGGTCGGGGCATCAACGACTCCAAAACCACCGTCTGGTCTAAAAGTACCAGCAAAGATATTCGATCCAATTTTTGGTGTCAATGTATTGTATGGGCATGTTCTCACATCAGATTTCATGTCTTTCTGCGACTATAAGCCACTCGCAAGAGTCGGTGATCTAGTATTCGTAGTGGGTATTGTCGGTATAACCGTAGTTGCCGAATTAGGTGTTATTACATCTGGTTGCATGGATGTACGAAACAATGCCATTGGAAGCGGTTTACCATATGCTGGTGGTGGATTGGCTGGTGGTTGTGCTGGAAAGCCAGCCATACCGCTATACGATCCGCTTGTTTTAAATCCTATTATTCTTGAGAAGATCGATCCATGTCTTGCCTCTGGTGACCTGGCTAACTGTCTTCCAGAAATATTGCGGGATATTTTAGGAAGCTGCAACAACCCCGTAGAAAACTTTGGATTGAAGTCGGTCGATGACTTCAATCTTGAAGGCGCATTGAAGAAGGTTGGTATTGATCACCTGACCAAGCTGAATGAGAAGTTGAAGAAGGGTCTGTGTGGTAATGCCCCTGTTGATATTAGATTCGAAGCCAATCTATTTGGTAAGTCAAATAACGATATATGTTCAACTGCCAATGATGTATTATCCACCCCGATAAACGCAAATGCTCCATGTGTTTCAGAACATATGAAGTATTTGAGTTCTCGTATGGAATCATCACTCAATATGTCATTTGCGGATAAAGTCTCAGGGTATCTTTCCAAACATGATGTTGAATTGATTTCACAGACAACAGACATAAAGAATTACTTCGATGGAAAGATGAAAGACTATGCCCGCGAATTGCGTGCTGGCTTACCTAATGAATTTCCTTCGAATTCAGCAGAAGCTATAAACCTTGCCTTGGATGCCGCTGACTCCATTCTAGGACTAAGAGACAATTATAGAAAAAATTCAAACAATTTAAAAGACATTGTTGATAAAGTCAAGAGTGTGAGAGATAAGCTTGATTATGTTTTAAGTAATCCCGTAGATGCACTAGCCGATTACATACGATCTGATCCCGACATGCAGCATTTCTTTGGTGATTTGATGAACGCCAGAGAAAATGCATTAAACCTTCTTATACCACCACCTCCAAGCAGTACCGTCATATGCCCAGAACCAAGAATCAATGAAGGCTGTAGTGATATCGTACAATTTCAAAATGATGTGAAAAATTCCATTAAAGACCTATTACAATCCATCAATGGAACGGCGGAAAAAAATGGTTTGATTTCTCAAGCTTTGATTGATGTCGGGGTTGGTAATCTGGGATTGGCTACTGGTGCGGCTGGTATGAATCCTATCGATAGCATGACATTGTTCAGACAATCAACACTGGATAAAATCTATAGAAGCATGGGCGTCACGGCAAGCGTCAAGTCATACTTGAACTATTCAGCCGACACATCATCTGAGTTGCTTGGTGAATGGACAGAGTTCATGACACAATTTTCGTCAGCACCACGCGATGGATCTGGTAATATTATAAATCCAAGTCCACTGACCGCAATATTAAATCAGATGAAGCAGCAATGTTTGACGCTGCCCCAACAAGAGGTCGAACAATTCGCTCTTGAAGTTTCTGAATTGGGAAGCGATATCCGTAATTTTAATTTCGTCAGCATGGATCCGACACTTGTTGGTACGAATCCTTCCCTTGAAGTTCTTGCAAGCGATCCGTCCGTTCTTATACCATCGTCAAATATAGGAGCTATTCTTGCATCATCACAAGCCGCAATCCAGCAGACATATCAGAATCTTCTGCTTATTAAGGAACAACTGGCAACCATAATTCCGTCAAAAGAACAAATGCTTGCTGAAATGGAAGCATATGCGAACAACATCATGCAAATGGGCATTGATTCGCTTATGTCGCTTCAAGGTTGTTTACCACCGCTTCCATGTCTTGAATTCAACGGTCTATTTAACTTTACTGGTGCCTTTGAGTTTGGTGTTGGTTTCCCATTGAACTTGAAGATACCTGTGCTGGACTTGTCATTCCCCGATATTGATTTCAAAGTACCTATCGTGTTTCCAGATATTGTCGCACCAACTGGATTTAAAGTCGCTATCAATGTTCCGTTTCCGAAAATCAATTTCCCTCGTATTCCAGATCCTCCGCTATTCCCACCAACCATTACCGTACCAACCATTCGTTTACCAGAATTGAATGTTCCGTTATCATTGAAGGCACTTGAAAAGCTTCTACCAAAGTTCCCAAAAGCTGCTTTCACTTTACCAATTCCACAAATCAGTTTACCAAAATTGCCTGGTCTGATTATTCCTCCTATTAACATCGCACTACCAAATTTCCGTATGAAGTTTGGTGGCTATCCATTACCAAAGCTCGATATTCGTCTTCCGACCTTTCCAATCAATTTCAGTCTAAAAATTCCATTGACATTGAATGTCTATATACCAATTCCATCAATTGATTTGAAGTTACCGAAGATCGAGTTGCCATTTATAAAGATACCTTCGCTTATTTTGAATATTCCGAAATTAAATATTCCATTCACGGGTGGGCTTGCTTTTGGCTCACCAACGCTTCCAAAAATAGGTATTCCTTTCCCCGCTATTACTATTCCATCATTGTGTGGCGATAAGGGCAAGAGTATCGAAGAGTTGATTGCCGATGGAAAGAACGCCGTTAATACCTTTAATAGACTTTTAAACTCGGGCATATCAGCAGGCAGACCATTAGCGGTTGCAAACTGTTCATTGTGGGTCAGTCCACATTTTAGAGGCTGGATAGCTCCAATTCCATGTTCAGCATTTGCGACAGATTTTAGCGCATGTGCATGTGCATCGTAAATAATATAGTATTGACGAATATGGAAAGACGATATACTTGTGCAAATGGAGCTAACCGTGACTGACAAGATAACTCGCATACTTATGCTACTGTTTGTTTTTGGTTGGTGTGTTTTTATAGCATTCTATATCTACAAGCTTGAAAAAGCCAAGAGACAGGATATCGCTGATCGGGCTGTTGTATTGGCGTACTTAGAACAATACAAGCCGATGACCATTACCACAACTTTAAAAACAGATGAAAACTTCATGGCGGTTCTGATTAGGAAACTGTCCGATGACCCAACATTCGCAGCAAAGGTTGCTGCTGAATTGAAGAAGAAACAATAATAAGGATATACCATGCGTAATGATCGCTTTGCTTTTTATAAACTGTTTGAACTCGTTAGTGAGCGGTTCACAAACGACTATATCGAAAAGGCTGGTTGGATGTACAGCCACCAGTGGACCACAACCCAGCGCGACGATTACACCCGCTGGCTTGCCACAGAATTGTTGAGCCGTGGTATTTTTAAAGAGGATAAGGAAGCCCAAATGACGGCATGCTTCTTCGTCCATAAGCATGGCTGGCAGATTAACGATAAGCGCAAGGCAGCGTAATGCAATATACTATTGAAGCTTTTTGTAAGGATTGCAAGATCCTTGCAGATCGCGTCAACGATTACCCCTTCACCCACATATTAAGCGTGGAGCGTGGGGGTGGTTATGTGACACGGGAATTAATTAAATACTTTCCGAGAGCCATTGTGGTCCCCATTAAAGTTTCTTTCTACAAAGGGGATATAAAGCAAGAGCAGCCCCACATTGAATACCCAGCCTGTAAGGTGTTTAATGCGTCAGAGCGGGTTCTTATATGTGATGATCTTTTAGATAGTGGTGATACCATATCGTATATACAAAATATGCACATACTCAAGAAAGCAGGGTCAGTAAAAACCGCTGTGGTCTTGGTCAAGCCTACGTCAAAGATCCAAGCTGATTACTATGTCCATAATAATATAACATCATGGGTTCAGTTCTATTGGGAGGATTCCCATGGTAACCACATTGTAGATTCTGGTGTATCACACACTACGCTTCAAGCCGCCGTCTAGGTTATTGAATACTTTTAAAAGTCAGATAAGGTAACGGCAGAAAGGACAAGAAAATGACCACATCGCTACCCGAAGTTGAGAAGAAGGACAAGGTTCAACACATGCCACAGTGGCATGTTCTGCTGCACAATACCGATTTTCATACCGTCGAGTGGGTTGTGAAGCTGATTATGGTGGTCTTTAATAAGAATTTTGATGAGGCATTCGAACTGACCAAGAAAATTCATTTTGAAGGTCAGTGCATCGTGGTTACGACCCACAAGGAACGAGCCGAAATGCTCAAGGATCTGGTCAAGGGTTATGGTTGTGATCCCGATGCTACGAAGGGTCCGAAGGTACCGCTGCCGTGTTCTATTGAGCCTGCCGATTAAAATAATATCGGCTTTGGGTTCTGGCGACTGCCAGGCGCATAATTAGTAATATCAGGAGCCGACCAACCCACAGCATAGGGTTGGAATTGAGGATTAGCTAGTAAAAATATATCAGTGAATTTACAAGGTGGCGAGCCAACAAAACTGTAATCTAGATCATACGGCAAACCGTTCCACAATGATGGTTTTTTAACCATTAAGTATTCAAACATAATGGCGGCTTTCCATGCTTCAACCGCTGCTATATATGGTTGTATGACATGATCAGACGCTAATGAATGCTTCCAATCCGCCATCTGAATAAATGCTGGTTGGTCAAAGTATGGAGTTATGAAATCCCATGCAACAGAAAGTGCTTCATCTTGTAGTTTACGCTTTGCTTCGTTAACTTCCAGTGCTACTTCGGCGCTTATATCAACATTCGAAACCGTCAAGTTTTCGATATTGCCAAATGTCAAAAGAGTTTCGTTGGATACATTTGCATTTGTATCTGTAAACTCATGATCTTGATTATTGGTACTATCGTGAATGATATGTTTGTAAAAACTCATATTATCTACTTATCCCCGTCATAATCATTGAGAAGTAATCGACATATAGTGATCTTGAATTTGTCGATGATGATCCTGTTTTGAGAATTTGGAATCTTGGACTACATAGATTGAGGGTCAAATTCGTTGTAATGGTGGTTTGTAGAACATCATCAACGAAGAATTGCACTTGTGGTGTCGCAAGCGTGTAATCAGCAATGAACTTCAATCTATACCACGCATTTGCCACAACCGACGCTGTATTGGTGAGAGTACGAGAACCACCATTTGCTGTTGCCGCTCTCCATGTATTTCCACCATTAACTCTGTCATAAATGAAGTATATGCCGTTATTTGGTGTTGCAGTAGAGGTATCTGTTATACCAACAATAGCTGTGTATTCTGTTGCTACGACTGACAATGTAGGAATTTCAACGATACCCTCAAAAATAATCTTGCCACTTGGCGCAAGTGATGTTGTCGTAGAACCAGATGTCGTAATAGCGCCTCGACCAGTGGAATTGTTTGATGTTCCCGTACTAACCGCTATAACTCCTGGGTGATGTAACTCACCGTTAACTGGAGCTACCAATCCACCGTTGGCATTATCAAATCTAAATCCTACAGATCCTGCTGGTCCAAGAGTAGTTGTGGTCGATTCCTTACCCCAAAGCATATCATCATAACAGAACAATATACTTCTATTTTGAACTTGACCTGGATTTGAGTAGAATGCTAAATTATCCAATGCTTCTCTAACAACTGTTGGTTGCACAACCCAATTTGCAGAAATAGCTGGTGTATAATCAACATCGCCGCCGAAGTTACCATTTAAGCGAATTCTTGAAAGAACTGCACCAGATGAATTTTGCCACTGGAAGAAGTCTGCGGTTTGACCGGATCTACCACGTTGCATGATATCTGCGGAAACTGTTGGTGTCTGTGATGGAACTACTACTCCATAGTCCCCCGCACCACCAACATTCGATACAGCAGCTTCAACACTGGATTGTTGATTTGCTCTAAGCTGCAATCCCCACCATGTAGTGATAACCGATTGACCACCCACAACTGGTAATAGACTCAAATCTGGTCCTGTACCCAAAATATACTTGAAACTATACAAATCGCTATTGACTCTAACGACACCACCGAAGTTCTTATTTCCCGATATGTTTTCGTTGCCGGTCAAGTGGACAAATCGAGCATCTGCGCTGATACTTGGATAGTAACGCGAATCAAGGACGAACGGCGATCCTGTTATCTGACCTATCTGACTGCTTCGTGCATTGACTTCATTGGTTATTTGCGTCTGCAAGTTTCCTGTCAAGGCGGCAGTTGTTGTCAACAGTGTGTAACCAGATAGCGATGGAGCAGAGATATTGTTTATCTGTGTCTGGAGATTTGCTGTAAGAGCAGCGGTCGTTGCTAATGGTGTGAGAGCCGCACTGATGCCAGCAATATCTGATACAAGAGCCAATGTTCCGCTTGATATAGGAATACTTAAAACAATATCAGCCGCAATATCTTGTGCCTTGAATGTTATTGTTTTTGCACCATCGGTAATATCATCAAGATTAAACATCAACTTATGTGTGTTATTGAGATTATCGTAGATATAAAAATCTGCGTCGGAGAAATTGGTTAATTGTGATCCACCACCTCCACCACCTCCACCAGTTCCACCCGTATCACCCAACTTACCAAGGTTTTGTATTGAGCAACTGGCTGGGTCAGATAAATCTGTAGCGCCTTGCTTAACAAACATCAAAGCTCTAAATGAAACTTGCGAATCAAAGCGAGAATTTGGTGGTATCGTCGTATCTTCCAGCACATATCCGCTTTGCGCATCATCGAATGTGGCATATTGATTTCTTCCATACCAAACATATGTGTTATTTGATTGGGAGAAATAGTACACTCGTTGAACGGTCCAGTATCCACCAGAAACATTTTGTAGAGTTCCAGATCCATTATCATACTTACTAGAATCGACATTTACACTTGCAGCAACATACTGTGCCGCAGACATGTTGGCTGCCAAATATGTGTATGTAAGAGACGCCGGAACAAGGGCTGGATCATCGATGACACTAGGATTCTTAATCGATGATGTAACATTTCCCAAACGGAATGTTTGTCCAGAAGATTTTTCTAAGCTAATACTTCCAGCAGATGCTGAATATGTATTACCGTATATGTTTATAGTACCTAGAGCATAAGCTAAATCTTCGATTTGCGCATAAGTATCTACAGGTATACGATCATATTGTCTTGTTAAGAATATCTCGCCGCTTCGTAAAGAAACTCTACCAAGAAGTATATTATTTCTTATGGTTGTGCCATATGGATCTGATGTCTGTAGGAACGGAGTTCCTGTAGAATCCATAAGTACATGGACAACTTCTATATTACCAGCAGATATATACTGTGATAAAGAAACATTTGTGATGTTTCCCCATGACACATCCGTGTATTGTGGATACAGACCAGAACTATCAGTTACACTCTGATCTATTACTGTACCACCACCAGCGGATATTGTTATTGTTGATGCACTTGATTTAACAAGATGTCCACCATATGATTTACCAGTTGAAAGTATTCTCTTTGTTCTGTAATCAGCCCAGAATAGCTTATTGGCAAGGTTGTCTGTTGCTGTGCGAAGATTGGTTGGTGTTGTCGAGTCATACCAATACAAAATAACATCTGGGCTGTATATGATATTGGAAGCTGAAAGATTGTATATTTGCGACTGTAAGTTGCTGGTCAGTGCCGAGGTTGTTGCAAGTGGTGTTAATCCTGCGGTTATGGAAGCTGCTTGAGTCGTTGTAATATAGCCGCTTAGTGAGTTGCTTACAACCGATATTTGCTGTTGTAAGCTGCCCGTCAAAGACGCTGTTGTTGATAATGTCGTATAACCACTTAGTGAGTTGCTTACGACTGTTATCTGTTGCTGTAGGCTGCCCGTCAAAGCCGCTGTTGTTGATAACGGAGTATATAATTCATACGAACCACATATGGCATTTATCTGTGCTTGTAAACTTCCTGTCAACGCAGAAGTCGTAGTCAATAAGGTATACGAATCTAATTGATACTTTTGTGCAAATCCGTCCAATTGATATCCACTGTTTATAATCTGTCCTAATTGGCTGATTGTAAGTGCGGCTCCACACGAAGTCTCGGCTAATGAAAGAATAGCAATGCCACCACCGTTTACTGTGAGGTTTCCAGATACGTCAATTGTGACTAAATCTTTATTTTGGTCATATCCCCAGAAGCTTATGTACTTTCCTGCGGCAACATCGGTCCATATTGGAGAACCTTCAGTTGATTCAGAAACATACACACCAAATGTTGGCGGATTTCCAGCGAACGACCAAGCTATTTCTGAATATCCAGAAAGTTCAGATGCACGCATATCAAGTGCATCATCACCATCAACATGTATTGAAACATTGTCATGAAGCGTCTTGAATCCATAAATGTCTTGGTCACCGGTCAATCGAACAACATCAGATTCAAGATAACTCAAGCTATCAGATAATGTAGAAATAGCAGCAGATGTTTCTTGAGATGATGTTTGGACATCTGATACCAATGCCAACATACCAGATGTTGCTGTTTCTGGTAGATATAATGGAACATTATTGATAAACAACGCATTGACACTGACGCCACCGGAAATGGTTACCGGTGTGGTTTCTGTGTTCATTATGAGGTTGTTGTCGTTATCGAATATCAGTGCCATATGTTATAGTCCTATCCACACAAGAGTTGCTTTAGCTGCCCACTTTATGGTTGTTGCTGTTGGTCCTTTCGCTTGAATCTCAAGAGTGTCGCTTGTATCGTTAGCTATTGCTTGGACTTCCCATTGTACTCCCGGTCGGCTTATAATGGTTGTTGTCGGTGATCCTTGAATTGCTGTTGTTCCAGCCGTGTTACGAATTACACCCGTCAATATGAATGCGCCAACTTGACCAGATCCATTAGTATTTATGCCAGTAAACTGTACATTGAAAGATACCGCTGAGTTTGTTGGTATTGATACACCAGTTCCAGAGTTTTTCACACCGAGGGTGACATATGTGGTTCCCGTCGAGACGCCACGGACAACAAGATCCTGACTTGCACCAGATAATACGACAGTATCTGGTGTTATGAATGAGCTTCCCGTTATATTGATAGACGGAACTGTTACATTACCAGTAAATATATCACCGTCTATATTAGCAAATCGGTTATCAAGCTGCGATATGCCACCAGTTATACCGCTTGTTTGTGTTTCAAGTGATGTTATCCTGGTGTTTAAACTAGCAGATATTGATGTGACACTTGATGTTGTCGCATAGTTAGTTATATTATAGTTATTTGTCCAGAAGCTTCCATTATAAACCAACAAGTCACCGATGTTGGCACCAGAAATCGATACATCATGAAGCTGTGATAAATCTTTACCATTGTCTACAGCAACAAGTATTATACCGTCCGTTAATCCTTGTCTAATGACTCTGGCGATGTACACCTTATGAGCAGATATTGGTGGAGTATCAATATATTCACCCGGAGTCTGACTGAGCCATAATTGAGTTCCTTGTACCCAACCGTTGGTGTCAACATCTCGTACAAGACCATCTGTTGTTACATATCCAGTCTGATTATCTGGTATTGCACATGTTGTTACGCCAACAACATCATGTGCCGTGTCCATATCAGCATCTGCAAGATCGATTGTTGGTCTATTTCCTTGTGCGCCATTGATATAAACGACTTTTCCATTTGGAATATCAGAACCAGTTTTATTGACAACACGAATTAGAGTTTCTTGACCAATATTTACTTTTACTTCGTCGTTATCGTTATAATAACATAATGTCTGGTCATCAGCATCATAGAAGACTCGTCCTTCTGCCCAAGGAACTTGACCAGATAATTGTGGAGTAAATGATGCGTATCCAGTAATAGAAATCGTTGGAGTTGAAATATTACCTATAAATGTATCACCGGTTATATTAGCATAGCGGCTATCAAGCTGTCCGATGCCTCCAGTTATACCAGATATTCTCGTATTAAAGTTTGCTGATATGGATGCTACTTCGGTTCTTCCGATATAATCGATAAATTGGTTCGAAGTCAGATGGAAATACTCACCAGCAACTCCACCCTGTAAACCGGCAAGAGCATTGTGTGTAGATGCTGGTGCTACTGATTGCGTCGATGATCGCAATCCCAACAAAACTGGGTTTGCCTCTAATCTTGCTCTACCACTGATGCCGCTATAAGAATTACTATAGCGGAATGTCAACTGATAAACGGCATTGAATTCAATGAATGGGAAATTCGTAAGACTGAGATTATTGAATGCTTCACCTTGAGCTAACGATAGTGTGGCATATGTTGCTTGTCCTGGGACTATCATATAACTATATGCGCCAGAAACGGAAGTTGATGCGACTATATAGTAATTTACGAAGGTATTCGTTCCTGCTGTTGTGATATCCTGCATCGAATAGACGCCACCAGATACACTATTGAATTTTATGATGTTCGTACCATCATACATGAACGGAACGATGCTTGTTGAACCAACGACCCAATTTGACGCACCAGAACGATAAGCAAACCGGTAACTACCGGAAATCATGCTGCTTACGGTTGTATAAATGATATCTTCGTCGGCTAATGTCGTTGGACCAACATTGAGTTGTACAGAAGAATTTGATAAACTATCTTGAATGGTGAATCCACCAATAGCACCAGTTGTTAATCTTTGTGTTCCATACAGATTATGATTATAATAGTGGGTTGCTGCATCCAGAATACAACCATGTCTCTCTTCGATTAATACGCCAAGCTGACTTTGAGCGTCCCAATATACAGCAGCAATCATGGCATCTGGTGCTAATATACTCCAAGGCGTACCGTCACTATAGGTAAAGTTACCATTCGGATCATAATAGAAGAAATGCATACCATGGGTATTATTGATGACTTGTGTTTCACCGGTCTTTGTGAATTTAACACCGTCACAATAAACACCATATGTTCCAGAAATGGTGAATGTTCGTGTAGAATTATTAAACAATAAAACAGAAGAAGTACGATCAACGAAACCTGTTGGTTCGTTAGTATCTTCGTTTATTTGTTCAAGATTTCCTACTCGACCACCAAGTGATCCAGAAACAGCAGCTACATCACCCAATAATGCAAGCGTGCCCCCAACATTCTGGAATTTGAATTCAAATCCATTGGCTGTTATTGCTGGGGATTGTACGATAACATCATATAGTTCGGGCATATTGGTATTATATCAAGTTTTATGCACCAACTCCGACCATTTGTACGCGATAAGATGTTCCCGTTGGAACCTTCTTACCAAATGATACGGTAATAGCATATGGTGAAGATTGACCGATATTTATCGTTGGGATGACAACATTTCCGAGTACCGCTCCAGCCGATCTTGTGACTTGGACAACCACATCGGCATTATTGAAGACGTTGGTTATGACGAATGTATCGTTTACATCATCACCCACGATGGTTGCAGCCGCAATGGTTGCAATGCTTAATGATATTCTTGCACCAGATGCTGATCCTGCACCAGTTCCACCCTGTGCGACAGGAACAATACCTGTTGTGATCTTGGAGAAGTCCAAGGCTGGGATATCAGTCGCAACAAGATTTCTGAATGCTGGGGTTGTTGCAGCACCAGCAGTTGGTCCAGCGAATACCGCACCAGATGCTTGAGTAGCCCATGTCAATGCAATTGTTCCAGAACTTATTACTGGTGAACCAGCGACAGATATTTCTGTTGGTGCTGTCAATGCTACCGATGTTACCGTACCACCAGTATTGACGAAGTTACCAGTATGATAGACAACATACGATCCACTGACGGTTGGAGTAAGAGCGAAGTTCTTTACACCGTTGATGGTCTGATCGCCAGTTGTATTTACTGCGTCTGTTATTCCATATCCAGCCAATGTTGTTGGTGTATTGGTAATGGTTGACCATGCTTGTGTATGGGCTGGGATATCACCAGATGTGAGTGTTGTTCCCGATACAACTTGACCATATATGTTGGTTGTTACTTTTGTATATGTTCCAGCAGTACCAGTTGGCGACAAGCTTACGGTTACTGATGAACCAAGAGCAACCGATCCACCACCAGCAAGTCCAGCACCGGCATCTACGGTGATGCTGCTATTGGTGAGCTTATCGTTGGCGACAGAACCAAGAATTAAATTGGCTCCATTCAATGATGATGCTGATGTGAGAATTGTTCCAGCATTTATACCAGTATCGACAAGTATCTTGTTAACATCATCCCACTTGACAAGCGAGTTGTTGGCAATGGTGTCAGCGCGTGTTGCAACGGCTTGGAAGCTACCAGGCTCACCGATACGGAATGTATCGGAATCTTCAAAGAATGCGAAGATGTATGGATTAGCCGAAGGACCACGATCTACTTGTAGACCAGCAGATACGTTCGTGACACCGACACCAGGCTCACCGCTGTTGATAACGACCATATTGTCGCTGACAATAAGACTCTGTGAACTGACTGTGGTTGTCGATCCCGATACGAACAAGTCTCCATTTATCGTCACAGCATTGGAGAATGTCTTGTTTCCACCAATTGTTTCGTTGCCAGTTGTGTGGACATAATCAGATTCTACGAAGTCACCAATCTTACTCTTTGGTATCGTAGGAATATCAGCAGATGTAAGAGCGGTACTTGAAAGTACACGACCAAACTCGTCTATGGTTACCTTTGGTTGCTGCTCACCAGCTACTGCAACAGCAGAAAGACCGAGAGTTACTGCACTATTCGCACCGCCATCGGTGAGTGTCAATTGGCTGTTTGCAGCCGTTAATACACGCTCACTTGTTAATGTTGGATGTGTACCGATAACAACATAGGAAGCATCTGCTGGAGCAACTGTTCCAGAAATATTTGCAGCGATTGTTATTGTGCCTGGACCAGACAATATCGATATACCGGGACCAGCGGAAATAACATTAAGCGAAAGACCAGAACCATTTCCAATGAGAATCTGACCATTACCAGCACTACTTACATCAATACCAAGACCACCAGCCGATGTTGGCAATGTTCCGGTACTATTTGCAAGGTCGAGGTAATAGCTGCCAGGCTGACCATTCAAGTTGTTGGCATTGTTAGCGGTTCCAGCCAAATTACCTGTTACATTTGCGGTCAATCCATTCGAAGCGTTCCACAATACGATCTTGCCAGCAGTTCCTGTCGCTGTCGCATCATCAAGCTTGGTCTTGTCAGAAGCCGACATAAGACCGGATGCTGATGGGGTTGCGGCTGCGATAGTTACGGTGAATGTACCGTCGCTATTGGTTGTTGACGATACGGGACCAACATTGGCTATCTGACCAGTTGCTACCCATACGCCTTGACCACTTAAGCCACCCGTACCCGTAAAGACATATTCGTGTCCGTTGGTCGGATCGAAAAACTTCGATCCACTTACCGGGGCAGCAGGCGCAAAGTTTTGTAAAGCAAAGTTTGCAACTGGTAAATTAGTAAAGTCTGCTGTCTGGACGAATTCTGGCATGATATATTCCTTTTAATTAAAGTAGGCGTATCCCGCCCTGGCTGGTTGTACACTGATCGTGACGATATTGTTATTTATATAAGTCACATCTCCTATAATGACATAACCCGATAAATTCGTTGTCGTTACAGATGGATGCCTATTCAAATTGTGTGCGACGATCCATAACGAGGATGGTGTTGCTTGATAATGCTCATAGAACGCATTACCCGTATGAAGAACCGTATATAGACCCGAAACAGATGGTGTTTGTGCAAAGTTTTTAGAACCCGAAATAGATTCATTTCCCGTTAAGTGAACAACACTCGCGTCCACAAGTTGTATGCGACTATCTAAGCTTGCTGAAATGGCAGCTACTTCGGTCTTACCAATATAATCTACTACAGCAATAACAGAGACTGCGCCCGATGGTGTGACTGATATACCAGTACCAGCGGCTATTGATGCGGAGCCGACACCAGTGACGCTGATGGTCCATGTAGCGGCTGGTGCTTGAACGATACTGACATTCGCACCACCAATAAGCGTTATATTATTTTGTTTTGTATTACCAAGGTTAATGACCGATGCGGATATCGAAGCTATTTCTGGATGTGTATGATCATCGAGTGTTTCAAGAGCTTTCTGGACGGTGTTATCGGTGTTGCTTAATATGTTATTAAAGTTTACAATATTTGCGACAACATTGGTTGCCAAATCACCATCATTCTGCTCCATCTTCGCAACAAAATCATCACGATAGTAATTATTGATACGATCTGTACCTTGTAAGTCATACCAATACCACAACTTGAAAACTTGGGAATTCTGTGGAGCATAATCAAGATTAACGCCACCAGATAGATCGATACTATCAATGTAAATGCGGTGTCTGGTGAATAATGACAAGATACCAGCGTCATAAATTGGTTTGCCATTTACATCTGTTATGTTTGACTCAAGCGATGAAAGAACATTGATGACAGCCCAACCACCAGAAATGAATTGACCATTGGTAATAGCACCGGTTAACTGATAGTGTGTCGATATTCCATTACCTGTGAGTTGTTCCGAAAATACAACATGTGAACCAGCAACCACTTCATTGATTTGCTGCTGGAGATTCTGATCACCAAGTTGACGGTTCGTTATTTCCGATGATATCTGCGATTGAAGTGCGCCGGTTAAAGCTGCTGTTGTTGCAAGTGGTGTGTAACCAGAAACTGAAATGCTGTTAACTTGGGCTTGTAGTGTAACGAATGCTGGAATATTAGTTAAATTTGTATTTACCCACTTACCAGCATTACCAAATGACAATAACTGCGCCGATACTGGCGATGTTATCGAAACATCAGAAAGTCCAGATAAGGTTCCGGTTATCGAACCCGAACCACCACCGCTTCCAAAACCATAGCTAGGAAGAATACCCATGCCCATTAGTAGTCATTCCTTTTATCATAATTAGCGGAAAGTAATATGCGTATCTTGACGGGCTGCCCACCGAATCCACGGAATAAACGCTTGCGCCACCACTGATAAACTGGCATAGGATACCGAGTATTCGCCAATATCGTTTCTTCTGCGCCACCAGTTTTATGTGAAGTATAGAAATCGCTTGTGCTATATAACCACCCATCGACAGCTACTCGTATCTTTATGCCATCTGTTCTGCCATTTTTAAATAGAGCGTCTAAAAGTTCTTGTTGATCGGCTGGCGACAATAAATCAAACATCGTCTGAGGCGTAGCAGTAAGAGTTCCATCAAATGTAAAATCGTCACCACCAATGGTCTTGTCGTAGGGCATAAGTCACACCTTTGAACATATTTATACAATTTTATATTATAAAAAACAAAAAAAGAACCAAGAAAAATTCCTGGTTCTTTAAAAATATGTAAATTTACTCAATATCGATGAGTGGTGCGAATTTTACAATCAATACTCGATAGTCAGTCAGCGAAAAGGCGGGCGCGGTTGCGTTTGAGCGGACAATTTTAAAAACAATAGCGTATTTGTTATATTGAGGATTAAATGAATCAAATATCGATGGAAGTGACACACCAACATTATCGACAATCTCTTCAACCAATACATTTCTATATGCAGTTGGTTGTTTATCGAAGCTGCGTAGCAGCGACGAATATTTGTTTGGATTACTGTCACCAGCACGAATAGGTCCAAATTTATTTTCAAGTTCAGTTAACGATGGAACGGACATATTGGTGGTTGCCAAGAACGCTGATGTTGGAAATGATACGGTAAAAGTCGTACTTCCAGCCGCATTCAGTGTTCCTGTTCCACTTGCTATGGTTACATTCGTTGGATCCGTATTGTTTTCAATAGTTACGGCATAATCCCAGCCTCTTGTCTTTACACCACCATTAGCAGCACCAATATTCATATTTACATTGAATGTGTTTGCCTCAACAATTTCAAATTCAGAAATATTGTCCCATGTCATAGACATAGGCATTGATGTCGGTAAAGAATTCGGGTTCTTCCAGTAAGCTGGTCCAAACCCAGGTGATCTGATCATGTTTGCCATGTATTATCCAAACATTTGGGCATATGTTACATAGTAATTTGAACCGGCTCTTAGTACGGTGTATATGTCCGTTCCGCCAGATGTGGCAACCGGTGGAGTTCCTGGGAACAAATAACCGCTCCATGTCAGAGAACTACTTGCACTGATGGATCTGGTTATGATGTTTATGGTCTGACCCGCTGCCATGGATGTTGGCTGGTTGACAGTTACCGCATTTGAGTAAATCAATTCAAATGTATCATACGCCCCAGCATTTGGAGAATATGATCCGCTGATCATGTTAGTTACTGAAACATCATATGCGCGGACAACCACCGCAGATCCGCTTAATGGGATGGTCCAGTTAATAGCATAACCAGTGATGGTTGGTGTTTCTGAAATGATGACATCAAAACTTGTCGTTGTTCTGTTGGTTACGCCTTGCACATATAAGACAGATCCGCTATTTGGAATGACCATTGATACTATAGGGAATACAGCATTTGACGGAACCGCTGGATGGGAAACCGTGTACACATAACTTGACGGATTACATGTGACTGATCCTTGCATGATCGTAGCCAACGAATTTGAAACCGTGGTAACAGATGTTTCAAGGTTATCAATTCTGACTTCATGGTTGTTGGTTGTCGATTCAAGTGTATCAACACGAAGGTCAAGTGTGTCTACTGCGCCACTTAATGCTGCGATATCATTACCATAATTTGGTGCAGATACGAGAGCAATTCCAGCATTTGGCGTAGATACCGTCAGTCCAGAAAACTGAAGTGTTGTTACATCACTTACAACCGCATTACCAGAAACGGTTATAGATCCGCTACCACCACCGCTACTACCGCTTAATCTTAAAATGCTACCAGAGCTATCGACGGCATAAACACCACCAGATGTAGCTACAGATCCAACAGAAAATAGTCTCCAATGGTTAGATGATACATTTGCGGAAGCATCGGCGGCTGTTGTATTGGTAATATATAAGCCAATGTTGTTTAATCCAGCCATGAGTTACTCTCTTATATGTATTTATACAATTAATGTAACAGGGATTGCACTCACTCCCATTTCTGCGCTTACCCAATTTTCTCCTTGTTTGTTTAGATCATATCCAGACCAAGCCGAAAAATATGTACCAAACCTTATGCGATACGGTGTCTGTGATAAAGATATGTATTGATAATCTTCTTCTGCAACTGGAGAATAGTTTGGAGCATCACCCACATGTCCAATATAAAAGATTCTATTAAGCATATTACTCAACGGTGGTGTATACCCCGGACTATAATCGGTATAAAAAGCAGCACTTCCATTTATAGTGACATTACCAAGCACATAAGCAGTTTCCGATCCTTTATTTTTATAAGCTCTATACATCGTTGTAAGAGATACCGAACCACCACATCCTGGAGACGCGGTACGCGACATATATACAGTCTTATCAAATTCAAGTTCAACCCAATTACATGGTCTTGCATTTGAAGGCGGCACCCATGGCTGCGCACCAGAGCCAATAGACCACGGATTATCTGTATTCAGACTAAATGATAATGTTGTCGTACAACCACTATAAGCTGGTGCCCCGTTTGTTGCAGAATGCCCCGTAAGAGTACCACGAGATGATGGTGATGTATTTGCACACGGAATGATTGGACAACATTCTGGTGGATATGCTGAAGAATCTGCTGTTGATGGTGCAGGAACAGATGCTGCATATCGCTGTGCGGCAGCTTTTACAGCGTCTATATTTGCGTATTGCCAGTTATAATCATCAAAAATATTATCTATTTGAACTTCAATGCACGATTCACAGCCACCAGGCAGACCCCATGATCCGGTCGTTGGCATTGATGCGGCTGATGGCGAGGTTGGTCTTATGATTTCGGATGAAGATGTAAAATTGACTTTAAATTGACCAGATGGAGCGTATGTGCAATTATTCATTCCTTTACATAACACAACATAATTACGAACATAGTCGCCGTTTTGTACATAGTATGTTATGATACCT